TTAGTACGCGGGGCCAGTGAACAGCGGCGCGTCAGGCGCAAACTCCTTCACTTTGAACACGAGCGAGACTTCAATAAGAATCTCTTCTTCCTCGCCCGAGTCAGTGCCAATGTACACGATGGGTTTGTAAAAGTTTTCCCAGATTACGCGGTTGACAAAGGACTCAAACGAGTTGGTGTACTCGCTGTGGATGTTCATGATGGGGCAGCCACCGCCTTTCTTGGCTAGGCTAATTCTGTACTCGTTGTTCATGCCCACGTAGGAAGGCTCCACAATGCGGATTACTTCGTGGGGCACGTAATCGCAGTCCCAGCGGAGAGCGTGTTGCGCCAGGAATTTGTAGCAACGGTTAGGGCGAGTTGGGCGCAGGTTAATGACTAAAAACACGTCCATCACCTCCTGGTCGTTTACAATGGGGAAACTGTCTTCAACGAAACGAGTCCAAGTTTCGCGCAGAAACTCTTTACCGCTCCAGTTAACAATGAGCTTCATCGTGTCGGGTTTTACGTTGCGGATTTCTTTAAAAAGGGTTAGTTTTTGGTTTTTGCCGGGTCCTAAGAAGGGATCCTCAGCGACCATGTAATGGTCTAGGGGGTCAAGATGCTTTTCATCCTCCTCATGTTCGAGCAGGTGCTTCTTGCGCTTGGCGTTCTTGATGACAGATCCCAAGTTTTTGTAATACTTGTTATCATACACATACGTGCGACCAATGGTCGGCCTATACGAATAGTTTGGCATAGTTATAACAAATTTTATTACAAAGTTGCTACAATAACAGCAAAATACTTATTATCTATTTAAAGTGTAAATAAAATACAAAATTATATTTAAAAAGCATTTTTATTATTTAACAAACAATCTTGCTTGAGCTGCAACTTGTAGATGCGGTCCACAATTTCTTTGTTGCGGTCAATGTCTTCAAGCTGCTGCTGACTAAGCGTAGACCAGCGCCCGTCATCGGCGCAATAAGGCGCGGCTTTAGCTTGCATCGCCATACGGTCTGCTGCCAATTCAACCCGTTTCAGTGCCGCACTTTCAGCGCGCTCTTCGGCCTGTTTTTTCTTTTTACACGACGTTTCAATCTGCTTGTTCATGTGCGCGCCCACAAATCGCTCCAAATCGTACAAGCACTCCAAATCGGCCTGGTTTTCCAAGCTCGCGCCCGTTTTGGAGCTCCATCGGTAAAACAATCGCAAAATCCTGTTGGTGGAGTCGGCCATGTTGTGCGAGCGTCGTACGCTTACTACTAAAAATTACAAATGGGGTTTTTGCCTTTGCACATGCCCGCTTTTGGACACAATTTATTGACCGTCTTCATTTTTGCACAATTAGACGGCTTGTACACGTCTTCCGCCTTGATCAGCAAATGCGTCACTTCGCCCACGCACTTAGGGTCCATTTTGTAAAAATGCAAAAGCGCGCCGATTAAACACGCGCTTTTGCATTTTGTGCACGACACCACGTTGCCCAAATAGCAGGTAAACTCGAAGCGCTTCCGGTACATTCCGCCGCGCGGCGCCGACGCGTTGTTCAATTCGGCCATTATTTTAACCATGCACAGAGGCATGCGCAAAGAGTTCAATGCCTTGGCCAAATTTACCGACCCGTCGGCGCACGCCTTTAAACAAACGTTGCGTTTACTGCGATGCAAAACGGCACGTTTGGGCTCGGTCGGTTTCGGCGCGGTCAGCAACGCGCGCAATCTTAGTCCCGACATTTCCATGAACAACCCTTGTTTGAACACAGTGCACGGAGACAACGCCAACACGCCCACAAAATCGTTAGGGTCAATTAGATACTTTTCACTGTTTTGCAAACTGCTTACGCCTGCGGCAGGGTTCCACATTGCGGAACCCATGTTTATACCTTGTCACACACCAAAGCAGACTGGCCCACCGTTGCCGCCGAATTTTTAATAATCACGGGCGATTTAGTAATGACGTCGTTTGACGACGACGACAATTCCAAAATCCGGTTACAATCAAACCCGGTCGTTGACCGCGTGCACAGCTCGTGCACGCTGCGGCGCAGACTATTTAGGTCGCGCCTTATTTGCTCACGGTCGTAGTCGTGATTTGAAACGATCACGGGCGCGTTGGCTGTCCTCATCATTGGGCGGTTCATATTTATATATTATTGAGTAAAGTTGCATTAACAAATATAACTTAATATGGCGAGCGCGCGCTTCATCAAGTTTAGTTTGCGCGTTACGCAAGGGTTCAAAGAAAACATTGTTGCGGACATTACCCATTTGGCGCGATTGCGCGCGTTGATTGACGGGAAAGTGACGCACACGGATGTGCATCGTTTTGGGTTCCTCGACCGCAACGCGCTCGTGGAGGCGTGCATGGCCGTAAACGTGCAAGTGTACGTACCCGACGGCACAATCCGTCTGAATCCCAAAACTATTTATTTTAGAGTTTGCCAGAAGTGTCACGCGGTGGCCGACGTGCCCGCGCCCGACGACCACTCTATCGCGCGCTATTTATGCGCCGCGTGCGGCATGGTGCTGGTCATCGACCACCCGCTAGACGTGTTTGGTGACACGGAAGAAGGCGTCAACGAGCTGATTGAGGTGCAGCGCATTAACGCAGGTGGCGACCTTTAGTCTTTTGCACAAACGTCAATTAAATAACACGCGTCACCATGGCCCAAATAAAAATCGGACAATTTAAATTTGGCGAGGACGTGTTTACGTTGCGGTACGTGTTAGATCGAGATATTGTAAAGTTTGTGGCCAAGGACGTTGCGAGTTCTTTAAAATATAATATTTGTGATAAAGCAATACGTACTCATGTGGACGACAAATATAAAACATCATTTGAGCAGACCATCCAACTTGGGGGGTCTACCTCAACCAACCTTGTAAAGAGGGGCGACCCACTGTACCTGCAACCACACACAGTGCTAATAACCAAGTCCGGCGTGATTCAACTGATTATGAAGAGCAAGCTGCCTTACGCCGTGGAATTACAAGAATGGTTGCTCGAAGAAGTTATTCCGCAAGTGCTTTGCACCGGCAAGTACAATCCTGCCATCAAGCAGCAGCAAGAAGAAAACAAACAATTGATTAACAAACTGGTCAAAACGTTTAGCGATCACACAAACACGTTGCAAACGGCGTTACTTCAAAAAACCCAAGAATTGGTTAAAAAACAAGAGTTTATTGAACGCATTGTTGCGACTAAAGATAAACAGATTGAGGCTAAGGACCTGCAGGTGACACGCGTGATGACAGACCTGAACCGCATGTACAATGGTTTCCAGGAAACCATGCAGAAAAAGGATGAGATTATGCAGCAAAAAGACGCGCAAGTAACCGATTTAGTAGCCAAAGTGATTGACCTGTCGGGCCGCGCGGTGCAATACCCGGAAGACGAGCGCAAACACCCTGTGTTGTGCGTGACGCGCGACGGTACCACGTTTACGGCCATCGCCGGGCAAAAGGCTTACGTGCACAATCAAAAATTGAAACGCAACCTCAGCGCGGCCGACATTGTGGCGGAAACAACACGACCCAACCCCACGGTCGATTGGAACAACGCAACGCACCGGTTGGCGGCTAAAAAGAGCAAGCGTACTATTAGCTTTGACTCGGAACAAGACGCGCAACAGTTTGCGACTCGAATAAAACAATTGTTAAATAATTTTGATTAATATTTATTGATAATAATAAAAACTATTTTTAACCTACGTGTATCTTTAATTTATTGTTTACAAATCTATAAGTACACCTGCTGGATAGGAAACGCACAAAATGATCGCTTAAAGCGACGTTTCGTTTGTTGTTTACAAAGCGCAGCGCTTTTTCGTACGACACTTGCCACTTTTTCATGTAGTAGTACACCGCTAATGTTGCCGATCTAGAAACTCCAGCGTGGCAATGAATCAAAATCTTTTTGCCTTCATTTATTCTTCGCTCTATGTAATCGTACAAAGCGTCCATCGCGTTTATTAGTGCCATGCATGTAGGCTCGTCTTCGCAATAAACGTGAATGTGATAACCGGCGGGCAAACCAAGCGCTTGCCTGATGGGGCCAACGTCCGAATCAATTAACGAGATGACGCTTTCAATGTCGTGTTTCTTAATAAACTGTAACATGGCTTCGTTGTTTCCATAGTATCCGCCCACAAACAGGTTTTCGTCAATTTGGTTAGCGTCGTACATGGCGCTTCAGCAAGTCTTCTAAATAATTGCGTCTTTCAATTTTGTGTCCGCGCGCTGCTTCAAAACGTGCAATTGCGTCGGTCGGCGACACGTGCAGTTTATCTATTATATAACGACACACTAAATAGCCGGTGCGGTTAAGGCCGTGCGTGCAATGCACGCCGATTAACATGCCCGGACACCGAGCGCTAAATTCCTGTACAGAATCAAAAAATTCCTGTACAATGTCTTCGTTTGGCACTTCTTGCCCCGGAACTCTAATCTTTTTGTAAAGTACACCCGCGTCGCGCACCTTCGCGCCGTCGTAATAACGTAACGTGTTTGTTAAATCAATCACGGCACCCAACGCGCGTTGCCTATTCACCAAATTGGAAACCGTCCAACGATCCTCGTCGTTGGTCACGTATTCAAACACTTCCTGTTTCAATGGCACTTTAAAACAAATGAGGTTAGTGCCTTCGATAACTTTACCGCACGTGGTGTAATTGTGCCAGCGTCCGGGAAACATTGCACGCGTGTCTTATTTAGCGTCGACGTTCGCGCGTCTCAACTTGTAACCGTACACTGCTTTTCAGTTTGCAATTATATATGCCCGCGTTATCTATCCCCACTCTACTTGCTTTTCAAGTATAAACGTTGGCGTAAATCAAGTTTAACAAACTTGCGTTTCATAGAGGGGCGTACTGGAAAACCGCGTTTGCTTGGGTATATATACGCTAACTTGCAACGCTGTATTTACAGTTAACAAAGCCTCACTAGCAGCAACATGTCTCTGTGCTCTCAACTTCTTGTGTACGCTTACTACGGCGAATACAATATGCCGCACGAACGTTACAGCGAATCATACCACTTGTACAGGATTGTAAACGAATACCTTATCAACTCGTACGCAAACGAGACGTCGTGCGTGCGCCGCGACATTGAGACGGCGCGTCGACTTAACAGAGGCGAGCTTTCTTTTGATGACGCGCGCCGACAATTAAACTTGGAAGAAATCGCCAAGCGTTTAGCCACGTGGTATCACACTGGAGAAATGAAAAGTTTTTGCTCAGAAATACAAAGCGTTCTTGCCGAAATAAATTGCCACGCGCCGCTCGAAACGCGCGGCGCAAGCCGGGTTCAAGCATTTTTTGCGCTAGACTCGCTCGAGTTTCCGCCCAACATGACAGACAGCTTGCAAGTGCTGATGGGCCGGTTTATGCATTTTGTGCGCGGTTACGCGTTAACGCACGTCGCCAATGTCTTTGATCCCACAATTAAATTGGACGGATGGTGGTATAACAAGTTTTGCGTGCTCACGTACATGTACCGAATAATACGCGGCACCGTGCCCGCAGAGCTGATTACGCGTTTGCAAAACGTGGTCACCAAATACATCAAACCAGAATATGATGAGAGCAATAACGCGCTCGCAATGGGAGACGTGTATGGCCGTTTTTGCGGCATTGGCAAAGACCATTTTGCCCAACACAAGATGAGGAGCGTTTACATTTTTTTCCAGTACATGCGAGGCGAAGTGACGTACGCGGACGAACGATTTCCATGTTTCAGCGTAATCAAGGATTTTGGGAGGCAATGCAAAGAAACCTATAAAGATATACAATTGCAAGTTGATATACTTCATTCTCACGCCATGACAGATAAACAAAAAAATGCGCTATTTGACTTGTTGTGTTGCAATAACGCATCGGACATTGACGTGGATTGTTACGATTATATTGTAAAAAAATTTTATAATATTGCTGTTTATTAAATAAAATATATTAAATGTTTTTAGTTTTTTATTTTTAATTATTACGCATGTTAAGCCTAGCAATCTGACGCTCAGTCATGGTAGAGTTAATCACTTCCATCAGCTGGTCCTTGGTGTAGTTTTCCAGCAGCGTAATTTTTGTTGTGCTTAGCAAAATTGTTACGGGGGTATGGATTCTTTGACCTTGTTCAGGACGTTCATAGAATTGGGCACGTAGTCGCTTGCTTTTTGGCTGCACTAATGTTGAAGTCTCACCGATTTGATGAGACTTAATTTTTTCGTACGTCGTTTGGTTTTTGCTCGCTGACAAACTTGGCCACAGCGTTGGGGGCGCTCACGGTAATCCAAAACCCGAGCAAACGGGTTAGCCAGCATCCACAAATGCCCGTCAACGTCCTCCACCTTAGTCACCTCCAAGATTTAATTTTCAAATCGGGTTTTTACGACGGAAGACATGGCGACGGCGTTCAGATCGGCGGTTGAATGTGAACTGACCGGCGATGACGCACGTCTAAAAATAACGTACTAGTTTTACACGAACGATTGTACTTGAAAAGCAAGGTCATAGCCGGACACGCTTTTCAAGATTGATTGTACTCGTAAAGCGAGGTCATCAATGGCGCAAATATAAAAATAACACACTTGTTTTACAAGAACAATCGTACTCGAAAAGCAAAGCCATCGATGAGTCATAACCGGACACGCTTTTCGATATCGACTGTGCTCGTAAAGCGAGGTCAACGCTGACGCATGTCTAAAAATAGCACACTTAGTTTTACACAAACGATGGTACTCGAAAAGCTAGTTGATGAGGCCGCGCACGTCATTATACCTTATTCGCGATCGGGTGTCCAAAAAGAACCGATGCGTGGGTTCGTCAAGTCCGTTGCCTGACAACGGATATGAACCGGGCACCTCAAACGCAAACGCTGCGTCCGTGTTGCTATCGAACGTGTCGCTGGGGCACAGCAGTTTGTTGTTTGAAAAATTACCTATAGACGTGTACGTGTTCACGCATTCAACGCGGAACCTGTGCGAAGCGGTGGTCGTGTCAAGACCGTCCACGATGCTGGCGCACACGGACGAGCGGTCGCCGGGCACAACGTGGCGCACGCGCGTCACGGCCTCGTCGCCGCAATCGCATTCACCCGTCTCGAAATTGGGACGCACGCTCGTGTGCACGTAATTTACGTTGGTGCACACGTTGGGCAAACATTCCAATGGATTTAGCGGATTTACAAACATGAGATTATTGTTGTTATCGCGCGCGTTGCAGCGCATTTCGAACCGGCGCGTGCCGTCTTCCAATAACTCATCCCAGCTACGCCTAAACGTGTTGGTGGCAACGTTGACCTCGCGACCTAACAACCGGTCAAACAACACGTTGCGGTCGCTTTGCCCGGGCAGGATGCGGTCAAAGTGCTGGCGCCCCGCCAGTTGAGTCATGTTGCTGGTGCCGGCAAAATAGCGTGGGTCTTCAGCGATGCATGTCCATTGGTTTAAACTCATGAGCACAACGCTTGTTTCGCGATTGCAATCGCGAGGCACGCTGTTTGTGGTGCAATAGCCGCCCACCGCAAGCTTGTGCCCGTTGACCACGTAAGTGTCACCCTCGCCTACGAAAAAATAAGATGCACCAGGGTCTTCGCACACTTGAGTGCAATCAAAAAAGGGCAAATCAATTTCGGTAACGTACAAGGGTACGGACATGCATTTCAGAGTTTCGCCGGCCAGCGTGCCCAGATTAGTATCAAATTGCACCGAAGGCAACGCTTCCATGGGCACGTAATGCCTGCGGCGCATGACTGATTCAATGTAATCCATCCTATCGGTCAAAGTGTCATTGTAATCGTGTTGGGCGGTCTGTATGTGCTGGTAAGCTTGATAAAAGGGCCAAACCACTATATAAAGCAGCGCAAACAGAAAAAGCACAATCAGTATTCGATACATGTTGCCAATACTTAGTAGTTTTAAACATGTTGGCTCAAATTAATTATATTCTGCAACTAGTGCTGCACGCGGCGTTGTACACAATCACATTAATCGCGTTTGTGTTCTCGCTCATGGGAACAATAAATTACAAGTACGCGTTTTTGCTCGAGTTGAACGACAATGGACATTCTGTAATAAATCTTTCGGTGCTGACGGCGTTCCTGCTCGGCCCGTGCGTGTTCACCACCACCACATGGGCCATATACAAATTTTTGTTGTGTTATAAACGCGCGGAGATGCATAGCAATTTTTACATGAAGACCATCATTTCGTTAGCCCACGTGATGGCGTTAGTTTGCTGGACACTTTTTGTGGTGTTTCAACCTCAAATTTACAAAAACGGACATGTTCCCGTACTGGACGCAAGGTACCGAGATTACGATCGTAATTCGTTGTGCTGGAGCAACATTGTGTCGGACACATATGAAGTACACGACACAAACGCAATACGCACCGATTTTAATTGTGTATACAGACACGATTTTGTTAAAAAATGCGTAGGGTGCAGAATGGAAGTACGGCACGACGAGCCCACCGTGTTTAACCAGAATCAATGCGCGCTGATTATGATGGTAATGATGACGGCCGTGTTGCAATTTTGGAACATGTACGTGCAAAGGAAAGAGATGCGCTACAAACCTACGCCCGTCAAAACGCTTTATTTTGAGAGTGCGCCGTTAAAAGAACAAGATACCGCAGACGAAGAGGAAGAACAGCAGAGCAGTTTTAGAATGTTGGAGATTATTAGCGAGCCGCGGGTGCAATTTCAGTTTCCCGAGTCTAGCTCTTTGGACAGATTGTCATCGCCACCTCCAATTGTGCAATCATCATCGTCACCTAATTCGCCAGACAGTGGAATTGATTATGACATTCCTCAACCTTTTTACAGCGTCCCTAACAAAGTTGTATGTAAATACCTGTGCCGCACCCATGCAACCCTATGCGCCTAACAACCTTAGTCCCACCGCCTTTTTTAAATTTAAATTTTTAGTATTATAATTTGTATTTTTTGTACTTAAAGTATTATGTATAGTATTTACTAGTTTGTAAGAAAGAGAATATGTAACCGATACCAAATAAAATTAAACCAAATTTAATATTAATAATATTTTTTTATTAATACTTCCAACACGCGGTTTAGCAATTGATGTTGCACGGTGTATCCATCACCGTGCACAATGCAAAAGTTAACCAACCCGTTTAGCACTAAACTTTTGTTAAACACGTTGCGTTCTAGCGTAACGATAAAATCAAACAAGTGCAACAGCGTTGGCCATGCAACCCTGTTGCCCGTTACAGTTGTGATGGCAAACGCGATGGCACGTTCACAATAAACGTCGTGGCTTGCCATGGCAAACCTTGAGACGGCTTGTTGCGCGCGCGCAGTTGTCCAATCAACACGTGTTCTTTGCATATTAATATTATTTTATCATGGATCGCGTAGCAGACCAAATTTACTCGGGCATGTTGCCTTACATTACCACAAGGGACATTGAAGATTGTCTGCGAAACCGCATCGCCGCCAAAGCGGGTGCGCAATTTTTCAAGAATTGTTTTGAAGCCGTAATGGCGGACAAGAGCGGGTTGTTTGTGCTCAACGGCGGGGCTGCCGCCGCTTGTCACGTTGACGAACAGCGTGACATGCTAAAATGTCTTGATTTTGACTATTACAATTCAAGCAAAAAATGCATTCAACTAGCCAGCATGCAGCGTCGCTTGCAAGCGTGCACGCAAAGTGTTTTTAAAAACTTGACACGTTTAACCAACAGCGTTCGAATGCAAAGTTATTTGACCGTAATGAAATGTTTTCAAAATGGTGCGTTTCGTTTTAATGATAACGTGCACCTGCACTTGTTGCCGCATGTTGAGATTGTGCGCACAAGTTTTAATGAAGAGTTTGACCTGATCAGGTTTGCGCTGCAAGTTGAAATGTGGTCTGAAGACGGTGTTGAAGAATATGTAGACCAAAAATGGATTATGAACAGGGACGCGGTGACATTCAACGTGTATTTTGTAAACGTGCGCGTCATCAAACTGCCGTTTTTTGGGGAACACTGCACTAGATATTTCAACCTGTTTGGTTATCACGTGTTTGTGTCGCCGTTGCATCGAGTTTTAAACGATCAAATCATGTGTTTGTTAAAAGACATTTTTACAAACAAAGCGGATTTTAAAGTGCAGCGTCGCGTAACTTTGATTCGCGCCCTCTTTGAAAAACTGCCGTATAGTTACGTGTGCGACGACGTGGCAATCGACAGGCATCGCAACGAGAGCATCACCAGCTTTTGCAAAAAAACTTTGGATATTTACGGACCGGCGCTGGGCTGTCACAAGCTGGTGTACGCGTTTTTACGGTCCGACGCGTTTGTCAACCAAATTCCCCATTACGTGGCCGACCATTTTAATCACCCGTTGAGTTGGCACAATTGTGAGCAAAAGTGGAGAGAGTTTATGGCGGTTATTTGTTTGTTATAATATAATAAAAACACATGTATTAATAATAATAAATTGTTTATTTTAAATATTACAACGTATTTTTATTTACATTAGTTAAATTTAAAAATAAATAATACAGTTAACAATTGTTTACCCGTCACATAGTTAATTGCAGGAACCCATTTAGAAACATTGGCGCTTCTAGCGCTAATATCAGTTTTATCTACATTAATAAATTTTACTACATTATTAACTAAATCAGATTCATATTTATCATCATCGTTATCATTAAAAATTAACCTTCTTAGCGCGCTCCACACTCCTTTTAAATAAGCCTCGTTAATAAATACTTTGGCCACCGTTTCGTGGCGTTCGATGGCGTGCACCGCATCGCGCACGCGTCGGCCAGCACTTCCAGCAGAAAAAAGCGGTCCAACAACAAATGGCACCGTGGCGCCTTCGTCGTCGTGCTTAGCAAAACCATCAAAATTGATCTCTTTTTGACCGTGCGCATTGATCACGCACACGCTGTCGTAACGGCTGCACACGGTGACTTGCAAGTAATCGTTATTAAAATTAGTAACTGAGATTAATACTTTGAATTTGGCAAACGGCGATCGGCATTTTACGTTTAGGCAAAATTCGGCATCGGCGCTAACCGCCGTCAATTTGAAGCGCTCAATCTGCTTCGGCTCTTCAACACCACACAAATTAATGGGCACGAGCGTTACCGTCAAATCCATCATGTAGCACTTGCTGTGCTATAAGCTTTGCGCTTACTATTTTGTCCGCTTCCACAATTTCAAAACGTTTGTTGGCTGCGCGTGCCACCACGCCCGATCCCAACGAAGTCTCAAGCGCTTTTGCAATGCGTTCGCGGTCGCGTATACAGTTTTTTCTGCGCGCACAAAACACTTGCTCCCCTCCAGCGGCGCTGACGTCCGCTACGCGCTGACGCACAAACTGCTCGGAACCACTCATTGTTAACAAAACATTTTTGCTCAACATTACGGCAAAATGTTTGTTGCCACGAGCGCGTTCCGCGTGTTTTTTGTCCAGTTGCGCGGCCAAATTGGCAATGATATTGTTCTTTTTGCGCACAAGTTTTTGCATGTTTTTAACACGCCGTTTTTGCAGCTGCGTCAATTTTGTAAAGTCGAGCCGTGTTTTTTGCAGTTGCGCAATCACTTGTGCAATCCTGTCCTGGTGTTCTTGATTAACCAAGCTCTTTTCCGATGTTGTCGACACAGTTGTGGTGGTGACGACGGTCTTTACAAAAGTGGACGACTGGATAGCACCGAGCTCGGCGGCGCGTTTAGGAGAGACAATCGGGCCTGGCAGCATTTTCGGCGTTTCCATGTGTCTGATCGCGGTGATGTTGCGCCTTTGAATGCTTGTTTGACAATAATGACCCGCTTTGAAGGTGAGCGTTTATAAAGGCTGGAAGTGCGCAGTCGCAAGGCGGGGCAAAAAAAACCAATGTTTGCGTATATACATGTATTTATTAAAGTGATTTACCCTGTAATTATGAATTATTACAATGGAAAGCGTACAAAATAATCTGAATAATCTGTGTTGGCGGATGGTGATTTCAGCGAACACTCCGACCGAGTGATGTCATGGCCGAATCGAATTACGCGTTCCGTGAATTTGATAGCTTTATCGGCAGGCGTGGCTTCGTCGAAGGCCACAACGTTGAGCAAATTAGTCATGCGCAATTGATACGCCAGTCGGTCGGCAATCACGTCGCCGACCGCAAGTGCGAGTTGCGCTGCAGAAACGGTGACGGTGTTTAAAGCGCGTGCCACTCCAAATTGCTCCAATTTGGCCGAGTGGTGAAATTGATCGCCCATCATAGGCAGGCACACCATAGGCACGCGCGCATGTAACGCTTCATCGCTGGATTGTAGGCCGCCTTGTGTAACAAACGCCACAACGTTGCGGTGGTTAAGGACGGCGCGTTGATTAAACCATTTTTGGGCAATTACGTTGCGAGGCAACACCACGGACTTTGCCACAGCGTCGTCCACCTTCCATAGCACGGTGCGGTTGTCCAGTTTGGCAAACGTGTCCAAAAGCATTTGCAAAAACTCGGCGTGGATGGAATTGGTGTCAATACTGGATCCAAAGCTGACGTACACTGTCCCGTTGACGGACGCGTTAAGGCGTTTTTCAAGCTCAATATCTAAGCGTTGTGGCGGCTCGAGTGTCAAGTGCAATCCTCCGCCCAAATATTGCACGCTAGGCGGCACCGGCCGATTGTTATCGTACACGGGGTGTAGGTTAAGCAACAGCAACTGCACGTTGTTGCGCAATTGCCGTATAGTGGGCGTGTTGGGGCCAAATTGCAGTTTGAGCAGCGCGTCGGAACGGCGCGCCAACAGTTCAAACTCGTTGTACAGACGCCATTCGATTAGCGCTCCGTCCGCGTTGCCGATCGAGCTACTGCGCCAAATGTTGGGGTAATGGACCGGGTGGCGTCCCACAGCGCCAACGGCGTCAAAGTTTTCGGCCAGGCCGTAGCCCGGCGCAATCTGGATCACGGGCGCGGGGCGAAACAGGTGGCCGAACACGAGCGCATAATCGGCAAACGCCTCTACCACTACAACGTCAAAGGTGCGGTTTGTGGCCAAGAAACTGCGCACGTGGGCGTTGTCAAATTGGTCGCGAAACATTTCCACTAACCCCATGTAATTCTCCGCCGTGACGGTGGTTTCGTCGGACACGACACCGCGTTTGCGAAACGCGCCCGAACTTGCCACCAGTTTTTTGTATTGCTGCGAAGACATGTCCGCGTCGATCTGCTCGATACGACCGCAGCGTTGTTTGTTTGCCGCAGCGTAGTCAAGAAGTTGCGGCTTTACCACGGTCACGTTGTGGCACTTGTCTGCCAAAGCTTGCACGTACGCTTGGTACACCAGGTGATGGCTATAGGCCGGCGTGGGTAGCACCGCCAGAATATTTGCGGTTTGCGCTCCGCCCACTGCTAACAGCGTTGTTAATAAAATAAAAATCATTGTAAGTGCAGTTAAGTGCTGTGCTCTTAAAACAGTGTGTGCAGTTAGTAGCCGTGACCCCGTTTTTATAGACGCCCTACATGGSSTCGTTTAAGTACATTAATGTGGACCAAATGTGGAACGCGATCGCGTACAACGACAGTCGCAAGTTTGCTTTCATGACCACTCAGGGACGTTGGATTCACGCCGACCGTCACTTTAATAGCGCGGCGCAACTGTTGACCTACATGATCAGCAATTCGGTGAACGACGTGCACGTAAAACCGTTGGACGAAGGCGGACGTGAATGGGTGATTGACGCCGATTTTAAAGATTGCGCCAACAAGGCTGAGCTAGAGTTGAAAATAAACGTGGGCGCGACCGCGTTGTTGCTATTTTTTGCCGACAAAGAAGACGCCGTGCAGCGCGTCATGTTCAGCGGCAACCGTGGGTTTCATATGTGGCTAAAGTTTTGCGGCAGATTTAGAATGGACTCGCCAAAGAACGTGCGCGAGCACTGGTTTGAAGTGTTTAAAAAACCCAACAAATTGGCTAAAGGGGACATTCGCCCCGGTAATTTTGCTTTTAGCGTTCAGCAGGCGGTAAACATGTACATGGACCAAATGCCTAGCGGCAGCGACGTGTGCGATTTAATAGTGCGCTATTGGCCCGACGTGGATCGGGACGTGTTTTGCAATCCCAACAAACAAATTCGCGCGCCGTTCAGTTATAATTATAAGGGCGGTGAGTTTTCGCGCTGTTTAACTCAGCAATTGCTACAGCACATTACAAAATGTTCGAGTGGGTGTTTGGATGGTGGAGCGGAAGCAACGGCGACGAGCAGCAGCAGCTTGTAGAATTTGACGAACAAGCCTACAAGCGGTATGCGGTGGACCGTCGGGCGCATTCAGACTTGGTTCGCTGGGACGTGTTTCGTTGTCACCCGTTTACATTCAGGTTTCGTTACGTGGTGGACGACAACAATGGGCGTTGCTGCAGTGTGGTTGATTTTTGTAAAGGCTTAGAAATTAGCCACGATTTATTGCTGAGTTGCAATTTAAACCGTCAACATGTTTTTCAATTAAATGAAATTGTACTTGGCGCACCACCTACCGACTTTAACGCCGACTCTTTGGGCAGCTTGTTTGCCACCAAGCATGGTCTGATTCAATTGCTGCAGCAATTACCGTTTAATAACAAGACCGACGTGTTGATGGCCATTAAAACAGACAAGGGTTACGACCACGACGATGTGCGCGACAAAATTGAAACTGTATTGAAACACATCAAAGCACTCAACGCCAACAGCGACAAGTTTATCAGCGCGCACAAATCGTTTAAGCTTGACGTAAACGCCCGTTTTAAGCAAATGGAGCAGCGTTTTGAAAACTTGGACAATAGATTAAATTCTATTTCGCACGAGCGCACCACCCCATCAATTGCGATACCGGGCGTCGTGTTTCCTCGCGACGTGACCAAACACGAACATTTGGCCGTGTTTATGAACAGGGTGGATGACGGTACTCAGATTGCGTTTGCGCGCGGTCAGCAAGAACATTTTCGCAAACGCAAACTAAAGTTTGAAGACACAATGGACATTATGTTTGAAGGCGTACACCCAAACCCAGTCATGGCGGTTAACCGCATTAAAGAGGAGCTGTATGGCAGCGGACACAAAATGAAAAAACTACGGAATCACGTCTTAGAAGTAAAATGTACAGTAGACACCGCTAAGGACATTGTAAAAAAGGCTATTTTATAAAATAAAAAGTTTATATAAGTAAATGATTATTATTATTATTACTATTATGAACCCTAACAATAATGGCAATTATTATATGGACACGGGCGATGAAAACGTTACATACATTCCTGTTAAAGTAAAGTCAAACTCAAATGTTTTTGACGACACCGACATTATAAGTTCGTTCCGAACAAAACGCACCGCCCGTGTATTATGCCTATAAATGTATGCCTATACAATTTCCTTTGAGTCTTAGAGGTACTCAATACGAGGCAAATAGTAATCTTCCGCCTGTACAAAAAACTCCTTTGCCAAAACAATTATATAGCACCAAAGGATTAAATGAGTATGATGCGCGTGGAGTGGCCACGTCAACAATCGTGCCGAGTCCTCAAAAAATTAGTAGAAGCGTAGATTTGCCAAAACAAAAATTAGGACCTCAATTTGACCTCGATAAAAATTTAAATTTTGCGGCCGTAAGGCCCCAAGTATCTACAACCAGTTCATCAACAACTAATAATAACACAGAACTAATTCAACTCACAATAGATAACGATCTTGTTCACGGTCGCATTAATGAGGCACAGGCCAACGTTTTAAGAAACAACTTAATATGATGACCTTGTTTTACAAGTACAAATGTACTTGTAAAAAAATATAAATCATGGCTTTGTTTTAAATTGTAATCATGAATCATTACGTGCGTCATTGCTGACCTTAATTTTACAAGTACAACCGTACTGGTAAAACGATATGTATACGTGCGTCCATTGTTGACCTTGTTTTACAAGTACATACCAGATGTATACGTGCGTCATTGTTGACCTTGTTTTACAAGTACAATCATACTTGTAAACTAATATCTATTTTTAGACATGCGTAATTAATAATCTTGTTTTACAAGTACGATCGTACTTGTAATCTTTATAAATTTTATTGTGCATTGTTATCGGCTTATGGCGATATTTATTTAAGTTGTGCGTCATAGACTGGTATATAAGCGAGCGCGTTGGCTTGCAAATTCAGTTGTGTGCAGACTAGGCACCATGTATTGTTTATTAATTTGCTCCGCGCTAATTATTAGCGGTTTTGCTGATCCGATCAGCTTTAAGCCTATCGACGACGCCACCGGGCTTATGTTCGAGCGCATAGCTTCTTTGCGCCACGTTTCCGAAGAACGATTTTTGTTTGTAAAAGCTTTGGACTACAGCCCTCTGCTACATGAATTAAAAAGCATAGCAAATTTTTTGCGCGACGACGTTCGCAACAACGCTACGGGATGTCCGCTGGTGAAGCTTATCAAGCCCGGAAAGCCACGCGCAACTATGAATCGTATAAGCAAGGATTTGTCCTCGCTGCCGCAGCTGGACGCAACATTTTATAAATTTGACCTGGACGACTCCATGAGCAATGAAGTAACGAACGATGTCGTTTTTGATTACGTTGACCACAGGCAACAGGACGCGGACTACGCCGACACGCATAACCCACCTCATTGGAGCGAAGTGAGTGTTATGGATGTGCGCGCATTGATGCGCGGCGGCTCGACTAATCGCGGAAAAGTTTTAGCCGCAGTGTCTACCGCCAACGTGACGGATAACTTTTCAAAGTACATAACTTGCATGGACGGAAACCGAACCGCAGATAACAATTGCATGTATTTGAATGACATGCACAAAATGATGAGTTACAAGCTTGCTGACGGCACCGCGTTTGCCAACACGCTGGATAGATTTATTAAACAAACACGTCGCAACAAATTAAACAACACCAACAACGTGTTTGATGACACCGCGTTGCTGCACGAGATGCGCCAATTAATTAGGATGTTAACCAGCCAAAATTTGAGTTGGGTTGTGGATTTTGAACGCACTATGAACTCGCATTTTGACCTCTCCCAAGCGTACAAGCTGCACTTGTTTGCGGACGGGAACATTGTTGTGCTGTGTATCACCATGCCGCTCATGAAACGTGTTACCTCGATTTATAGCTTGTATCGCATCGCGACGGTGCCTTTTTGTCGAGGCACCATGTGCCTGATGATGGTGCCCTCAGCGAGCCACATTGCCGTCACCAGCACGCGCAACTATTATACGATTGTGCCCGACAATTATCGCACATTGTGCAAAGAGTTTACAGGCTACGACGAATTTTTATGTCCTGCAAGTGAACGCATTGCCACATTAAACTCGGGCGTGTGCGAAATTGAAATGTTTATGGGTCGTTATGCGCAGGACATTGACGCGCTGTGCGACGTGCGCGTCGCAGATAATGGCGCCAAACAAGTGTTACTAGATATGCTTGTTCATAGCCGTAAATGGTTGTACGCGTTTGCGCGCAATGCCACTGTTTCTTACGTGTGCGGTGACACGTATCAGGAATTTGCCACGGCCGTATCGCAGGGTGTGGGGCTGGTGGTGGTGCAGCCGTTGCAATCGTGTTCGGTGCGCGTTAACGAGGGCGCGCTTATGTTTACAGCAAATACTGAACATTACGTCACCGCCTCAACATCATACTGGCCAAGCCGCCGCTTTGATTACAACAAGTATGTGGACGCTTCGTTGCTGAGCCAGACTTCCACGGCGTTTGCGGACGCAGTAAAAAACCTTAGCCTTACGCAACTTAGAACATTGCGCTCAAGGTTTCACATCCGCGATTACACGACAGCACCCAAAAATTTTTTTGCACTCCGGAACGACGTGCACGCGCCGCAAATAGTTGATAAGAGCATTGATTTGACCTATGTAATAATTATTGTTTTGGTGGCAGGTATTGTTGGCGTCGTGTCAAGCGTCGGGTATTGCGTTTTTAAACGACATCGCAACAATCTTAGAAATGTTCCGTTTGCTGTGTCGTTTAAAAATGAAGAACTGCAACCCATAATTACAATTGGTAACGACACGCACAACAACTTGCACATTAAACTGCCCAACAACACTGTGCACACAACTTCTATGGGAATGTTTCCAATGGAAATTAAGCAAATCAATAATAAAATTATGTAATAAATCAATAATCATGTATTAATTTTGTGTTTTATTTATTACCTTTCAACATTTAGCGTTAGTGTCAGTAGACGTTCGCACGCGTTCCGTAAGTGGTGATATGCAAAATGCGTAACTCCGCAGGCCTGTTTATGATCATGGAGCCGGACAAGGCGGTGTTGCTGTGTGCGCGTCGTTCGTACTGCGGCGCCGCGTCCGTTAACACGGACACGTTTTTAGAAAAAATATCCATACCGCGCGGGCATCGCGACTGCACGGACGCCAAAATCTACGAGACGGCAGTGCGCGAATTTGTCGAAGAAACAGGTCGGTTTTTTCACAGCGCGTTCATTTACAAGTTTCCGTTCACGTTGCATTGGACGGACAAAGGTGTTACCTACAAGTATTCCATCTATGTTGGCATAGTGCGCGGCTGTGCCGACGTCAAGTTTAAGCCCAACACGTACAACGTCAAGTTGTTGCCGGGAGCTTTTGGTTACGATTACCGCATCGTGTTGCGACCGCGCCGTTTCAATTGCGAGATTGCCCGCAGCGTGACCATAGTTCCGCTTCATCAGTATTTGGAGTACATGACAAGCAAGCAGCTAAACACGTACGCTTCTAGCAATTACACCGAGTTTTTTAACTTTGTACGGCAAGTTAAAGAGCTGTTTGACAACAAGCAACTGCACGATTTTTTCTATGCATCCCTCAAACGCGTCGAAGTCGCATGAACATTGACGCCAAGTCGGCTGCGCGCGACCAGAACGCTGATTGTTTTACGCCGCAGAGGCTGTACGCGTTGTGGGGCGAAACGGTGAACACGCTGAAGCGCACCTTTCAAATCAAAAACGTGCACGCACATATACTTGAAGATAACGCAGGCAACGTAAAAGATTATATAAGAGAAAATTTGAGCCGTTTTACAGTAATTACCGGCAAATGTTCCAAGCGTAAGGTGTGCCACCACCACAGACGGGTCGCAAGGACATTAAACCTCAAAAATAATTTAGTAGACGAATACACCTGTTCAGTGACGGACGTGTACCAGACACCAAGATGGTCAATATGCCAGAAACCGTGCGCGACGAGTCATTCGCCAGCAACAACGCCTTGTTAATCAACAAATTGGAAAATAGCGCGTTTAACAAATGCAATTTGGATTATTTAAAAACTTGCATCAATTATTTGGAAAAGAAAAACATCAACTACACCGTTGCCGTGTTGCCGTGCTCTGGCGATGATCGCAAAACTGTAAAGCGTCCTAAACGAGTGAGTAACCACAACATGTACATTCTGTTTAATAGTTTCTACACTAAGATTCGCAGGCCCGAATGGCCCAACAGCCCTGTCATGTGGGACACGGTCAAAGCTCAAAAGGAATTGACAGATTTTGTTATGCTGTTTGACCACACGCAAAAGCTCGGCAAAAACATCACAAGCCGCTCTGCGTCCACTTCTTCAACGGAAACGGCGCCAGGCAAACGAAGGCGTTCTGTGCCCGCCGCCAACCCGTCTGAAATGCAAGAAAATTGCGAACTGCGCGACAAGCTGTACGCCGAATTTTACAGCGTGCTCAATGAAACCTTTAAAAACAGCGTTGCGCCCGCTACCAGCAGCATCTACGACAACCTAGTCACAAGAGAGTTTGTCACCAAAAACATGGAATTGTTTAAAAGCGTTGCGTTAAAATTACCTTCAACCAGCTACGTGCCTACACCTGTTAGCAAGAAACGACGAGCTGTACCCGGTGCTCCCAAAAAGATTGCCGCCAAGCAACGCCGCGACACAAAGCCTCCGCCGCCCGTTTACGCCAGTGACAAAACGCAAGACACCAACATGTCTGAATAAAACATGTGTTTAATTTAATAAATTTTATTATAAAATTTAAATATATTTTATCATTTTCCTCCTCGTAACCTCAACACCAAATGTAGTGTAGATTCTTTTTGTATGTTGTAATCGCCCATAGTTTTAGAATCTTCCAATTGTTTGCCCGCATAAATAAGCCTCTGTTGATCGACGGGCACGCCTTCTTTGTCGGCAATTTTTTGTTTCACCTGGCCAACAGAATCGCCAGGTTCCGTTTCCACGGTAATGGTTTTGCCGGTCAACGTTTTGACAAAAATTTGCATTTTTAAACTCTTATAAATGACAAAAGTACTGGTTAAAACGCCGCCTTTATACGGCGGTTGTTTGCAACAGCAAATAGCAAAACTGGCCCAAGCGCGAGTGCAGCGCAATTACGAACGTGACATTGGTCAGTTGGCGAAAGAGTTGAAAGAACGTGGTGTACCACGCGGACATTTAGGCGATGTGCTGGAGTTTATGGGTCGTCAAAGCGAGCTGTTGCCCGACCTAGTAAAAAATGACGAAGATTTTCGACTCGTACAACAACGCGACCTTGGTCAAAACACTATAGATTATTTAAATTATTTGCAACATGACAAACTTTTTTACTGCCGTCTTTGTTACACGCACGCCGACTGGTTGTGGTGCGAGTTTCACAAAGCGCACGCGTACCGAGGACCTCGCGACATGACCGTCGACGCGTACGTGGAACATTTTAACAGCGACATGGGCGTGGTGGCGCTCGTTGAAGAGTACTACCATTGTTTGTCATCGTCTAATGATAAACTTGAAGCCAAACGCGTTCTTATGACGTTAACGACCTTTGAGTCGCTCAACGACCTATTGGGCAGTCACAATTATTCCGCCGAAAACGCGGACACGTCCACCTACGAGCTTATGGATTTTGAATAATAATGTGGACTTTGCAATTGCCCGGCTTGTTGGTGTGCGCGAAACACGACCCCGCACGCATTAAAATTGCGGCTTTTGACCTGGATGGCACGTTGATCGTTACCGCATCTGGCGCGCGGTTTCCAAAAAACCGCGACGACTGGCGTCTGCTGCCTGCGGCGCGCGTTTTGCCGCGCTTGCACGCAAACGGGTTTGACGTAGTAGTGTTTACTAACCAGGCAAATTTAGCGTCGGGTAAACTAAAACCTGAAGACTTGCTACACAAGTTAAAGGCCGTTCAGGCGTTTATAAACGTCCCCATGTCGTTTTACGTGGCTTCGCACAAGGACACAGTGTACCGCAAACCGCACGCGGGCATGTGGCATAAAATGCTTGACATGTTTGCGCACGTGGATGCTTCGCAGAGTTTTTACGTGGGCGACGCTGCGGGCCGCGTGTCACCAAAACGGTGCGACTTTAGTGATTCGGATCTACAGTTTGCTAAAAATGTTGGTGTGCACTTTTACACGCCCGAACAGTTTGCGCAGCTAGATATCTGTTGTGATTAGATAACAAACTGAGTATAAAAGGAGCGCATCCGCTGCACATATTCAAAACGCATCATGCATCGCTTTACTCTAGTCGTGGCGGCTGTGGCCTCTTTGTGCGCCTGTCGGCAATTGGAACACATTACCGGCACGCAGCGACTTGTGCATATATTTGTGCACAACCGTTATTTGGCAGTTCACACAGACGGCGTTGTCAACGGCACCCTGTACCCGTACAGTTTGAACACCGTATTGCAACGCGTCAGTCACTTTGAACACCCAGCGCGTCGAACTATTTTGTTGCGCAACGCCATTTCCTGCATGCACGTGTGTTTGGATAGATGCGGTGTTATGTACGCTTCTGCCGTTCTGTCCAGCGATTGTTTTTTACAAGAAACTGTAGTTAAAAACAATTATGATGTAATGTTCAAGATTTACAATCGCAAATTGACCTATGTAGCTTTGGACAATTTTGGAAAAGCGCGCCGCTTGCAGTTGTCAAGACGCAGAACACTGGGCAACTTGAGCACGTACGCGTTAATATTGCGCATACCGTTAAATTATACCAGCGTTTCGCAGTGTCCTAAACAAAATAAAATTGTTAAACATCGCAAATGTAGTTTGCCCTAAATTGTATACTTTTGTGTATTAATAAATGTGTTACAAATATAATTTTTTTTTAATTTATAAGTACCCTTTAAAAAAATATGCAACCTCTTTGCTTGCCGACACTTTAAACATGGCAAACGAACGCTTTACTCAAAGCTTTGTAACAAAGCCAACTGTGTTATAGCGATCGTGCTTTTTAAGTACGATCAATCATAAAAAACGTGTTTTATTTTTAGCGATACGTAAAAAGTTTTGTAAATGAAGGCCATTTGCATTATTAGTGGAGACGTGCACGGAGAAGTGCACTTTGAGCAGCGCGCTCCCGAAGAAACCGTTTACATTACGGGACATTTGCTTAACTTGCCGCGCGGCTTGCACGGTTTTCACGTGCACGAATTTGGCGACACAAGCAATGGGTGCACGTCGGCAGGCGAGCACTTTAACCCTACGCACCGGCAACATGGCGCGCCTGACGCTGCGGAGCGTCACGTCGGCGATTTGGGCAACGTGCGCTCCGTCGGCTGCACCGCGCTCACGCCGGTAAACATGAGTGATAACGTAATCAGTTTGTACGGCCCGCTGAGCATTCTGGGCCGTAGTTTGGTCGTACACACGGACCGTGACGACCTGGGCCTTACCGACCACCCGCTTAGCAAAACGACAGGCAACTCGGGCGGCCGGTTGGGCTGTGGGATCATAGGAGTAAAATGAAACAGTACATTAATTATTAAATTTTATTTAGTTCAGAATACATACTTTCAAAGTTGGCTTTTATATATACGCCTTGTTATCGCAATTATAATTTATAAAAGGTGCGTCACGCCGATCTTGGTTTTCGAGTACGATCGTTCGTGTAAAGCGAGTGTGCTATTTTTAGACATGCGTCACGGTTGACCTCGCTTTACGAGTACAATCAATCTTGAAAAGCGTGTCCGGTTATGATTCATCTATGACCTTGCTTTTCGAGTACGATCGTTCGTGTAAAGCGAGTGTGCTATTTTTAGACATGCGTCATTGCCGGCCAGTTCACATTTGACCGTCGACTTGAACGCACGTCGCCATGGCCCTCTCCAAGGTTAATTTTGTCAACGGCTCGCTGGAGGTGTTCACCGTGGCGGACGACAAGCGCGAGAACTGGATGGTAGCCAATTACGCTGCTTGAAAACTTGACACGCGATCAGCTTATCGAGGCGGTGCAATCGTCCATGACGGAACGCCAGATTGCTAGAAGATTCAATGGGCAAATAAATAATAACTAAACATTAAAATTGGTATTTTATTTATTAAATTATTACACTTGATAAATGCGAGTTGGGTTTAAAATTTTTGCACGGCACATGGGGCAATCTTTCAGTACAGTTGCGCATTTGACGCACACCAACACGTGACCGCACGGATTAAAACAAACCGTTTTTTCTGCATTAAAGCAAATCTTGCACATTTTGTTTTCTGGCAACGTCAACGGCTGCTCAACACAATCGCTGTTTTCTTCTGGCACGTTAAGCTTTGCGGACTGCTCAACGTTTTCTTCTTTTTTAATGACGCACGCTTTGCTAAGCACGCGTTGCACGTAGTCGTAGCCCTTTACGAGCCGCACGTATGTGCAGCGATCAAACCAACGTGCGTGTTCTTCCCACGGCTCGTCGGTGCTTTCCCAGTCTTTGAGGCCGCCGTCGCAATGAAAACATTTGACCCTGTCACCCTTGCCGGTGTAATAAAAACCGGCTTCAGCTAATTGCTCTGGCTTTTGTTTTAAACTAACCGGCCAATCCACAAAAGTTTTTAAACGTGCAGACTCGGTGCTGTATTTAGGGTGCATGGGGCCGAACATTACACGCGACGATCCGCATTCATCTTGATTAGCAACAACTTGCACTGGTGCAGGGGTTTGATTCTGTTGTGCAGTATTCTGTTGCACAAACGGGCACTGCGGTGCCCATCGTTTATGATCTACGGCCGGGTCATCGCCCTCCAACCAGCGCATTATTTCCACTTTGCAAAACGCGCAGCGCACCTCGTCCGAGCGCCTCAAATAGTAAAACCCGTTGGCGGCCATTTGACTTGGTTCCAAAAATGACACGGGCCAGTCAACGTATGTAGCGAGACGCGCGTTCTCGTCTTTCATATCAGACATTGTGTGTCACACGTTTAAAATTGTGATGGAACAACCTCGCTTTATAAACAAATTCTTAATCGATTAAAACAGATTACAATGTTTATCGCACCACCACCCCGTGAGGCGGACGTTCAACTGCTGATAATATCAATGCTGGCAAGCCTCCCCATGCTGACAATACTACTGTGCTCGCCGCAAATGACGGTGCAAAATTGCACTGTAACGAACGGCGCGCTGACAGACGGCTTGTTGCAGTCCACCGCGTCCGCGCACACAACACTGCACGCCGTTTGCGTCGCGTTTCACCACCGTCGCCTTTTTATGGGTTTGCTGTTGGACGCGGCGTCAGGCCGCCGTTTCAAATTGATAGCACTCGTGGGCGTCGTGTATTGCAACAACGTGGTGTTAATTGCGGCCGTGATCAAGTTTTTTTCCCGTGCCACTCTTGGTAGTGGCAAATTAATTGGTGGCCGTTTGCATCAAGACGCCGTACTTGAAGATTGTGCGCTACTGTGCGCGTTTTACGCCGTGACGGTGTTCAGCGTGTTGCATGTTGCGCGTTGGCTTTTATTTGGATGGACTACGCTAGTTAAGTGTCGAGATTTAATCCCGTTTGCCGCCACCGCCGTCGTGGTCACGACATTGTACGTGGTTGCACTCATATTGGCCGCGACCGTCATACCCGAAAACGGTTTAATCATGTTTCGCAACGCGTCGTTTGCTTTGTGCAATACAACAGACAATGTGTATGATAAAGTGAAACTTCATTTATAAAAAAATTTTAGTTTTAAACGGACGTTTATTTTAAATACCACCGGCCCAAGTTTGCAATTTACAATTTACCATGATTTACAAGAATAAAACATTAATAATTTGTGTTTTATTTTATATTTCACACATTTTATTGTAATAATAATAAATTAATTTATTTAGATTACATTTACCAAAGCGTTTACAACGCTGTAACAGCTGCCTAAAAAATTCTTCGTCCAACAATGGCACAAAGCATTGCACGAAGAGCAAATCCCAATTTTTTTTCAATATTTCCTCATTGAGCTTGTTGACGTGCTCCATGCGCAGTATGCCAACAAATTTGAGACAATTGTGTCCGACGTTGACACACCCCACGCCGTTGACAAACGGCAAATTAGGAGAAGCTACGTAATTCACGTAGGTGCGCACAGCATCATAGTTTATATAACCGGGCCACAGAGTGGTTGCAACACAGTGCGGGATCCATACGCTGTCGCTGTACATTTCTGCCCATCTTAAACACATTGTGGTAAAAAGTTTTTGTTCAACAAGGATCGCGCGAAGGCAAACAAGTTTACGGTGCCAACAACTGTGTGCAAACGCCAACGCTTGCAACGAAGCCACTTTTTTGTGAGGCATTAACTTGTTGCGTTGTGTTTGATTGCCGCCGTACAGAGTAACAGGTCTGCTCGACATGGCGCCGTCACGCTCGTTGCAACGCGCGATTAAACAAAATCAACACATGCGCGTTGCCGAACTGGCTCTCGAAACGAAAACTAATCGTTTGTTTTTGCTGCTCGATTGTCACAACAAAGAATTTTGGATGGGCGTGTCGCGCAACTGCTACAATCGCGATCGGTTTCTGGCGGCGTTTGCAGACAAGGTGGATTGGGACGCGGTGTCGGCGAGTCCGCTGACCATTGCTACGGCCAGGACGTTTGCCGATAAACTAAACTGGGCAATTGTGTCGCGACAAAGCCATTTGACGCAGCAGTTCATTTACGAGATGGGTGAGCGCATGGACATGCAGATCGTAAGCGCCAACTACAACAACTTGTCGCTCGCCGTGCAGCAAAAGTACGCAGCTATTCTTGATTGGGATTACATTGTGCCTAGCCATTGCATGTTGCGCGAATGGTTCGACAGCCCCATTGCAGACCACATTTGTTTTGATTTAGTGGCCAAATACAAACATTTGGACAGATTGCACATTAACACGCCGCATTGCATCACCAAAATTAACTTGAATGTGTACATGCAAAATTTAAACAAGGTTAGCGACGCGTTAATAATTTATTGTTTGCGCGAAGGACGCGTTCAAGAATTAAAAGCAATTTCCGGAACCATCCCGTGGGCCGATCACATGTACGTGTTTGACGAGTATCCGGGTTTGGTAAAGACACTGCACGCCGACTGGGCCACCGTAACCTCGTGGAACGTTAACAACGCCCCGCCGGCATTTTACATTCGCCAACATTTAACCGGTGACACGTTTAAACGCGAGTTTGTCGCCACTGCGTACTGGAACAAGTTTATTAATTACGCTACCGGCACGCAAAACGCAGCCAGCGCCGCGTTTGCATTGATGGTGTTTGACAACTTTAAATTTCAACTAGATTGGGAACGTTTGTTACCAAGCGATCGTTTTGTCAACTTGGCCGCTTTGCATCGAATGAATGGGCCGCTTGTCGCGTTTGACGCGGCCGATGACTTAAAAGTGTGGCGCGCGTACGGCAAGTTTGTTAGCGGTAGCGACGTTCAAGAATGCGAACACATCATACCTATGAACATGAACATGAGAGACGCGTACCACAAAATGACGCTCGTACAAGCGTGCGCGTCGCAGCGCGAACACGACGACGCACGCACGTGCGAACGTTTGATGGCGCTGAACGGCGGCGAAGAAGCCGTGCTGAATTGGAACATGTTGTCAGCAACGCAACAAGTGTGCCCTTTTAATTTGCGCCATTTGCAAAATGTTAACGCGCAGACATACAGACGCGACAACCCGCACTTTGTGCAACAAGTTTACGAGATGATGATCGCCGCTCAGATGAATCTTAATGGCTTTTTATGAGATAAAAGAGATGAGTTTACCTCATTTGGCCAAATTTGACAAAGATGTTTTCTCAAAAGAACAACGACAACGGTCAATCTTTGACCAAACAATTGGATAAAATTAACGAACACAAACGCAAAATTGCCGTGGAAAGTCAACATTTTGAAAAAATTTACAAGCTAACAAAGAACACTTCAGAATTGAAGAATTTGGAACATCGGGTGATGGAATCTAGGCAAAACTTTCTCAATTTTGGAGTAAAACATTTTTAATAAAACAATTGTACAATTAATGTGTTTATTATTTATTTTCTACACTCAAATTTTCCAAACGGTCGCACATAGAGTCGCGACCGGGACTTAGCTCTCCCTCCTCCAGGTCGTAGCCGTGTTCCTTGGCGTACAATTCCAGTTCAGTGTCTTCGTTGCTCCACCTGAACGGTGGCGGCGGCGTTTTGGGCAGTGGCGAAGGTGATCGGCGTGAAAAACGACGCTTGTTGTTTTGATGACACGTAAAACGCACGCCGTCCGGCCAAAAGTAGCGGCCGCTGCAGCGCTGTAACAGCTGGCCCACGCGCTTGTCTCGTACGCGCAATTGACGTCGCGACGTGCGCCGCCAGTCAATGCTAGAAAATGCGTTGCAGGGTGGGTTAGCTTCCGCGCACATGACCGTTATCAACTCCCGCGAAAAGCGTTTGCTGTATGCGTGTCCGTTGTACTGGAGTTCCATTATTACGTCACGAATATTTTTACAAAATCGGTTACGTCTTGCCTGCACGCTGGGCACTTGCCGTCTAACGCAAAATAACACTGCATACACACACAAAAGTGGCGGCAAGGCAACAAGACTGTATCGCGTTGGCGTTCAAGACAAATTTTGCATTCCAAAGTTTCGTTAGTGGTGTTGGTAGTGGTTGTCACGCTTTCCGCAAGCGGTGCGTCATCGTGTGGGTGAGCAGTTTCACAAAATTGTTCACCTTTAATGCATACCACGAAATAGCATTGCGGGTTGGCGATCGCGTGGCGGCGCCACGGGTCATCGCCCGGCAACCAATTGCGCACGCGGTAATCGCAAAAAAAGCAGGCCGTTTCGTCTCCTAATTTAGTGTGAAACATGCCCGCTTCCGCGATGGATGGCATTAAATGTTGCAACGCCACAGGCCAATATTCTTCGAACGTGGCGCGACGCGCGCTGGGATGCGCCAGACGGCTGTACACGCAGCGCGGCCTGCCGGGTGACACCAAAATTGCGTCAGTGCTCAAATCGCCACTAAATTGCTCGCTTTGCGCAATCTTGTTAGCGTACACGCAATAAGGCGACAGCGTCGCGTGTACAAACTCGACGCAGTCGTCCTCGCGCCAGTTTTTGATAACGACATTGCAATACTCGCACGCCACCGCGTCGTCTACGTGCTCGTACCTAAACCCGTTGACAATCAAACTGTTTACTAACGCGGTGTTGTCGATAGGAAAGTTTTCAAAAGAATTGTGGCGTTCGATTAGCATGCTAAACACGTGCTCAACGCTCGTTTCTTGCGCATTATCGCCCACTGTCAAAATGTACAAAGGTGAACCGTTCATAGCTGTGCCGATATTATCAACGCGTTGCGGTCGTTTTGGTGCAATGACACGTTCAAGTGGCCCAACTTGACGCGCGTTTCGGCGTTGATGACGTGAACGGTGGATAAATCGTGATCCAACACTATCAGTTCAAAATCCAACACGTTGGTAATGTAACGCCTTTTGGAATCAATCTTAAAATTAAACTTTTTTAGTTCGTCTACCGAGGCGTCGTCTACGATCTTGTCAACTATACCGTTACTTAAATGTTTTAGGATCGCGTAATGGTGCAGTTTGAAAGGCGCGCATTTGCTGGAGCTAAATGTTAAATTTTTAAGCAAATCGTCAGTTGTGTAAACGAACGCGCCCTCGGCGCACACGTCTATCGAAACGTCCTCCATATCTTATATATACCAATTTTAAAAACTTATTGTATCAGTATCGACACGTACGTCATGGCTACTAAACGCGCGCACGCTAGCAATGACCACGAAGAGGACGTTAAACGAGCCCTTGTGGCTCCGCAAGAAACGCAGTTGTTACCCTACAACAATAGCGGGTTTACTATGAAAGTTGAAAAAGAGGGAAAACTTCGCGTGTTCACGCCTGTCAACAATATGCAAATGCAATTGCAGCAGCAACACATGAGTTGGCAGAGTTTAATATTGTTTAACTTGCAAGAGTTTAATTTTACTGTCATCAATTCAAATCATGGAGATTTGCAGTTTTTGGAGCACAAATTTAAAGAGTTGAAAACATTGTCCAGCTATTACGAATGGCGCAAGGAGGACAAGCCTGAAAATAATATTTCTATTATGGAACCTCCCATTGGCAAGTGCACCTACACGATTGGACGTCGCGTCAAGGGACGTCCCAACGGATTTGCCATTGCTGAATTTGGTAGCGTGAAGCGCGCCAAAAGCAATTTTGGCCAATTTTTAAGCATAACCTGGCCTGCCATTCACGATTTAAACGAAGTGTTTGGCAACATTATGGATCAGTATTACAAGTATGAGTATCCGTTAAAACTTGAAACCAGCGTGTGCATACATTTACCGGAGAAAGATTTGGAACGTGAAGCCAAAGCACGCCAGTTTTTGTGGGTGCGCCGCGACAACAACCCGGAGCTGTACACAACCGGCCAATTGAATCAGCCGTTGGAGGTGGTGCCAATGACTTTAAACGAGTTTGATTACTTGTTTGAAATGGGCAAAACGGACGGACCGTCACATGAAGTGCCCGTACTCGTTTGCGGTTGCGTTGACGGCGTCAAATATGGCAAAGAGATTCAACTGACGGACGTAAACAATCGCAAATTTAGTGAGAAGCCGTATTCGCTGGCGTTCAAACCTATTTTGTTTTTAATTCTCGAGCCATAATAAGCGTGCCAAAATGGATTGCGACCTTTCCGCCGCGCTAAAAAAGGGTCGCGCGCTTCTCAACGCCGCGCTTAATCAACAGGAAAAAAAGGTTAACAAATACTTTGTAAAGCCATCGGAAAATAATGTGGAAAAAATGTTAATTTTGGCTGCCGACATTCACGGCCAGATTGAACAGATGGAAGCGCTGTTGTCTGTTGCGCACAAGGCCGACGAAGAAAAGCTTGAATTTGCCAAAGATTGTTCAGATTTGGACATTGACCCGGCAGAGTTGAGTCGCGTGTGCAAACAATTTGATTTGTCTTATTTTGCTAACAAGTATGAGGCGGCCAAGGTGTTAGCATTGTATCTTGCAGCCTACGACAGTTTTTTAAAGCACAGCGAACAACTAATTAACGCTGTGCTCCGTTTAAATGCAGAAAACGCTACCGTTAATTATATGGTTAAAAATAAATGTGTAATCATTAAGCATTTGTGTGCTATGGAGTATTTGATTGATCCTTTGGTAAACAATAAAAATACAGATTAATAATAATATTTTGTTTTATTCCAATTGTACAATCCTTTGACCGTAATGCGTGCCTGTGCGCACGCGTTTACCACGTATGTAATCAATATTTATCTCGCTGTCGCACTCGACAACGCGGTTCTGCTGCGCGGCTCGTTTTATAGAGTTGAGGCGGCGCGTCGACAGCTCAAGCGGATTATACAGCGCCGATTTTTCTAGTGTAAACGAGTTGAGATGACCCTTGTTGAACCACTCTAGCGAAATTATAATGTACAACAAAAACAAAGTAGTTTTGTCGGTGCTTTCAAAAGCATACTTGTTTTTTAAACAATAATAATAAAATTTTAAAGAATTGTATAGATAGAACATGAAATTGTTAACTCGCATGTAGTACTCGACATCGGTAACAAACAGCAAATTTACAACACGTTCTTGCAACAAGTGTGCTAATTTGCGCAAATATAGCATAGAGTTTTTGTCGTCGTCGACGCGCACCAGCAACACGTTGGGAGTGTGCGCGTTTAATACCAACTGAAAGTTTTCTGTTTGCAAAGCGTGCACGACCGAACGCCAATGCGCCGCAGCCACTTCAAGACAAATGTATTTTTTAGAAAACACGTGTCGTTTAATAATTTCGCTGATTGACGAAATCGAAGCCAAATACTTTTCGAATGCCGGGTCGTCCCAACCGCGCACGCTGGTCGGCGCCGCTACGTCGGGCTGATGCTTAAAATCCAACCCACTCTGTATTAACTTGGTGGTGATTAAAATGCTTAGCTGCTGACCAAGCGTGTAATGGTTTTCGTAACCGCGCTCCCACATTACATTGCACGCAAACTTGATCAGGTTAGTTACGCATGGCTGTTGTAATATACGGCGCAACCGGCCCGCGTCGCCCTTGTACCAGCGGTCGCGGCACACCAGCTTGAACATGGCCGCGTCGTGCGCGCTCAACTCGGGCCTTGTCACGTCTACATAATCGTCTATGTCGTCGGGCGTCGCGCACGTGACATTTGTTAATTGTTCTGGTTGAAAAACTTTTACATCAAACACAAAGCGCACGAATCCGTCCGAGTTGATTTGCACGTTGCGCGTCACCAACCGTGGCAGCTGCACGTCGACGCCGCTAATGTGCAAATTGTACAACAACAACGCGTTGTCTTGTGCGCGGCACGCTTCCGGTAAAAATTGCGTCGTGTAGTGTAAAGATTGTGCAAACATGATGATGCAATCGGTTGCTAAGGTGGACTATGAGCGTTTGACCTACGTGGCCGACATCGCGACAATGATGCAACGCACGCTGGATTTTATGGCGGCCAACGGTCAGTGCACGCGCGCGGACGCGACCACGCTGTGCATAGCGGACGACACCGCCGCGTGGTTGTGCGGTCGCACCGACGTGTGCACGTTCGCGTCGTTTCGCGTGCGTATAGCCGCGTTCAAGCATCCGTGTCCCATTCTAAAACATTTTTTGTTTGAAGAAAGTTTGGCGCAGCGATGCGGCGGCCCAATGCCGCGTTACACGTACATGAACTATTCGTTGTTTAAAAATTTGCTCGCCATTAAACTGACCGTGTACACAGACGACCCGCACGCCGATGGGTTACCGTATTTTGTAAAGTTTGAAAATGGTCGTGCAAAACAGCACGTTCGCCAAACTGCAGCCGTACACTATAAATTACCGGCGTTTGAACAGTGCGTAGAAGAAAATTATTGCGCAGTCGGTTATTGAATAGCAAATATAATGGACAACATTAAACTGCAGCTGCAAGAATTTTTTGCCGTCGATGACAACGTGCAATCGCCCGAGTTGGATTCACTCAACTTGTTGGCGCACCAGAAACGGCGCCCATCGAATGGATGTTGCAACGCGAAAAAAACGCGGTCGGCGCACGGCGGCGTTTGGCAGACGACATGGCCTTGGCAAGACGCTTGTCGGGTGCTCATGTTGATTGCCAACGATAAAGATGTGGCTTGCAAAACGTTGATTGTGTGTCCATTGTCGCTGCTTAACCATTGGTCCGCGGAGAACGGCAAGCACGATTTGCATATTAACGTGCGCCAGTTTCACAACGGCGATCCCAACGAAACATTTGATGAGCATCAAGTTGTAATAACCACGTACAACACGTTGCATTCTCATTACAAATCGTTAAAAACGCAGCATCGCGCCAGCAATTTGTTAACCCAACATTGGCATCGGGTTGTGCTGGATGAGGCTCACGTCATCAAAAACCGGCATACGGCCGTGCACGCGGCTGCTTGCGCTTTAACCGCCAACAACCGTTGGTGCATCACCGGCACACCTATTCACAATCGGCACTGGGACATGTTTTCGATCATACACTTTTTGCGCTGCCGTCCTTTTGACAACGTAAATGTGTGGCGAATGCTTAACCGCAACAACGACACCAACCGCATCAAAAGCGTGGTAAAGAAAATTGTGCTAAAGCGCAGCAAGGCAGAGATTGCGCTCGACATACCGGAACACAGCGTCGAATACGTGCCCGTGCGGTTTGATGAAGAGGAAAAAATTGTTTACGACAAGCTAAAGAGCGAGTCCCAACGCGCGTACGACGACGCGGTAGCCGGCGGCGGTGACAAAACTCGCAACATGCAGGACGTGCTTTGGTTGCTGTGTCGTTTGCGCCAAATGTGCTGCCACCCGGCGCTGACCAAGTGCGCGCACATGTTTGCAGACCAAGCAACCATATTTGAGCCGCAATACGCGAGCAGCAAATGCCGACGCGTTCTAGAGATTGTGCAGCAAGTACTTGACACGCCCAACGACAAGGTGGTGCTGGTGTCGCAGTGGGTAGAATTTTTGTATATTGTGGCAAAATTATTGCGACAGCGCGGCATTCCCATTTTACTATACACGGGTCAATTGCGCGTCGAAGAGCGCACCGCGGTCGAGAACCAGTTTAACGCCGCCGACTCACCGTACCGCGTGCTGCTCATGTCCATCAATTGCGGCGGCGTAGGTCTGAACCTAACCGGCGGCAACCACATTGTCATGTTGGAACCGCATTGGAACCCCCAGATTGAGTTGCAAGCGCAGAGCCGCATTCATCGCATGGGTCAAAAAAAGCAAACGTACGTGTACAAAATGCTTAACGACGAGGACAACAGCATTGAGCGCTACATGAAAATGCGTCAAGACAAAAAACTTACGTTTGTTAACAAGGTGTTTGACCGTTCGGCACTCAATTACGAGGATATTAAAAAGTTTTTTAGTTTGTAATAAAAATATATAAACCATAACGTTTGTTTGTCTCAATCAAGGAACAATTAAGTTATTGACATTTTACGTCAACAAGTTTAACATTAGTACATATGAAGAAACAAAACGCGCAATACGCCAATTGTTATCTGTGTGAAGAAATAGTATATTTGTTTAAGAAACAGTTTGCTAACACGTTGGCTACTGCGGCGGCGTTGTACCGAAAACGCATGGCCATTGTGCGCGGCGGCGTTGTGCTGTGCCAACGTTGCAACTCGGAGCTTAATGGCGGCGGCAACGACGCTAACCGGCGATAATGGTCGCTATTTTGAAGCGAATATTGAGCGCGATTGCGTTGCGTTTACGGTGCGACGCTACAACCCGCACGTTGTCGGGTTTGCCGGCATTCGCGCGCACGTATTTGAACAATTACGAGACAAAAGCTTGCTGCTGCCTTTTTACACCGATTGCACGCTTAGCACCGTGCCGTCCAAATGTTATAAATGCAAAAGAAGCTTGACGCTGTTTCCGGCCGTGTCGTATCTGCCTTGCGGCCATTCGTGTTTGTGCACCGATTGTGATGAGGTTTACAATAAACAAAATGTGTGTTTTGATTGTAATGATAGTGTGAAATTTAAATTAAAATTCAAAAAATAAAAATTATAAATTTATTTTCTTTTGTTTATTTTGATAAGCGTCATTCAATATGCCAATCACGTTAATACTCGTGCTGGTTGTTGTGCTATTTATATTTTTGTTTGCTAGCACCAGTAGCAACACAGTTAATACCAAATCCTACACTAACAATAATGAAATCATTTCATATCCCACGGGTGTTCCCGTTTCGTACGGTGATGAATTAATTTCATTTGAACAATGGTCCAAAGACAACATGACGAGCATATTTGCAAAAAAAGCAGAAAAGGTGGCCAACCCGACGCGCAATTGGAACGCAAACACGGTGTTTGACAACTTGAGCCCGTGGACATCGCCCGCCGATTTTGGCACGGTGTGCCACACTTTAATCGGCTACGCTGTGCGTTACAACAATTCGGCCGACGCGTTGTATCAAAGCACCGAATTGGCGGACAATTTGATTGGCGGTTTGCGCGCCGTGTGCGAGCGATTACCCGACCCGCCACCGCACCAGCAAGCGCCGTGGGGTCCCGTGTCCGATTGGTATCATTTTACAATCACGATGCCCGAGGTGTTTATGACGTTAACCATAGTGTTAAACAATACGTGGCATTACGAAGAAGCGGCATCGTTGACGCAGTATTGGCTCGGTTTGTACTTGCCCACGGCCGTCACCTCGATGGGATGGTACCGCACGGCGGGCAACGCGATGCGCATGGGCGTACCGTACGTTTACAGTCAGCTGTTGCGCGGTTATTCTTTAAAACAAATTGCGCACGAGCCGAGTGTTCAAGAAACGCTGCGCACTGTCGCGTTCCCGTTTGTGGCGACGGGCAACGGCCTGCATGCCGATTCAATTTACATCGACCACGTAGATGTGCGCGCGTACGGCTACTTGATTAACTCCTTCTTTACTTTTGAATATTACACGCGGCTGTTTGGCGCAAACGCGGTCAACACCGAAGGTTTGACACGCGCCATTGAAAACGTGGGCAGCCCTGAAGGTGTGGTCGTGCCGGGCGTCATGTCTCGCAACGGCACGCTATATTCCAATGTGATTGGTAACTTTATTGATTACCCCATTGCCGTGCATTCGGCAGACTTATCCAAGGTGCTTACCAAGTTGTCTGACACGTATTACGGTGCGGTGGTGGGCGTCACCACGCGATTAGCTTATTACGAAGCCGACCCGACCAACAACACGCAGGCGCCGCTGTGGACAATGACGCGACGCATTTGGAATCGGCGCGCGCCCATCATTAACTACAACGCCAACACGCTGCCGTTTGAGTCGGGCGTTATTTTACAATCGCTCAACGGCATTTTGCGCGTGCCCAGCACCACCACGTCTACGCAATCGTTCCGGCCGGCCGTGGGCAACACGGCGCTTGTCAAGACACGCACCGCCGGCGCCATTTTGATAAACGCTCGTTTTAGCGAGATGAACAATTTGCAATTTAAATCGTGCACTCTATTTTACGACCACGGCATGTTTCAATTGTATTATAACATTGGCGTCGAACCCGATTCGCTAAACAACGTAAACGGGCGCGTTGTCGTGCTTAATCGCGACACGTCGGTAAATACAAACGATTTATCGTTTGAGTTGCAACGAGTTAACAACGGCGGATCTTCTGAAGGCACTGTTTTTAACGGCGTAGTATGTCACCGCGTGCCTATTACAAACTTTACCGTGCCCTCGTTGACCGTAAGAAGCCCCAATGGGAACGTGGAACTTGTTGAACAAATAATTAGTTTTCAAAACATGTACACGGCTTCTGCCGTTGCCTGTTACAAATTAAACGTCGAAGGTTATTCGGACGCTCTGCGAGCGTTCCGCGTTAACACGGACGAAATTTATGTGAACACGGGCGCGGGCGTTAAAAGCGTTGTTGCATACCCGTGGTTAATGATTAAAGAAGACACCACTGTTGTTTTTATGTCGGCCCTCGAAGACACGGTAATACCGTTCAATGTAATAACAAACGCTTTTAGCGCTATTAACGAGCCCAGTATACTGTATACTCCCAATAATTGTTATTACTTGCACGGCAATGGGTTTAAATTGAACGATGACTCGGTTAATTTGCAATTTATTTTTGATATAATGCAATAGACTGAAAATATGTAAACGTTAGATCTGACAAAAGACTGATTAAAACAACATTATATTAATTTATAAATAATTTATTATATTAAAAGCGTAAATTCACACTTGCTGCCTTGACATGTGCGGTTTGTTGTCGTTGTCACGTACACGTCGAGTTTGATAAAATCCAAGCCGTTTTTGAGCACGGCAGTAAAAAAGTCAACGGTGCCGTCAACCGTCACAACGATTTTTCCGTTCACGGTGGGTTCGCGCACGTGCACGACGGCATCGTTGACCACCATTTTGCCAAAGCACTCGTACTGTTGTCGCAAGCCGCTAATCTCAATGTTGGCAATTATGGCTCCGGTTTTGAGTCGGTCAAACGTAAACGACACTCGATTAGGACTTTCAAATACAACGCGACGGCACGCGTGGTGTTTATCAATTTTTACGCGCACGTTTTGCAATGCGTCCATGTTGTTGCAAGATTGTCACTAAACTAATTTGTTTTTAATAATTTAAACAGTAACATGTTTATTTACATGATAATAATTAAATAAGCGTCAACAAGTTTATCACATTTTTTTTTGTAATTAATATGATTCCAATACGTAATCGTCATTTGACTTTGTCGTGTCCATTATGTAACGCAACTGCTACAAGAATGCGTTGCTTTTGCCAAAAATACCTGCAAACTTTTAAAATTACGCCGCCAAAAACAACTAGTTTTTCAAGAACAAACAAACTTGAAAATCAAATTCAGCAATGACGGAGATGAGTCATAATTGAGTTTGTTTTACAAAAACGATTGAACTCGTAAGCAAATCCGGTTATGACTCATAATAATGAATGTTTTACAAGAACGAATATACTTGAAAATTAAGTTGGAAATTTAATGTGTTTTCATGAAGACGTTATTGCACATCAACAGGCTAGACATGACGTCAAACTCGCCGCAATTTTGAGGCAAGTTGGATCCGCCTCGCATCCATTGCAAGCTTTCCGTTAACCGGTTGCCCACAAACGATTGGTTTTTGGTCCACTGGTCAAAACGCGTGCCTTCCATTTTTTCGTGACCTGTGTAGTTGTTTTTGTTAAATTCTTTGTAAATGTTGTCGGGCGCATTGTTAAACAGCATGTACGGAATGTTGAATATGGGGTAGCGCCGCGCGTTTGGATCAGCGTGATTGCCGCCGCGCACCACGTATTTGCGCTCGATCCGGTCAAAGTTGGACTGGCGTGACAAAAAAGAAACAGGTGACAAACAAATTTGTGCATGTGTGCCGTCTTCGGCCATCCATTCGGTCAGGTCTTCGCTGCGGTTAAGCACTCCCTTTTGTCCGTACACGCTGCACACTTTTACGCCCTCTAAATCGTCGGTGGACGTGAGCACTATAGTTTTTAAAACTAACGCGTCGCCGGTCAGCACGATGCTAGCGCTCAGCGACTCTATTTTTTGGTTACGAGTTTGCCGAAAAAACACAAACACAAAGTACAGGTTAAAAGCGCCGTTTGTGCGCGTTTCAATCATGCACCGTTTGTTGTCGGCCCACGAAACCTTGACGCTGCTCAGCAACACGCCCGCAAAATACACAATCATATTATCGGGCAACAAAACGTGATTGTGTTCTTTGTTCTCGATAAAGTTTAATATTGGCGGCGTTTTGCCAACGAGCGTTAATTTTGCCTTTAGCTTGTTTATTTTGTTGTTATACATGCGTATGGGCAACGCCATGTGTGGAATGTACGGATCTTCGGCGGTCATGAGTTTTGAATCGCGCACCAAAGTCCACAGTTTAACCATTTTGTTGTTCATTAACACAGTGTCACTGACCGCCACGGACAAGCCCACGGGCAACGCGGTTCCCAGCTTGCTGTAACGCAACACTGGCATTGCATTTTTTAAATTGGTCAGCGCTACTATCATTTTAGGCACCGGTATTGTGTAAAATAGGTGCGTGTAATCGGTAAAGTAATACTGTTCCAGTTTTGACATGAGACACAGCACGTCATCATTTTCTTCAATTTGACACCCGTTCACAGCCGGGTCGTGGAACAGCGAGTTTTTGTAATGATACTCGTAGGGCGTAAGCAGCGCGTTGACAGTGGCGTTGACCGCACCAAATATGCGCAACCGTTTCGCCACACATACCATACCTTCGTGATGGTTAACGTACAAAATGCTTTGCGACACTTTTAGCTCGATGGGGCAGCGGTGACGTTTAAAAGCGTAAACTATTTCGGGCACGTTGGCCCGCCGGCATTTTAGATTGGTGGGTCTGTCGTTGAACGCAATAAGCAACGTGGAGGTGTCGCAATGAGCAATGTCATGCACCGGACTGACCAGGTTCGATTGCAGCAATTGCGCAAATTTGTTGGCCACCATGTCGTAATCGACGCTGGGCAGGCGCGCGTTGCGGCACAAAAAAAATTTTTTGCCCGCTACGGTCATTTCGCCGTGAAAGAAACTGCCAATAAACTTGACAAAATCTTTTTTTTGCTTAAGCATTTTTTGGCGCACGCTGTCGTTGGTGATGCGCGTCACTTCGCTGCCCACACGGTATTTGAGCACGGGCAACGCGATCTCAATGTTGTTGTTGCTGCAATTGTCGTGTTGGCTAAAAAACGAGCGTCGCTGTTTGCTAAACGTTTTTGATACACAATAAATTAACCGGCCGTTGACCACGCTGTCCACTATTTTCTTAGACTCTTTGTTGTACAGGACAGCTTGCGTTTTGCGCCGTTTTGCCGGCGGAGCTTCACAATCTTCCGCACGGTTCTGATAATTTTGCAACACCATTGACGTCAGCAGCAATTCCATTAAATACGCATGCTTGTAGATTATTTTGTTTGCCAAGTTGTCTATAGAATAGCAAATGTCGTGGTTCATTATCATTTTAATGTGTTTAACCAATTGTTGTTTGTGCGTTTTGCTGTATATAAACAAAAAATCAAGCGGGCGCCATTTGCCGCTGGTGGCCAAATACGTTTCCAGTACCGCGTTCAAGTCGTTGGTTACCACGTAATCGCTGGCGTACACGTCGCGCGCAAAAAGTGCGTCGTTTTGTTTGTCGTATACCAATTGGATGGCGCGGTTAATATGTTTTTCAACGTCCACGTTACCGTACAAGAACATGCGTTTGCAATGCTTGGCGTATAGTTTGTCATAAAAGTTGTGTATTAACACGTTGTTATTCATCATGATATTGGGAAAACTTAAAAAACGACCGTCTAGCATAAATGTGCCCGCCACGTTGTTTTGCGCGTCAAACTCAACATCGATTGTGCGCAACCGTTTGTCAAGCGTAGTGCCAAACACCACCACCACGCATTTGTGAAGCACGCAATTGCGTCGATTATTAAGAGCGCAGCACATGTACGATCGGCGTTCCTGTATTGCTGCCAGGCTAAGCGGCGCCGCACTTTCCGGTGAACAGCATTCTTGTACAAACGTCAACCCGTACGCCGACTCTAATTTAGCGTATAACGCGTTAAAATCTTGCACGACGTCCGTCATATTCCCCGGCACGTGGCACACTGCTGACAATGGCGGCCAACACGCGTGCAACCAAACGCCGCGCCACGGAAGAAAGCGAGTTTAGCGCACGTCTTAAACAAAATAAAACGTGCAACTTGTCCGACGACGAGTTTCTTGGATATTGCCGCCTCGAAGAAATAGATTATTACGAAGCGCTCAAATTAAATTTTGAGCCCGCTGCACCTTTTGATGAAAATTTTGTGTTATTCGTTATTCGAATGGCCAACGTGGTCACAAAACAAATTAGAAAGTACCGCAATTTGACCGACAAGCACCATAACAATTTGGTACATAATGTGCTCATCATGATCGAGCACGCGCGCAACGTGCTTACGCATCAAAACAAAAAAGCTAGTTACGACAAAATTGTTGCAGCTAAAAATACAAACGTATTAAAAATTTGCGACACGTACATGAGAAGGCTCGAACAAACAGACAAAGAACTAACTGAAGCAAAAAATAATTTTGTAAATCAATTAAAAACGTATAATTTACCATTAGCTAAAGCGGGGTTGTCTAGCGCTGTAAGCGAACAATTGCAAAAATGGTTGCAATTACAACCTGTAGTGGCAAAGCGGCCGACCACCATGAATCGCATTCTTGTAAAATGGGTTTTGTTTCCCAATCAATTAGATTATAACAAATATCAAATTGAGCAAGAATTGCGTAATTATTTTAAAAAATTTGGAACTATTGTTAACGTGTACGTATGCGACATTGAAACTAGCAGCGCTATAATCGAGTTTACCACAATGGAAGCGCAGCGTAAAGCTATTAAAGAAAGTCAATCACCCGATGTCCACTATATCGTGACCGAATACATGCTGACCGAATTTTACAATTCGCAATTGCGCTCCAAGTTGCGCGACAAAATAAACAGCATTGAATCACAGTTAAATGACTTACAGCTTAATTTACAATCTATACAAACCAGATAGGCGACTAAAAACTTTGTATAATCTGATATCTTTGTAAAAATTTAATTTAATTAAAGGTTTTTGTTAAAATTAATTGCTTGTTTAATACGACGCTTTAACAATTTATTTGAAATAGGATATATATATGCGTAAACAATTTGGGTCGTGGCAACGACGCAATATACCCATTTGTTACACACTTTTATTGAAAGACTGTCAAGAGTGGCACTTAAACGCAATACTTTCGCAATTTGTTACCACTGACAAGTGACACTCAAATAGTTATTTGTCGCCTGCGTGGAATATAAGGGTCTCATTATTTATGTTAAGAGCACGCGTGCCATTATGCTTCTCACCGTACATCTCAAGGACAGGCATTATTATATGTACAAATTGTTCAAGGAAATTTGGCCGACGTGCACGACGGAATGTAGAATATGTTTAGAGACTTTGGGCGCAGACGGCGGTGTGGTAGGCGTGCCTGACAACGGAATGCTAAACTTGGACAAAATGTTTCACGCCGAATGCATTGAACGCTGGAAACGCGAACGCAATCGCGATCCTTTTAATCGCGCCATTAAATATTATTTTGCGTTCCCTCCGCCAACGTTGCACGAATGCAAAACGCTGCTGGAGCACACGCGCGGGTTCATTGGCGACGACGAAATTGATTGCGTGTACAAAACGGTGCATCAACGCGTTACCACCGAAGATGCGCTCGACGTGGAACTCAACTTTGCGCGTTATTTTAAACATGGCGCACGCGCTGTCCGCAGCGGACGTTGACCTAATTGCGTGTGTACTAAGGGACAATTTGTTTTTGTTAAACAATAATTATATTATTTGCAATGTGTTCGACCAAGGCTCCGATCGCGTTGAACCCGTGTGCCTCGGTGAAATTGGTGCCGTACAAGCCCATACGCCCGACCAAGATGCAATGCTGGATGCATCCTCGACGAGCGACGTGCCGAGCTCGACGACTTCGTAACGCCTATCACAATGAGCGTAACGAAAGCGGTATGCTACACGCAACCGTGTATAGCAACATTTTTCTCGACGAACGCGGCAAACCCTATTATAGGAAAATGTTGCGAAAACGTTCTGACGCTGTCACGGCGCGCCACGCGTTTGTTAGCGCTGGTGAGGTGCACGATTGCATGTTAATTGAACCGGCGCCTAGCGAACGTTTTAAATCTATCGAAGAGGCGGGCGAAACCAACATGACTACGCTCAAAATTATTATAAACACGCTAGTTGACGCGTTGGGACACGTGGCGGCTAATGAATACCTCCTTGTGGCGGACCGTTTGTTTATCGACATGGTGTATTCCGAATTTCGCGCTATAGTGTTGCCGCAGCACGCGTACATTTTAAAACAAGCGTGCCCGGCGGAAACAGACAGCGAAAGCGACGACGACAACGAACGCTGCGTTCGACGCGTGGAACCGCCGTGGAACCAGATCGTGGAGTTGGCCAGCGTCGCGTCCGCCGACAGGGACGGCGACGCGCGCTACAACGAGTGGCAACGGCAATCGCAATATATTTATCGCAGCTTTTTGGTGTACGTGACCATGCTCACGGTCATTTTAAAACAAAGCAATCCATTTATTATTAGCGAAAATAGTTCCGTGTCGGTGATATTGCGCAGTCTGGGCAAATGCCCCGACAACCCGGAGCGCGTCAAGTGTTGCAAGTTGAGCTTCGGCGGTGCCCCGCCGGGACACGTYATGTGTCCGCCGCGCGCAATCATCAAGAAAATTTATAGCTACGCCAACTGGGCGCTGAACCCGCAAAAAGACCGGCGGTATAGCGCGCTAATCGCTCGCCCGCCCGAATCGGCAACAGGTGGCAAATCCAAAGATTTACGAGAAAACATTAACAACGATTTGCATGCCGATGACATTACACCGCTCAACTTGTTGGACTGGGACAACTTTGTTGGTGGGTACATGGACTACTTTGGCGCGACGCCAAGCGCGCAATCGACGGGTATTTAACGGCTGACCTATTTGTTGAACAAACATTGTGTTATCTCGGCTGATTAGCGAGTGGTCGCAAACATGAAAAAAGTGTCACTAGGAAAAATTATAGAAAGCACCGTAGAGGACAAATACAAATACCATTTCAACACCGACCGACCGCCAAGCAAGTTGACTTTGGGAGAATTTTACAAAACTTTTGAAGCCAATCGCGTCGGGCAGCACACTACGTACAACGTCGTGGGCAAAAGGGATTATAGCTGCATCGATAAGTTGACTAAAAAGTGTTAACATGTTTCAAGCTTTAATACGACGTTTTAAAAAAGAAAAAGGTGAACAAAACCGCGAGCAAGACGTAGTTTTGTGTCCCAGGTGTTATTTCGTGGCGCCCGGCTACATTTCCGTCGCAGAATACACAAGAATGCACATAAAATTTAATGAACAATTTGTAGATAAATGTTTGAACAATCTGGCACTAGAGCAACCCAAAACTTGGGCAAATTGTTCCGTTTGTCCCGCCCTTTACTACCCCTTGTATTAATAAAGTTAATTTCCAAATACTCGTGGTTTTCTTTACAATATTTACCCGTTATACAAACGTGTGTTTAACACCCACAATATAAAGTCGCATTTCCAATGCGAAAATTATTTGTGAATTTATATAAATACAATTCTCACGCAGACGCGCTGTTTATTATGTTCCGAATTCACTCAGTCGAGTAGACGTACACGATGTTACACCCGATTGTCGCGAGACGTCTAGACTTTGATAACGTAATATTGGATCTCAATCATGTCGCGTTTAACATTGATCACAACAAAAACAATGAAGATTATATTGTGTTTTTAAACGTGAAACGCGCGTTTTACAAAAACTTTAATCTCACTTGCGACATGTCTTTGGAAACGCTCGCGCTGTACGTGTACGAAAACGCATCCGTAATTGTCAACGGAACTCAACTGCCTCGATCTCCAGATTTTGTGCAACACATTGCGTTTAACGCATCGGACCGCGATCAATCTATGTTGGTTGATTTTACACCGGAAGCAAGAATCGTGGTAGCGCGTAAGCTGCGCGCCAACGAACGCTACTACCAGCGCGCCAGCGGGTTTGCCGACTTTCAGCGACGGCACGAGCAGCCGCCCGCGCCCGTCGAACGCGATTTGCACGTGCGAAACGCCGCGGATCGCGAGTTGGAAATAAAACTGTTTAATATGTGAAAAGTGTAAATTTATTAATAATCATCTTCGTCGCTATGTGATTCGACGCTGCTATAGTGCGGTTGAGATTTATTGTTATAATGTTTGTTAATAGGAATTTTGCCCTTAACGCGCTTTTTTCTTGACGCCTTTGCGCGCACGGTTTTGCCTGTGCTAACAAGTTTGTCGTCGGTTTCGTAAGCGCTGCTGGCTTCGCTATCGCTGCTGGTGCTGGACGCGTGGGTGTTTTTTCTTTTGTGTTTCTGCAACGACGACGCATCAAGTTGCTGACGCTGCACACCGTCACTGTCATCTGACATGTCGTCACGTATAATTTCGTATGCGGCTCGGCTCGGAATCCACTGCAAGTCGTTGACGCGCACGTAACGTTCCTCAAGAGCGTTGCGCGCTTTCTGCATGGCTAAGTCTTCGTCGCCCGCGTTTAGTTTGTGGTGCTTTGAAAACGTGTTAACAAACAGCTGTTTAGCGCGTCGCGGCATTTTTTCTTCGTAAAGGGCGTCGGGAATGTGATACATTGTCGCTGTCCGATTCAATGTCGCTGCTGCTGCTGCTACTACAGGAAGAAGAACTGCTAGTTGTGTCTGAATCGTTAGCGTCGGGTCGAGCTTGCCATCGGCCGTCAATTAACATGTACTTTTTCCTAACAGCGCAGACGGCTAATTTTGTAGCAATTTCCGCAGAATTAAACTTTTGTAAACTGCGGGCGTAGAATTTGTTAAATATCCTCTTACCGTTATACGGCAAATTGTGTAAACTGGTTGGTAGCATGTTAATAAAAAACTATTATTTTTAAAAATGGACTTTTATTTATTCCAAGGACGGATGGGTGGCAAGAATAACACACAACCATGAGATTCAACTTGATCACTTAATTTAGCTTAAATTTAAATAATATTTTGCAACATGCTAGATTCAAACACGTCGGCCGCCTTGTCGGCGTCAAACGAAAAAAGGTTGTTGGCTTTTAGATAATCAATGTGTTGTTCGTTTTTGACAATAAACACGCGGCTTTTCTCGTCGCGGCGTACCATGACGCCGTGCTTACACAGCGATATATACTTGTAGACCGGCAAGAGTGCGTCACGAGCCTTTTTTAGCAACAATTTATGCTCGGCCGGCGCGGCCACAAATATCTTTACGGGCCCGTCGTAATCAATGTCTAGGCTGTAATTTTTAAGGCGTTGTTCGCGCGACTTGCTCTGCCACTCGCGGGCGCGCGACGCGTCGCACAACTTAACCACCATGTGGTTCTTGTGAAACGACGAATCGAGCACGTGTTTAAACTCTAAATCAAGCAATGCGCAAATTTTTTTCAAATAAAATGTTCTAATTCTTTTGCTAGTCAGTCGTTGATCGTGAATACCATAAATTTCCACGCTATCGTTTAACCGGTCTCGCTCCAATTGTTTAAGCTTCACGTTCATTAGTTTAATGTCATTGGACTCGTCAATTTGCGAGTTAATTAAAGACTTGAGTAGCGACACGTTGATGAGCTGTTCGAACCGGTCCATGGCGACGACACAATAATTACAAACCCTCTTATAGTAGCGGGCGGCGCAGCACGCGCACGCGTTTGTCATGGTTTCGTTTCTGGACAAGTCGCGACCAGAGTTTGATTTAATTTTGGACCCTACTAAACTTGAAAATGTGGCCTTTTTTTCTAATCAAGAATTTAAAATTGTTTTAAAAAATCTCATTGCTGACCTCAAAAGAAACCAAAAACCCAACTATTTCAACGGTCTCATGGACCAGATGATCAACGTGTACACCAACGTGGGCGGCGGCGCCAACGCGGATGCTCTTGTAAAAATTATTGACGCCACCTGCGTCATTATCACTGACTTACCGTCCAACGTGTTTTTAAAAAAGTTAAAAACCAACAAGTTTACCGACTTTATCGATTACCTCATTCTGCCAAACTTTATTTTGTGGGACTACAACTTTATAATTTTTTTAAACAACACGTTTAATTCCAAGAACGAAAACAGTTTTGTGGACATTTCGGGCGCGTTGCAAAAAATCAAGCTGACGCACGGCGTTATCAAGGACCAACTGCAGAGTAAAAACGGCTACGCGGTGCAGTACTCTTACTCGACGTTTCTCAACACCGCCTCCTTTTACGCCAACGTGCAATGTTTAAACGGCGCCAACGAGGTTATGCCGCCGCTGCACAGCGTGCGCCGCTATTTTGGACGCGACGTGCAACACGCACGAGCGTGGACCACGCGTCACCCCAACATTAGCCAGCTTAGCACGCAAGTGTCGGACGTGCGCATCAACAAGTGCGACACCGATTGGAATGTAAAAGTGGGTCTTGGCATATTTCCGGGCGCCAACACCGATTGCGATGGCGACAAAAAAATTATTACGTTTTTGCCACAACCCAACTCGCTCATCGACGCCGAGTGCCTGTTGTATGGCGATCCGCGGTACAGCTTTATTTGCTTTGACAAAAACCGTCTCACGTTTGTGTCTCAGCAAATTTTCTACTTGTACCAAAACGTAAACGCGGTAGAAAAACTTTTAAAAACCATGCCGCTGGCGCACATGCTGTGGCACATGCACGCCGACGTCAAATTTTCTACTCGCCTTGAACTGCTGTTGCGAGATTTTTGCCTCGTGGCCAGCTCCAACGCCAGTTATTTGCTGTTCAAACAGCTCACAAAGCTGATTCAAAATGAGGAAATGGTGTGCGGCGACGAGGAGCTGTTTGGGTTGGCGGGACAGTTTACCGCCATGGTGGACAGCGGCGCTAAGGGCAGCGCCGCTTTAATCGAAAGCACGCGCCAGTATGCTCGCACGCGCGCAACGGACATCGACACCGTTTCCACGCGCGCCACCACCAGCCTGAACAGTTACATTTCGTCACATAACAAGGTGCAGGTATGCGGCGCTGACATTTACCACAACACGGCCGTTTTGCAGAATCTTTACATTAAAGACAACGCCATTTGCTACAAAAACGACGATCGGCAGCTCGCCAGCATCTGCGCACTGCCGTCCGAGTTTTTATTTCCCGAACATTTGTTGGACTTGTTTATAGATGAATAAAACACAATATTATTTAATACATTTGTTTATTTGTTAAACTAACGTTGCATATTATTAGCTAAACGCGCAATCTGTCGCTCCGTCATGGACGCCTGCACCGCTTCGACAAGCTGCTCCTTGGTCAAATTGTCTAGCAGCGTAATTTTGTTGTGTTTCGCCTTAAACTTGTCTCGCGGCAACGATTCTTTTACCTTGTTGAGCACGTTCATAGAATTAGGCACGTAATCGCTGCGAAACACAATGTCCCGCTCGCCCACGGACAACCGATTTAAACTGCGCTGAAGACTGCGCCGCTGCGGTCGTACAAACGCAAACTGATCACCGCCTAAATCACACACCGCTAGCGAATGGAGTAATTGTGGGTTGGCCGGCTTGGTAACAACGTCTTGAACAATGTCCGCCATGCGGTTGGCCAGTTTGTCCGATCGTTCGGTGGCGGCAATCAGCGCCTGTGTCAACACTTGCGTTTGTGCCATCAGTGCGTTGTTTTGCGTTACCAACGCGTTATTGCGCTCGTTGGCCGCCATGAGCCCCCTTGCAATCTCAGCCAAGTCGGTGTTAGATTTAATTAAAGCCGTCGACAGCGTTTCGTCCGTTTCCATTTTGATGGCTGGCGCGTACTTGCCAGTGCACAGCACCTGCGGAATCACTTCTTCAAAAAGCCACGCCTGCAATTCTACGGCGTAGGGCAGCTTGGACTTCATGATAAGTTGAATAACACCTTCTTTAGTAATGAGCACTGTACTCGGGTGTAAGTACAGCGGGTCGCCCTGTTTGACCGCGCTGTTTGCAGCAAGGGCCCCGTTTTCGGGCGCTTGCTCATACGTAAATTTGTATTTATCGTCAACGTGTTGATTCACCGCGTTGCGAGATTTTTCGTAACCCAAACTGTTCGCAACGTCCTTGGCCACAAACTTGACTTGTTGGTCGCGCTCCAACACGTACCGCAGCGTGAACGTGTCTTCGCCGAATTTAAATTGACCAATTTTTACTTGAGTCATTTTATTTATTTAAACATACGTTGTTGGTCAACGACCGCAAACAACACAATGACGCGCTCACAACTCGTCAATGGTATCGCGGACGGAAGGGTCATTGTTCCATTTGCCGCGCGTGCCATCTCGACGCTTGTGGTAATGATTGTGTCCATGATGGTGACCGTGTTTGTGATTGTAATGGTGACCGTATTCGTGGCCGCGGTGCCATTGATTATTGTCGGCTTGCGAATTATAATATCCACGGCGACGTGTGCGTGTGCACGATTCTTCGGGACCATCACCGTTTCCGTTGCTGCCGCCGTTACCGTCGCCCACATCCTCGGCGTCATCGCCTTCGCAATCATCGCATTGGTCCTGATCTTGATTGCGCAGCTGGTCGCGCACGGCCTTGGCGGCACGTGCGTATCTGCATTCGTCGTTTTCCGTCTCAAACATGAGATCGGCGCAATTGTAAAAGCCCTCGCCCACGGGGTCAATGCGCTGCCAACGCACGTACATTACAAACTGGCCTGACCTGTACGGCACCGTGACGGGTATCGAATACACTTGGTTGCTATCGCAAAGCGGGTCGCCCGGGTTAGGCACCAACGCCGAGTTGTTACCGCCAATATACTCGAGCTCGTTCCACGTGATGGGGTTGCGCCGGTCCCACGTGGGCTTGGTTATAAACACCTCGAAATAGCTTGGCTCGTGGATGGCAGTGGGGCAAAAATGCACGTCCATCGGGTACGCGTTCTGGTAACGGTTCATGTACAGCACGTCGGGTCGCCAGTTGTAAAACGGCTCGTCCATGCCGCTCTTGTCGCCGAACAAGGCGGCGCGATCGTTGGACGCGGCGCCGCACAGCGTGTGCGGCACTACATTGCGCTTCACCATTTCAAAGTCGCGATAATTGGGGCCAGCCAACGCCGCGTACTCGGTGTACTGCTGGAACATGTACTGCGCCGCGCTGGCGGCTTCGCCTGAGGGCACGTTTATTGCCCGGTACTTGTAATACACCTTTTTGTAAGCATTACGACACGCCTCATCGGGAATGTTATCGCCGTTATTGGGCCACCAAAAATTACCATCTCTAAAGCATTTGTATTGCCTAGCGACCGGCACCGACAGGTAGCCGTGCGAGCGCACTGCGGGCGCAAAAAACAGCGCAAACAAAACTACGCTAAATTTGTTCATTTTTTATTTAAAACTTAATTATATAAAAAACTTAATTGATACAAACAAGTTTGTTTTTATTTTACTTTATACAAACAAAATTTGAACGTGTTGTTTGCGCACTTGGCTTCGGGCGGGCCGTCCTCATCTTCTTCTTCGCTGTCCTCCGTGTCGCTGCTTGGCGCTTTGCGTTTCGACCCGCACGCTACCGTTGTTTTACGCTTTTTGCAGTTTCCCTCATCTTTGCTGTTTTGCGCTTTACGTTTGCACGCAATTGGAACTAATAAAGCGCGTTTTTTGTCGTACATTTGATTCTGCATATATCTTGCAAGAATAACCTCGTAACATTCAGCAAGCAAATCTTTATGCTGGTCACCAAAAATTTCCAACAGCTCGTTCATAAACGTATTTAATATGGTCATGTGTTTACGCCAACTGATGCGATTCGTGTTTATATCAAACAAGCGTAAAGGGTAACTTTTTTCAGTAATTTTACCCTCAATGTCAAGCAGCACGTACGGAATGCGGTCGCCGTTGCCCGGCACAAAGTCCGTGCCTTTACTGATTAGGATTTCGCGACAATGGCGCGCGGCGGTAACTACGCGCCGCTTGGCCGGTGTAGGTGTTTCGTCCGCTTCATCGGCGCGTCGTTTGTTTGCTTTGCCAGCGTTGTCATTGTACGTCATGCTAAAACTGTAATCGGTCAAAGGTTTGTCGCCGCCAAACGCGTCAAAATACATGAGCATGTTGTTTTGCAAACTGTTTAAACATCCGTGCAGGTCTTGGCGGCGCAACACGTGTTCCATGGCTGATCTAAACGCCACACGCATAAACACTGGCATGTCCTTCTTGACCAACCATCCTTTAAACACAATCTTGCCGTTGTTGTTAATGTAACAATATTTCTTCTTTTTTAACAGCACGAGTACGCTCATTAGGTTTTCAAACGCCATCTTGTAACCGTTGGTGAATTGGCCATTGACGCGCGCCTCCACGGCCGCGCAAATGCGCGTGAGCGTGGCCATGTGTTGTTCTTCGAGAATCTCGTCGCGATTAAACGTGGGCAGCACAAACGTCGAGTCCGTGTCGCCGTAGAGCACTTTGAACTTGAGCGTGGTCAAGCCAAACTCGCGCAGCAGCTCGGGGTCGTCGGATAAGCCTTCGATTATGCCGATAGCCGCGGTCAGTTTTTCGCGGCCCACCCTTGTAATGTAATTGGCCAACGCCTTGCAGAAAATGCCGTAATAGCCGTAAATGCTATTGGCAGTGCGCTTGCTCAGGTTTTGCATTTGGTCATACAGGTCGTACAAAAACTCAGACTCAACCTGATTATCACGGCATTTCTTTAGTATCGTGCGCTGTTTAAGCAGTTTGAGCAACAGCTTGACGTTTATCGCTTCCTTGTCTTGGTTAAGGTACACGTTGCCGTCTTCGCACAAAATTAGGTTTGTGAGACAAGCGCAAATGTCAATCATGATAGTGAGGTACAGCGAGTTAAAGTCTAGCGAAAACGCGTACTCATACACGCCGGCACGGGGCTGCAGCACCTTGCCGCCCTCATATTTGACCGCTTCAGCGATGGCGCCCAAACAAATCGCGTTGGCGGGCACGTCTTTAAATGGCGTAAGCTTGCGTTGCAAACGCGACATGCCCGCGTTGCCAGACATGTTTCCCAAATCATTTTTGTCGAAAAAATAAATATCCGGTTCGTCGAGCCCGGTAGACGGGTTTGTGCGCGTGTTGGTCAGCGCCAGGTGAAAAAACGTGGTGCTAATCAAGTGCGAAATGTTGCAGATGAAATCGTCGGTGCACAAGCGATACATTAAACATTGCGAGTACATGAAATCGTTCAGTTTTAGTTTCAAAAACAATTTAATCGGCAACAAGCAATCTTGCACGTTGTATTCAATGATGGTGCCCAGCTGCTTGTTGTTGTACATGCGCACCATCGTTTGCCAATCCAAATCGACCTTGGCATCGCCCAAGTAGTATTTACTGAGCGTGTTCAATTGAAAGTTTTCCACGTCGCGATTGTTAGCGTCTACGCCAAAATATTTGTACAGGTCAATGTGAATGTAATAATTAAAATAATACGTGTCCGTTTTGTTACCAATCTTGGTGATAAACAACTTGGTGTTGGACTGCAAAGGGGGCAAATCGTAGCGGCGCAACGTTGGTTTGTTACCATTCAAACGCGCCCGTATGTACGGCAAATCAAACACGTCGCCGTTGTAGTCGAGAATCACGTCGGGGTTAACAAACTTTAAAAAATCAAAAAAAGACAATATCATGTCAGTTTCGTTACGAAACACAACTACGTGCGTGTCGTCGTTTGTGTGCGGAATTTCCAAGGGTTCTTTGTGATACACAAAACAGACTTTGTCAAAGTGGTCGTCCTTGTATATCGACAACCCGATGCACATGATGACGTCCACGTCGGGTTTGGAACTGTTGTGTCCGTCCGAATGTGTTTCAATGTCGTAGCACGCCATCACGGGCGCAATGTTAGTATTCAATGTGGCCGGGTCAACGATTTCAAAATCTGCGTCAAACTTTTCAAACGTAAACGGGTGCGTGTCGTCGCTGACGCAGTTGTTGCGGCACCGTTGCGCGCGTCGGAAGCGCATGTACGTGCCTTCGATCACGGGCGTCTGCATGTGCACCCTGTTGGCGTTGCTTAAAAACTTGTCCAAAGCATTAGATTTTTCTTCGTACGAACTGCCGTTGCGCTTAAACTTGATCACGTTGGTCTTGTCCATGTGCACGCCTTTTACGCCCGGCGCGACAAACGTGTTATAGTTAGAGCAGCGGTTGCGACACGTGGAAAATATGTGATTGTTGTAGCATTTTTTGTACGAGTACAAGTCCATTTTTATCACAAAATAAAATTGTAACACACGACCGTTCATGTTAATGTTGCAAAACGCCAACAGCTTGCCCTTGTTTTCGTCGTAGTGAATGCGCATGACGCGAAACGCGTTGTCGCACGGTACATCGTAAGTGTGCGGACAGTAATCGCGAAACGCCTCTTTCAACTGATTGTAAGTGTGGATTTTCATTTTAGCAAAATGCAAAAATACGGAGCCACCGATGTTAGCTCGCGCACTGTTCACGATCTACTGACCACTATCAACACTATGAGTTTGCGTATAAAATCGCTGGAGCGGTATGAGCACGCGTTGCGTGAAATTCACAAAGTTATAATAATGATGCGTCCGGGTTTCAACTTGCAACTGATGGATCTTAACGCTATGCCCGCGCTTATTGTGCAGTTTTTCTCCGACATGACGGGCCGCGACATTACGCACAACATTAATTACAAGTATGATTACAATTTTAACGGCGCGCTTCCGTTTCAAGCGCCTCCGCCGCAACCGTTTTACGGTGAACATGGGCTTCAACAACCGCCGCCTCAGCCACCGTTTCAACCGCCGCCTCAGCCACCATCTCAACAGCCACCGCCTCAGCCACCATCTCAACAGCCACCGCCTCAGCCACCATCTCAACAGCCTCAGCCACCACCTCAACAACCGCCGCCTCAGCCACCACCGCAGCAACCTCCTTGTCAAACAATTGTGCCTCAAATAGAGCTTACCGTTGACGAAATGCGCGAGCTGCAAAATGTATATCAAAACATGCAGCAGCAAACTATTACCTGGGACCATTTAGGTGTATTTGTGACGACTATGGTTCGCATTATGCAAGTGCGCGTAATAAACAGCGTGACTATAGTCAACGCAATAAATTCCCTTCAAAATGTTACCATCTTGACCAATTTTGATTTTAACGATTTCTTGCGGTGCGTCGCAAGGGAAACTGCCCTTCAATTTACCATTTCGTTAGACCTGTGTCGCATTATAGTGGCGTTTATTCAATTCTTTCAAAACACATATTTTTCCATAACATTAACATTGTTTACATACGTAAACTTGGACGGTTTAATCGTGTCTACAAACTCAATGCACGTCATTATTGTACAACTATATGAATTTTTTACTAAAATCTATTTTTTGGTGATGCAAACGCGTTTTGTCTACACCAATTCTGATGGTTTTGTTCAGACGACCGCAATGCTATATAGCAGAGTTGAAGCGTTAACAGCATCCGCGCAAACCACCACCGTTGTGTCAAGTTTGCAAGAAGAATTGCGCAAAGAAAGAATTAAAGTAAATAATTTGGATAGGGAAAAAAACAGCGCGTTACAAAGTGCATCTGATTATGAAAATCGTTACAAAAATGTACAGAGTGAGAATGAAAATTTAAAAACACAAGTTGAAAGATTGACACCTTTAGAGAATGAATCACGGACCTTGACGTTGGATAAAGAAGAGTTGTTAAGTGAAAACAATCGTTTAAAAGAAGCTAACGCAAAACTGCAAAACGACAATACAGAACTTTTAAAACGATCTGCTCAAAATTTTGAAAATTTTAAAAATGAACAAATTAAAGTTAAAGAAGAACAAGAAAAAAGTAAAGATTTAGAAAGGCGTTTACAAAACGTCGAAGATTTGCAAACTCAAAATGTAAATAATGACGCACAAGACATTATTTTTGAACTGAGACGTAATCTAAAAGAAAAAGAAAACCAATTGCAAGAAGCTAAAACGTCAAACTCTACCGCGTTATCTAAACTTCAATTTCAAATTGATTCAGACGCAGCTACGTACAGGGCAAAATTAGCATCTATGGAACAAGAGTTTAACAAAACAATAAATGAAAGGAATAACACTATAAACCAATTAAACGAAGCATTAGTTGCAGCCAAAGCACAGTATGACGAATTAATTACGCAACTAGAAAAGGGTCAACAAGAATTAAACAACACAAATGAATACGAAGGCAAAAAATTCGGCGACGACACCGACAAAATAATAGAATTTGCACTTACAGCTTTAGATTTAATGTATAAAAGAGTGAGAGAAATTGATCCAAATTTGGGCAACGGTGTAGATTTGTCACAAAATCCTAATAATATGAATTTACAATTGGCCGAACAACAACGCGATCTGTTAAACAATTGGTTTGTAAGTTTAAATCAAACCATGGCTACTAACGACATACTAAACTTTAACTCCGTTCTCAACATGGCTAGTGTAAAAAATCAAATTGCACATATTATTCCGGCCAACATGTTGCTGGGACCCGATGGCAATTTGATGACACCCCAACAAGTACAAAACGCTGACAATGTTGTTCTTATTAGTGCTGTAAGTACGTTAGTTTCTGAATACAATAGGTTGGCCGGTGAAGTATTTAATTTAACCGCAAATAGCGCCGCGCAAAGCGAAGCTAGCGCGTTAATCGCCAATTGCTCGCAGCAAATTGCTGCTCTACAAGAAGAGTTAAGAAAAAACAAAGAAGACTTTAAAAAAATTAACAATTTGGTACAAACGTCCTCGCCTCAACTTAACGACAAAACCATACAATCAATGAAAACGGAATTGGACACTGCCAAAAGTCAAATAAATAATTTAAAAAAGGCCACTACTGAACAATTAAAACAAATGGCAGACAATGGTGTGCAAGTGGAAATGAGCAAATTAAATACACAAATTGACAAGATAAATTCTTTATTGTTACATTATCGTTCAGTTACACAAGATATATTTGACTGGAAAACAAACATGATGGAATTGTACGAATCGTTGGCGCGCACAACCGCCGAAATGGAAACTATATAAAACTATATTCGTTCATGTCTTCGTCGTATTTGAGCAAACTTAACATGTTCATATTGTTTGCTTCCGCGTTGTCTACGGTCACATAAATTATGGCGTTGGTCAAGTTGTCCGACAAACACGTGGCCAACTGATCAAAATCCATAGAAAGCTTTTGCATCACATTATTGTCTGCTTCATCTTTGCCGTCTTGTTTGTTGTTGTTATCCAAGTAGTAAACGCATTTGTTCCATTTAGGCTCGTCAGCGTCATTCGAATCAATCGCTTTAAATTGAACTGAAAAACTTTCTTTACCATTGTCACTTTCCTTTGGATCCGCTTTAAACTGCGACAGTTTTATGCACATCAAGTGTTTGTTTGAGCGGCTAATGTTATTGGTGGCATTACTATATTGTAAATTTAGATAATCATCGTTGTCCGTGCTGGTGGGCGTTTCCAATCGTGTTATTTGGCCTGCCACCCAATTTAAAAAAGCGTTAGTTCCTTTGACCGTGTGCTGACATTTAACCCCATACACATTAAAAAGTTTTCCAGAATTTTTAAAATAAAATTCCATTAATTGGTCAAAATCTTCGCAATTTTGCACGTGCCCCTTGGCCACGCTGGCCAATACCTTTGCGTTGGCAAAACATTCAACTTGCTCCACGCGCACGGCGCCGCCCGCGTCCGCCATGTTAATTTCAAACACCATTTTGTAATTGTTTGCGTTCAACCGCTTAAACACACATTTTAGCTTGGCCAACACGTTCACTACGCTTTCGTCTTCAAAATCAGTGTGCTTCAAACTTAACTGTACTTGAGCAGCAGTATCTTCTATAGGCGTGTCGCATTTGACATATTCGTTAATTTGAATCCATTCTTTAAACTTGGTTTTGATAAAGTTTAAGCTAATGTCGTAGCACTCGCCGTTCACTAGTTCTTTAAAACATTGCAAGTTGCCGTAGTACGCTTCCATTTTGTTGTCAATCAAAAATCTAAACGTGTAATAACGTTGGTTATCTATGCTCAAAGTTGTTTTGTTCAACAGCTTGCCTGTGACGCGCTTGTAGTTTTCTTTTACTTTTTTCTTCAACGGCTCGTTGCTTGCCGTTTCGTTTGTGTGCTCACGTTTGGTGGCCATTATGTGGGACACGGTGCGCTGGCAGGTGTTGAGTTCCAATGAAGTAGAAGTGGCGCCTGAACACCGCGCGTTGGCTTGGCGTGAATTGATTGCAAACGTGGCCGACGGCACCCCGCTCGATTACACGTTCAGAACAATGTTTCAACGGGCAGATTTTGAGAATTTTGATTACAACACACCAATCGTGTACAATGTTAAAAATAAAGAATTGATCGTGCTAAACGAAAGAATAAGAGCCGCGCTCAATAGACCCGTCCGACGCAGCGACCGCACGATTAATGTGAACACAGTGCACGTTTTTTTGCTTTTTATTCTAGCCGTGTTGCTGACGGTAGTGGTTGCGTTTTGGGGACGTGATGCCGCACCGCGCAATGTTGCAACGGAAACTCGAAAAACTTAAACACCACCTAACCTTGTTCAGCGACGCGCAAATTAAACGTGCACGTGCTTGCCTGTTCGACGACGCGGTAACCCGTCGACCGCGATGTTGGCGCAAACTGGCCGAGATTGACAAACAATTTAAAGTGTGTCAAGGCGTTAACACGGCACTTGACTTGTGTGGTGGACCGGGCGAGTTTGCCGCCTACACTATGTCGTGCAACGCGTCGTGTCGCGTGTACGGCGTTACGTTGGCCGCAAACGCGCCGTACAAACGCACGGTGCGCAACCAAGCCAATTTTTGCGCCGTTATGGGACCCGACGCGACGGGCGACGTGCTCGATAAAAACGTGTTGTTTGATTTGAGCGTAAAGTGTGGCAACGCGTGCGACCTCGTGCTTGCCGACGGCGCTGTGGACGTGACCGGACGCGAAAACGATCAAGAACGACTCAACGCGCCTCTTATCATGCGCGAAACGCAATTGGCGCTCATTTGTTTGCGTCCGGGCGGCAATTGTATTATCAAGGTGTTTGACGCGTTTGACGACGAAACGATAAACATGTTGGCAAATTTTGTTCGCCATTTTGCGCGTTGGCGTTTAGTCAAACCGCCTTCATCGCGGCCCTCCAACTCGGAACGCTACTTGGTGTGCATTAACAAGTTGATAGTTCCACAAGCGGCCGGCGATCAAGTTTTTGTAATGGCACGCGCGTTTAAAAAATTTTGCACGTTGCAATGCAAGTATCTAAACAAATTGTTGTGCGAGTTGCAAAAAACTAAGCATGGATTTAAAAAAGTTTAATTTTCTAATATTGTCCACGCACGGGCGCGCCAAAACGATGACGCCCTTGTTGTTAGACAACGTGCAAAAAATGGATTTGGCTAAAACGGGTTTCTTTTTTCACAACAACATGCTCAAGTGTATCGGTTGCCGCACAACCATGGACAAGATTGACGCCAAACGCGTTAAACGACACACGTACTCTGATTATTGCATTTCGGCCACCAACGCGTTGCTGGCCAACGAGAGTTTACGCAAACAATCGTTTTGCAGTTTTAAATGGGCGCGACGGCAATTCGCGTCTCAGCCCAGGGTGATTGACATGTTGAGTCGGCGCGGTTATTATTGTTTTGGCAAACGACTTCGTTGCGCCGGCTGCAAAGCCGTCGTCGCGTACGAATCGGTGGACGCCGCGCAACGAGGCCACGACGCCGTTTGCGCGTTTCGTCACGTGGTTGACGTCAACCTAGATGAATCCACATTTAAAGTGTTGGAGGCGGATTTGCCCCCGCCGCGTTTAGAACGCGTCGAGCCCAGCGCGCCGCAAGCAGATAGCAGCAGCGTTTCCGAATGCAAAGTGTGTTTTGCAAACGAAAAATCAGTGTGTTTTTTGCCGTGCCGTCATTTGGCCGTGTGCGGTACATGCTCTCCGCGCTGCAAAAAATGCTGCGTGTGCAACGGCAAGATCACCAGCCGCATAGAAACAATACCACAATAAAAATAAGTCTTTATTATTTTTTGTATTGTATGCCTAATAGATTATTAACCTACTGTAAATTAAAATTTGTTAAACGGGTGTCAAAAACCGTTTTTACTCTGTTGTGTAAATGTGTAACTTGTTTAGAGCCTAAAAATACAACAGGTGATCGTTATTTACACATTAACAACAATTGTAATTTTATTTATATAAATGTGGTAAACAGTAATTAACAAAAAAATGTAAATCATATATTTTTTTATTGTAATTAAATCAATAAATATAATTAAACAATTTCTAATGTTTTGTTTTAGAGGGTTTAAATTTTCCTGTTCTGGATCAAATTGCAAAACGTTTGCTACAGCTAATAAATTATACAAATCAGTTTCCATGGTTGATAAAGCATCCAACGTTGCGTCGCTATCGTTGAGAAGCGCTTGAATTTCATGTACTTTTGCAAGTGCGTCTTCTTGCACGACGTTCAATGTGGCTTGAGACGTCGTCATTGTGGCGGCTTAAAATTTAATGTGCAACAGTTAAACGTTGACACAATGCAATTTGGCTTAACATAGCCGCAACTCATATCGTACCTAACAGCGTCATCGCTCAATTCGCTGTTTAACACGTTGATTACCGCATTTTTAAAAGTGTTTGACTGCGTCATTGTGACTGTTGCTTGCAATTGTTCTTGTAAAATCTTGTAAATGTTGTCTCTAAACGCTTTGTCGGCGGCTAATTGCGCGGCGTTAGCTTCCAGCCACAGCTTGAACGGTTCGTCCACAAACAAACCGCGCATAATCTCGTACAATTGGCGGCCCAACGAATATACTTCGTCATAATCTTTCATGTTCAATTGCTTGCTCAATGTCATTACAGAAAAGTCCACAATCGCTTGCAGCTGCTTGTAATATTCCACATAGGCCGGTTTAAGTTTTAACCCGTCCACCGTATACTCTTCCGCGGCACCGTGCACAGTTTTCTGGTCGGGTCGCGCATCTTGCACGGTAGTTGAAATGGGATTTTCGCAGCTGGTCATTGTTGTTAATAGATCTTATTATAATTGGTATACTTCGTTCATTTGCGTTACCAAAAAATTGGATAGCGCACTAATGTCTTCGCCCGACAATCTGTAGCCGTCCACAAACGTTTGCACAACGCTCACAATCTTGCGGTTCGCCAGAAACGCGCACACTAAATAATCAATTTGTTTCTCGGTTAGCTTTTTGGACGAATCCACCGTGCCCACCAAGTTGTAAATGAGCCGCCTGTCAATCTGGTGGGCGATAAACATTTTAAACACGTTGCGCAGTTTGTCAAAAAAGTGCGGGTCCGGGTACACTTGCTCGTTGAGCCAATTGTCAAGGGTGGACCGCACCATGCTCACTTTGGTGGCAAACGTGGTGGACTTGACTAGTTCGGCAAAAAAACTCTTCATCATGTTGGTCATGGTTGTTTCAGTCAAGCGAGCTGGTGTTTTTGTTTAAAATTGCGTCAAGCGCTTGTTCAATTTCCAACTTTTTCCGCACGCTCTTAGCTTTATGGCTGGGCAGGTCGTCCACGGCCGACTCGGTATTTTTACTTATTAGGGCCGGACTGACCAGCACAAACACTAGCACCAGAATGAGCAAATAAAACGCAATACCGTTTTCCTTCTTGTCGTACACCAGGCTGAACACGGCCAGCGCGCCCAGTAACAAGTACAGATTCATTTTGCCCTTATTATTCACCGGCACGATAGTACAGGGATGCCGAACCGCCAGACGAGCCGGCTGACGAGTCGCGGTTGTTCAACTCTGATTCCTCGTCGCTGCTGCTGCTTTCGTCAAAATTGTACTTGTTTAGGTACGGTTTGGTACTGGCCGGCGATTCGTGGTTCATCAAGCGCGCCACTTTTTGCAACGGCACGCCGCTGTTGTACAAATTGCTGCTCAAATAATGTCTTATCATGTTGCTACGTGGCCGTTCCATCTCCACGCCCGCTTCGTCCAGCAAGCGACGAAAGTCTTTAAAGGGCGTAGAAGTGTTTTTAGAGATTTGCAACACGGTGGGGTTGCGCGCGTAAATCTCGCGAGCCAGCTCCAACGGTTTGGTTTTAATTGTGTTGAGCGTGTTGTTGCGGCTGCGTTTGCGTTTTAAATTGATAGTGTTGCTGCGCAATTTGCCTTTTTTGATTAGCACGTTAAGATCTTCTACGCTGAGCTGGCGCGCCTCGTTGATGCGCATGCCCGTACCTAGCATTATGCAAAATACTATGGCGCCGCGAATTAGGCCGCGGTCGTGCACGTAATCGCCGTTTAGCATTTTTATTTTGGCATTAATAAAATCTAAAATTGTGTCTATTGCGTTTTTGAGCATAAAATTTTTTTCCTTTTCTCGAATGGTTTTGAGTTCTTTGTCACGCGGCAGCATGACCATGCGCGGGATTTTAAATTCGGGCAAGCCCATAGCGTTCGTGTAAAAGTTAATGGTGAGCTGCAGCGTTTCCTTGGTCACAGACCTTAATTCAAGCATGCGTTTGCACAGCTCTTTGGGGTTCACGAGCAATTGTTGATATTCAATCGAATCAAATTCCCTTTTTAAAGAATACGCGGTGTTTTGCAAGTCCGGTTCTTCAATTAGGCTAAAAATAATTTTGATGAGACGCGATTTGTAGCTTTTGAGTGTGGTGGGCGCAAACGGTTTGGGAAACATGTACTTGCTCCACAGGCTGTCGTTTTTTACCTCGTCCGGCGTGCACCGCTGTCGGTCGGTGGCCAAATCAAACACGTGCTCAAATTGTGGCGCTGATTGAATACGCATTTTCCAATCGTTAAATGCATTTTCGTTGCGTACGTTCAACAGCTCGTTCATTGTAATTAATCAAATTTATTAAACAAAAAAGAAGGATCGCTGTTGTCAATTGTGTCGGAAGAATATTGCGGCTCTTCTCTTAATATTACAAAATAATAGATAACATACAATAGCAAAAACAAGGCAACAAACGCCACCAGACTAATCAGCACGATTAAGCCGGCCGACATTTGGCCCGTGCGCGTTTCGCCTTTGTGCGCGTCCGAATACTCGTACATAACAAAGTCGTTGTTGTTGTTGTTGTTGTTGTTGTTTACGGGCGCGTCGTCGTTAAGCGCTAGTTTTAGCGGAATGTATTCGACGCGCTCGTGGTTGCCCAAACGGTAATAGGGCACGTCCAAGTTCATGATGACAAATACTGATGCAAGTGTTGAGGCTGCGCTTTAATCAATTGCAATTTAAAATATTTCCCGCGTTTACGCTTAAGATTGTATTCCAATTGCGCGGCGGTCTTGTAATCGTACGCGTTTGCGCTGCAATAAAGTAAACGCAAAGAGTTTGCGCCGCGTAAAAAACGCGCACCAACGCCGCGTTCGTGTTGGTGCAAACGTCGTCGCAAATTGCTGGTGATGCCCGTGTACAGTTTGCCGTCGTCTCGCCGCACAATGTACACGCACCACACTTTGTTCTTGTACAAACTCATAATGCGCGCAAACGCGGCGGATTAGTAATTGTCGGCGTCAGTTGCTTTACAATCATGAATATGAACCGGGTTAGCGTTTCACACTGCGCCGCTAATTGAGACAAGCTCTTCTGGCACGCGCTCTGCGTCAAATGGGCGGCCGGCGAGTTGATGGCGTTGGCGGCCGACGTAAGAAACGCCGCGTTCTCAAACATGTCGGGACGTTTGCCGTGTCGCGTGGCAAGTTGAGACATATAATTAAAAATGTCCGCGGACGCGGACAGTGGTGCCAAAAAACCCACGTTTTCTTTAAGCCCTACGACGCGCGCGCGATTTTTTTCGTTGAGCACGTAATGATAATAATTGCCGCCGCCAGCAAACAAATCGTCAATCACTGAATTTATGAGGTCATTGATCATGTTGATGTGCACAAAGCTGCGCGACTTGACGGCTTCTTGCACGTTGTCAGGTAGCGTGGCGCGTTTTAAAAGTAGTGTCACATAATTGTTGGCAAGCTGCTGGTCAAACGGCAACGGGATAGGAATACTGCACGTGACCGCTTCCGACACCATGTACTGCACAGCCAGACTAAGCTGTTTGGCCGCCTCGTTAAGCGCGTCTTTGCCGAGCGTGTCTGCGCCACCGTTATAAAATTTTTGCGCGTACGCTGGCAGCGAATTAAGTACAAACGACGGCTGAAAAATGTTGGAATCCGAGTCGATGGACTCAGCCACGCTATTCTGACGCAGTTCTTTTTGCAACCCAATTAGGTGGCGAACAATCTCTTCGTCAGTTTGCACGCGCTTGATTATATTTACGCTAACAGGGTTGCTGTCAATGCACATATCGCGTATTGTGTTGATGAAATGAATCATCAAAGGAGTTAATTCCGACATGTCGTTACAGCGATAATAGCGAATAATTTTGTGTACATAGTCTGTGCACTTGTTGTACCAAATAGATTCGCCGCTGGCGTCTTCTTTAGTTTTAACAAGCGAGTTTGCGCTGCCGCGATCTGTCCGCTGCACCATTGTAGACATTGTGGTAGGATAATTACCGCTTTGCGAACTAGTAACGGTCGCGCTGGTGGGTGCAAACGGATGTCTCGCAGGCGCCTGCGAAGCGTTCAAATAAAAGCCGTCCCGTTCATTCATGGTTTTTTAATGCGTTCTTATGATTGCAAAATACAACGTATGGATTACTTATAATATAATTGTTGTTACAAAACAGCGCTACTAAAAGTAACAAAATGACAAGCAAGTTTAATATCGAAAATTTTTCCACGTTAAACAACAGCAACAGAATGGCGCATCCCAGCAAAAGCGTTTGAAAACTGACACGTCGACACAGGATACTTTCGCAATTGCGAAACGCCACGTTGAAGCCGTTTTCTCCTTTGATGTATCTGCGCAATTCCGCTTTACAGCATTCGTCGCACATAATGTGCACCTTTATAATGATCCCGTCGGTGTGTACCGTTTGAAACGTGCGAGGCTGACTGCCGGGGTGAAATTCAAACTCGTAACCGCTTGAAGTAGAAATTTGCGCAAAATAATGTGCCAAAATGGAAGCGCCCGTTTTCTTTACTTTTACTTTGTAAATTTTTATCACATTCAAATTGCATTGTTGTTTGTCGGTGCGAAACCCCTCGTACAAATAGTGAACAAGCAGTTCGCTATCGTATTTAATCTTGTTCAGGCTCGTCCAATTTTTGCTTTTTGGGGGACGGTGGTGCGTCGCCAGATTCTGGCCCAAAGCGTTCGGCGACAACGCTTTCTTTTTCGGCGGACCCATGGTGCGGCGCCGGCGTGTCGGCAAGCTTCTTATTATTCCACAGCTTTAGTCTAAACACACCGCCGCTCACCAACACGTCGTCTTGCTTGACGCTCAGGAGGGCTTGCGCTTCGCGCCGGTCGCGGCTTGAAAGATTAAACTCGACGGTGTACTCGCCACAAGTAATTACTGCATGAGGATTGTCATGCAACGCCTCCAATTCGTCTGAAGGCATTATGCGCACGTCGTGCGGCCCCTTCATTAAGCGGTGTTCGTTTTCGGCGCCAAACTCCAACACGGTCTCGCCGTCGCTCGCGGGCACAACGCGCGCCCTCACTACAATGTCAGACGTGGTGCTGTTAGTGCTTGCCATTATCTTGATAATTATTTTTGCGTTAATTTATTACACAATATTTTTTGAGTTTGACGAAACGACCTTTTCTAAACGATTGCAGGTGTTGACTGAATATGCAAAACGAACAAACGCGGACAAACCAACACCGGACGTGCTCGGCCACGTGTCGGATGTGTACGAACACACTTATATAGTTACGTGGTTTAAGACCGACGACCTGAGCACCTATCATGAAACTGTACACGACGACACGGTTGAGGTGTTTGACTTTTTGGAACAAAAATTCAACGCCGCCGCGGCGACGGTCGCGCATCGCGTCGCGCCCGCGGTCACCGAACCCGACGCGTTTGTGTTGACGGGCGATGCGGGCGACGTCAAATTGCGTTGCCCGCAGCATTTTCGTTTTGATTACGCACAATTAAAATGTGTGCCCGTAGAACCGTGCGAAGGTCGCGCGCCCGGTCTCTATCCCATGGACGAACGGGCCCTGGACACGTTGGTGCACAACCAGCATTTGGACAAAGATTATTCGGCAAACGCCAACTTGCACCATCCCACGTTGTATTTGCGATGCTTGGCGGACGGTTCGCACGCGGTGCGCGAATGTCCCGATAATTACACGTTTGACGCCGCGATGGGCCAATGTCGGGTTAATGAGCTGTGCCAAGGTCGACCGGACGGTTACGTGTTGGATTACTTTCCCGAAACTTTATTAGTCAACGAGTTTGTTGAATGTCGTGACAACCAACATGTCGTGGCGCGATGCCCGGACCAACAGGTCTTTGACCGCGTGCTTATGACGTGCGTGGAAGCGCACCCGTGCGCGTTTAACGGCGCCGGACACACGTACATCACAGCCGACATTGGCAACACTCAATATTTTAAATGCATGAACAACCACGAATCGCAGCTAATCACGTGCATTAATCGTGTTCGCAACGCCGATGGTCAATACGCTTGCTCGGGTGACGCGCGCTGCGCCAATTTGCCCGAGGGCACAGGCCAACTAGTTCACATGCACACCGACGACACATTTGAGTACGCCACCGGGCAAATGACCTGCGATAATTTCGAGGTCATCTCCGAGACGGAATGTGACACCGCCAACGTGTTGGACGACAAATTGTTTATTAACAAGTTTAAACTTGTTGCGGAATTTCCCCGCCAAGTTTTTAATAACGGCGTGTGCGCACCGGCAACGTTGACCAACGTGCGCACGTTAAGCGACACGTTTCCTATTGAGAATTTGCCAAACGATTACGACATTGACATGCAAACGTCTATGGTCGGGTTGACGAGCATGATTCCCCGTTTGTTGGCGGGCAATGACCCGGACACGGCGTTCGGGGAAAATCTGCTGCTAGCGCGTGACGTCGGCGCCGTAGGCCTCAACCCGTTCACCGGCGAACCCATCGATTGTTTTGGGCCGCAATTGTATGACGTGTTGAACGCTAGCCGCGCCAACATGTGCACCGAATCGGGCGACGGCGTTTTAAAAACGCTTGAATTTGGCGATGGCGCGTTTTTGAGCGTTTTTCGCAACGATTTGAGCGGTTTGGACGCGGATTATGAGCGTTTTTGTGCAATATCCTACGAAAACCCATTAAAAATCGTAAAAAGCGACCATTTACAGCATCGTATATTGACCAATATACTACAATCGGACATTTGTGCCGATCTATATACTACGATGTACCAAAAATATACTACACTGGCACAGAAATATACTACAACTCCGCTACAATATAACTACACTCTCGTAAAACGGCCTCGAAATATGGTAGTATATGCTGCAAATATACATTTAAAAAACGCTACGATTTCTAAACCAGCATTTGATCCCTTCGCAAAACAGCCATCCGTCAATAAAAGCGGGCTGGCCGAACCCTTGTTTGACCCGTTTGCAAACGCCGTCTGGTACAGCGAGCCCGGCGGCGACGGTGACCATTGGGTACCCGACCCAGGCCCCAATCCTCAACCCGAACCTGAACCTGATGAATCCAAACCTGATTCTGAACCTGATGAATTTGAACCAGTGCCCGAACTTTCGCCTTTGATTTTAGATAAAAAAGATTTGTTTTATTCGTGTTATTACGAGTTGCCGAGTTACAAATTAACTAGTTGCCATGCGGAAAACGACGTGATCATTGACGAGTTGGCACGATTGCGAAACAACGCAAAGGCCGACGCCGAATGTGAATTGGCCAAAGACCTGCATTACGTGTTAAACGCGTATGTGTACACGGGCAACGGCATTGGGTGCCGCTCCGTGTTTGATGGTAATGACGTCACCGTAATTAAAGAGTCAACGCCCTCACACGTGTACGCCAACTTAAACACGCAATCCAATGACGGTGTGCGGTATAACCGGCACGTGCATGTCAAGGACGGTCGGTACATGGCGTGTCCCGAACACTTGTACGACGCCAACACGTTTATGTGCAACGCCGAAGCGGACAAATTGTATTATTTAAACAACATGCAAGAGTAATTGCGTCATTATAATAAAAATAGCACGCGCGTTTTACAAGAACAATCGTATGTGAAAAACAGGATAAATAATATATGACGCAATAAACTGCGGTTGGAGGTTTGTAATAAAATGTAACGGATCGCGCACAATCCAATCACACAACCCATTTGTCTGCAACATGAAGGTCTCATTTGTTGTATTAATTATTTTACTGTGGCTGGCAAACGTGAAAGTTGGCACGTCGGCACGTTGGCGGTATGTGTGCATTAAAGTTTAGTTTTGTACAATTAATTTTATGGTTTTAATTTATTTTAATGTGTTATACAGTTTCAATGGAACGCGACACACAATTGGTACGCGCATCGGCTGGGGCGGCAACGAGCAAGACCCTAATTTGTATTATTAAATATCTAATTTTTAATATTTAATAAATGTAAAGTATATTAAAAAAAAGTGTTTTATTTGCTTTAAGGTTGTTGTGTACTCTTCAAGTTAATAAACTGGTTTGGTGAAAATCAATTTCAATTCCAATTTGAACAAAATTGCGCTTCAGACCGTAAACCGCTAGGGAAATTTATTGTGATACAAAACTAATAACATAAATGCGTGTCGGGAAACTTGCGCAATAACCAGTATTTAATAAAGACGTTTTTACGCAGTTTACCACTTCACAATGCAGACTAACTCAAGTAATAACGCTAGTAAATTAATATTTCTGAAAGCGTTAGATTTGCAACCTTGCGATCCAGTAAAATGCGTCATTTACAACATTGCTGAAAAATGTAGTGCCGGACTTGCGACAGTGGCCACAATCAAGCGCAAATTGAGGTGTTTTGATTTAACTCAGGACCAGTTTGACGAGGCGTTGCGTTTGTCGTTGAAATTAAAAAATAAAAATAATTGTTAAATACATTTTATTTATTATATAAAATTATTATGTTAACATTTATTAAATAAATTATTATCTTTAATGAGTTTAATGTTTTCATTTGTTAACTGTTGGTTTTCCTGCTCTAGCTTGGCGTTTCGTTCCGCCCATTGTGTGCGCTTATCAGCCAGCGTTTTTAAAGCGCGTTCTTCTTTAATTCTGGTGTTTCGTACCGCTTCCATTTGTTTGCAAGCATCATTGTAATCGTTGCGGCTTTTTTCAATACGGCGTTCAATTGCCTCGTTGGTTAGCGCCAACGTTTCCGATTGCAAATGCAAAGTGTAATTGAGTTTAGTTTGTTCATTTATTTGTTCTTGCAAGCGCGTCAACACGGTGCGCAAATCATCTGGTGTGGTAGCGGGTTCGTTATATTCTGTTTCGAGTAAAATACTTCTTTCAAAAACGTTGCGTGCCAACGAACCTGCGTCCACCATACATCTTGGGTAGACTTGCTCGCGCACGTCGTTTACTCCGCATCGCAACACTTCGACCACGTTGCGGTTGACACTGTACACGTTAAAATGCGCGTTTTTGCGTCGGCACATGGGACACTCTAAGCGTTTGTCTCTGTTGCGCTGCGCAATCTTGCGAACGCAAGTAACGCACATTTGATGTTTGCACAGATACAATTCCACGATGGGCACCATGTTGATTGCATCGGCGGGTTGCAGAAAATTATTTTTTATTTCTGCCACTGTATAACAGATGTGACACTGCAACCTAACCATATCCATTGTGTTTAGGCAGCAACGTTTGCTGCGTCAATATCCGCTGCGTTTGCTTGAACGTTGATGTCAACGCCGCGAGGCGGCACAAACGCGCGCCGAGCGGGAACAAAATTGTTTGCGCGTAAAATGTCGTTTTGCAAATTGATTAATTGGTAACCCAAAAACAAGGGCACGTACATGGGATATTCTTCGTATCGGTTAAGCGTGCGTTCCAGCGCGCGTGTGTTGCCTTCAAATTTTAAAACGGTTCTGAGTTTCAAACGGTTAGGACGCGTTTGAATAATGTCCGAAGCGCGCACCGGGTTATACAATTCGGTGCCTTCAACAGTGGCCACCAAACCTCTGTTGTCAATTAGGCATGTGCTGCAATTTCGCAAGCGCAAATCTTCATTGTCAATTTGCAGTGTTTCGGGTGCCACTGCACGACGAATGAGATTTCTTAAAAATCCGGGCAGATTGTTAAACACTACGTCGCCGGGTCCGCCTTGATTGGCATTGGTAACATCAAAGTAACGCACGTCGTCGTTGGCCACGCGCGAGCAATACGCTTGTGGGTCTGTAAGCGACAAAATGTTACGGGCTGAATTATACACCTTTTCCACGACGCTGTACGTGTCTTCTAAAAAACTTTCGCTATTTTTTAACGAATTGCAAATTCGTTCAATTTCTGTACGGTTATCATAAATCATGTGAAAAATAAGTTGTTCTGACAACATTTTGCTAGACACGTTTAACACTTGTTGATAATTAGTAAATGTGGGAATTAATATACGCTTTAGTCCCGTTTCTTTGTGCCCAACTAAATGGCGAGCTATAGTGCGCTTGTACTGGTTGTCGTCTTCGTCAAATATGGGCAAAACCATTTTTGACATTTTAAAATCCCTTTTTAAATGGTTATTGCAATAAAAATAACCGTCATCTACGGACGCGTCGGCCGAGCACATCGACTTGTACGTGGCGCACGGGTTGAACGAGTCGGCGCAGCCCATGAGGCAGTGGTTCGTCGACCGTTGCGACAACACGCCGGGGGATACAAGCGCCATTTTTTGCTACAATGGACGACTTTGTGATTGAGAAAGAAATCTCTTATACAATCAATTTCAGCCAAGATTTGTTGTACTTAATTTTGGATTCTTATATTGTTAAAAAATGTGATTCACCAAAGCGTTACGTAGACTTGTACGACATCAACAACGTGCGCACGCGCGTGGCGGATGACAGCATAATAAGCGTGCGCAAAAGCAATTTGCGTGACGAAAGACTTGTGTATTGGTTGCCGTCGACCAACGCGTTGGTGCCGCTTGTGTGGCGCGAAAACCGTGAAACTACGGTGCCGCGCGAAAGCGTAGAGCGCGAGATTAAATCGTGCATTGACACGCTTGTATACAAGTTGGGTGGTATTGAAATCAAGTTTGAACATGTGTATTTTCAAAACAATTTTGCCGACCGATACGAGCCAACCATGGCGCACAAAATTATCGCATTAAAAAACGCGTTGCTTAACACGCAATTTGCACATCCCACTCAAAACCTGCAGCTTGGCAGCGACGCCATTCTGGCGCGCATCCGGCTTGAACTGGAATTTGCGGACGTTGCACCCTCCGCCGACCAATTAAATAGTTTTTGCGAGTTGATTGTGCAAATGGAAGCGTTTGCCGATTACCAAAACATTGCGCCCAGCTTGCCTTACACCACGTTACTCAACAAAGTGATGATGCGCAAGTTTAATCGCGAGCAAAAAATCACCTACGGTTCTGGCGATTTGGATAGCGCGGGTGTAAAAAAATGGGCTATGAAACTGGACGGCGTGCGCGGTCGCGGCGCGTTTAGGCGTAATTTTATGATCGTGCAAACGGACGACATGCGCCTATATTCAGCTAAAATTAACAGTCCCTTTGGCCTTAACAACATTGTGACGTTTCAATGCGAGGTTGTTGACAACAAAATTTATGTAACAGATTTGCTACAAGTGTTTCGCTACAAGTACAACAACCGCACGCAATACGAATGCGATTTGCACGACCCGTATTCGCTAAACGCGTTGACAGCCATCGAATGTTTAAATTATTTGCACACTAACGTAAACGGCGTCGCGTTGTCTCAACTCGGCGAATTGTGTTTTCAGCAGTTTTTTGACCCGCCTCTGACGCATTCCCATTACACCACAGTGCCGATAGACGGGTTCATTGTGCTGGACGAACAATTACAGTATGCTAAATACAAATGGATGCCGACCGTTGAACTGCAATACGACGCGCATGCAGACACACTCAATTCGATTGACGGTCCGTTGGAAAACAGGGTTATTGTCGCAGACGTGCCGTTAACGCACAAAGCCGTGTATGAATGCGTTTTTACTGACACGGTGATAAACGTGCTTAAATGCCGACCGGACAGAATTGTGCCGTCTAAAGTGTGTTGAGCGGATAAAACGGGCAATCGGACCGCCAATGCGCCACGCAACCGTCGGCCACAAACGAATACGCGTTGTCCGCTAGCGAGTTGCACGACACCGACCACAGCGGGATGCCAAAATAATTGCAATGTATCACCCGCCGGCAATCCCACGGCACCGCGTACGTGGTGCGCCCCGAACTTCTGCACAGTGGCCGCACAAAATCCTGAAGCTGTTCAACCGTTGTGATTTCGGCCGGAAAGTACATGGGCTCGCCCAACGGTTCGGGACTAGGTGGCGGTGTCGGTGAAGGTGTTGGCGTCGGTGAAGGTGTTGGTGGAGGCGTCGGTGAAGGTGTTGGTGAAGGCGTCGGTGAAGGCGTCGGTGAAGGCGTCGGTGAAGGCGTCGGTAAAGGTGTTGGCGGAGGCGTCGGTGAAGGCGTCGGTGAAGGCGTCGGTAAAGGTGTTGGCGGAGGCGTCGGCGAAGGCGTCGGTGAAGGTGTTGGCGAAGGCGTCGGTGAAGGTGTTGGCGGAGGCGTCGGTGAAGGAGGTGTTGGCGAAGGCGTCGGTGAAGGTGTTGGCGGTTCGGGCACACGTTTGAGCGTTGCGAGCAAATATAGAGTCAAAAATATAATTATAAACAAATGTATTAGCGTAAAAATGTAAGCCATTCTTAAATAAAAATTATATATTTAATAGTTTTTTGTATTGTTCCCAAATCATGCGTTCGTGCTGCGCGGGCGGCTTTTTGTTGCGCTGAATCCACTTGTAATCGTTGATGTGATTGTGAAACGTCATACTTATGTACGCCATTAAATTTTTCATTAAAACGTTCGGCGGTGGCGCTGCCGAGTTAACGGCTTGCGCTTCTTCACAATACAAGTCTGTGAACGTAATTGGTGTACCGTGACGCTCGGCGTCCAATGCCAATTCTATCAATTCAATGTGATATATGATGTAACCCTTCACGTTCATGTAGTGGTCGCGGCACACGGCGCATTGCAAAATAAAAAATATATTGTAAAACAAGACTTTCATGGTTTTTAATTGTTGCGTTACAAAGTCAGAACTACTTTTGTCTCGAGTCGACACCATGTCGTCAATGATCAAGCTCAAAAAATGTATAGTGTCCCATATTGTTGTAAACGTGTAAGTAAAACTTTTAGGTTGGCACGAGCGCAAATTGAGCTCGGCGGTCTTGTCCATAAACTCGATGCGAAATTGCTGCAAATCAATGTCGGGCGGAGCGTTGGCGGCCCATTCTATAAGCTGTTGCACCTCGTATTTTTGCACGTCCTTGTATTTCATTAAACACGCAAAATGATATAGATAAGTCGCTTGCAAAGACAAAAGCTTGGTCAAATGCGCAGATTTAGACGCGCGCAACAGATCAATTAACCGAAACGAGTACAGCAAAAAGCTGTCTTTGTAGCGCGAAAAAAGGGGCGTAACGGGAATCATGTCAGTTAAAACAGTGCGCTTGTTCTTGTGTCCGGTACCGTCGTCGGCCGCGTTGACTGTCGGCGACGCGGCGTTTGACGAGCCAATAATTCACTTTGAAAATATTAAAGAATGTTTAACAGACGCGTCGTGTGACAAAATGACATACTTTGCCGAACTTAAACAGGAACAAGCCTTATTTATGAAAAAGCTATACAGACACATGGTGCTTAAAAGTGATGGAAACTACAACAAACACCACGTGCTGTTTGATTTGATGATCATGTATAAGACGTATGTGCAATTGGCGGACGAGTCCGCGTTCGGCAGCAACGTGCTAAACTATTGCGAGCAGTTTATTACGGGCGCTTTTGAATTATTCGGGTTGGGTAGCCGGATCGAGGTGCTGGTGCCGCCCGGTTGGGAAAACGATAATTTAAGTGTACTTTTGAAACATTTGCACGGCTTGAACTTGATAGCGATAGACATAGTGCAATAGACATGTGGGGCACCATTTTCTTGTTAGTCGTGCTGGCGTTTCTGTTTTACTTATGGTGGAACGGTAAACTTAACTTTAACTCTCTCAACGAATCGTCACCCAGCCTCGCGCAGAGCAGCGATTCGGTGCAAGTCGACCCCGAAACGGAGCAGCTCAATGTGAAATTAAACAACAACAAACTGACGTACATGCGCGTAGCGCACGGCGACAACAAAGTAAGTCAAGTGTACGTGGCGGACAAGCCCATGTCCATGGACGACATTGTCAAGCAAGGCAACAACCGCGTAGAGACCAATTGCGTGTTTATTGGCACCATTTACGATTACGGCGTACGTTCGCCTAACGCTGCCGGCACGTCCAACGACGTGGCAATAACGCGCACAACGGCCAACTTTGACGTGAAAGAGTACAAGAACATGTTTATAGTAATCAAGGGATTGACGCCTAGCAAAATGACTAAAGAAGACAGCATGTTGTACTTTACCGTGGACGGTTTGCACGTGTGCCTAATTGACGCCAACGCGGCGCCACTGTCCGAACGCGAATTGCGCGAGCTGCGCCGCTCCGCGTGCACGCTAGTGTACACGCGCAATTCGGCGGCGCAACAAATTTTACTGGAAAATGGCTACACGGTGGTGAACGCCGAGAATACGGCATACTTGAAGAACCAAAAGTCCTACAGGGAATTGTAAATAAAACCACAAAATGTTAAAAAAAATATGTTTATTGAGACTTAAATCTGGGCGCGTTAGTGTTCATGTCTAGCTTGTTAAGCGCCATTGTCAAATTAATAAACTTGTTACTACGCACGTCGTAGTTATTTTTAAATTTGTCTTTTATTTGCTGCAATAAAATCTGTTCGTCAAACACAAAACTCTTGTTGGTGCCCGCGTTAATGTTTTTGGACGCGTTGTATTGAGTAAACGACGGGTGCAAAAACGATTTGAGATGTTGCGTAGCGTAACCTATCATTTCTTGCATTTTTTCCTCGGTCACCCACGCGTTGGCGGCGCGCGCTGCCGTCTTGATGTTTAGCATGTAAATGAGCGCGTACATGGGGCTGTTGTTGACGCTAAGGCGCGTCAGGTTGTATTGGTGCACGGAGTCGTTGTTAAGCAGCGTCTTGTAAGGCACAAGACCGGTTTGAGGGTCGCGCCGGTATTTGACCAAGTGAGCCAAAAACAAACGCAAGGAATCTTTTAACGTGTCCACCACCATGGATTCTTGCGGGTATTGCTTGGTAAGAACGTGGTGGTAAATGGAGCCTGAAAACGGCAAGTCCGACACAAACTTGTGGTCCGTGTACACAATCAAAAATCTGTCCTGTACGGCGTCGTCGTAGTCGTCCACGTACAAAGGATTGTTGTTCACAATCAGCATCTTGTAATTAGCTTCATATTTGAGCAAACCTTGATATTTGCGACTTTTGGAATCGCTGTTGATCGAGTCGGCGTTCTTTTTGAAAAAACTCTCGCTACATTTTTTTAGCTCGTTAATGGTGTACAACTGCGAGTTTAGCTTGCTCACCTCCTTGTCACTAGTTTCTTTAGAGTCGCCCGTGTGCGTTTCATCGTCAAACTTGTGCATCAACACCAACGATTCTAGCAGTTCAAAAAAAGTTGATTTACCGGACATGGGCTCGCCCGGCAAGTAAACAGCTTTACGGCCATAGTTAGTGGGCGCCACCAAACCGCCCGCAAAGTGCATCAACATGAACGAACTGGCGTGGTTAAAGTTTGTGTAGCGTTTGAAATACAAATAGCCCTCAACGATGCTCGTCAAATAGTTGACGGAATAATTTTTCAAATCCACTTTAGACAGGATGACGCGCATGTAAAATCGGGTCAACCAGGTGGTCAACGTGTCCGAATCGCGCGCTAAAATAGTTTTGTCCCACCATAGGTTTTTGTATTTGTGCAGAATGTTGGTCGTGTTGGCGTAATGTAAGTAAAACTTGTTGACAATCACGTCATCGTTTGGCGCGGGCGTAGCCTCGTTCGCCACGGCCTGCTGCAGGTTGGCCAAAAACGCGTCGCGGTCACAAAGGTCGGCCATTAACGTGTCCACAAACTCAATCTTGTGAAGTTCGCGGTGCAAAATTGCGGCAATCTTGACGTGTTCTTTGACAAAAAAATTGGCATGTTCGTTAACCAGATCGCTGCCGGTCAGAATTAACGCGGTGGTCACGTACAACTTGTTGCTGGACAAAATCAACATCCACATCAATTGAGATAGTTCAGGGTCGCTGACAAACAAGTCAAATATTAAACACACTTTTAGCGCCATGCGATTGATTTTTATTTTGCGGACGCATTTGCACGTGTTGGCTTTCGCGCCGGCACGGCACGGGTTGCATTTAAAATTGTGCACAATGTCTTCTATCTTGATCTTGTTCACGTACAAAGCTAGTGTGAGCAGGCTTTCGTCGTCAAAGTTCCAAAGCTCTCTAAATAACTCGTTCAGCTGCACGCGTGTTTGCAACTGACAAGGCGCGCAGTTGCCTAACAAATTGACCGTACCCAAATTCACCTTGACCATTTTTACGTCGCGGCACAGCTTGGCCACGTGGTAGGTACGCAGAATGTCGCGTTCTTCGGCGCTGGTGTTTAACATGTGCATAAACACCGTCTCGGGTAGATAGGGCGGGTCGTCGGGGCGTTTGAATGTGCCCGGCATGGTGGTGCCCAACAAAAACGGACAATTGGAGTAAAATTCGTCCGTGATCACGTTGTATACGCCGTATTGGGTGTGGTACATGTATTTCCAATTGTTAAACTTGACGTTTTGCAGCTTGTGCGAATTGGTCTTTATCATTTTGTACAGGTCGTCGTCCTTTTTCACAATCTGGTAGTGTTCGCCGTTAAATATGAGCGTCACCTGCGTCACCACGTTCTCTACTTTGGATAAAAAGGCTTGTCCCAACACGTCCAGCGGCACTTCGCAGTCCATGGCCGTTTTGTGCGTAAACGCCCACGGATCGTCGCATTCGTAGGATTCGTTTGTGCTGAGTTTAAAATAGATAAAATAATGCGCACCATAGTACGAACCTAGCAAATAATACGGGTTTACGCCTCTAAAACAGTGCCAGTGGTCGCACAAACTGTTAAAAAATTGAAACGTGCGCGTCACAAAGGGTTCGCACCTCGCCAATGCTGCCGTCAACACATCCTTGTCGTCACCAAACAGCATTTCGCACACAAGTTCAAAAAAAAGTTTAACGTCCGTCTCGCGAAAACTTTTTCTGTCGCGTTTAATTATTTGTTTCCAGATGACAAATAGCAAAAAGTGGAAATTTTTAAAATCGCTATCCTCAAAATATTTTTGTAGCAAGTCGGCGTCGTCGGCGCGATTGTTGGACGCCAACACTTTTACCATGCCCTCGCGCACTTTAATTAAAGCCTTGTCTATTTCGTTTTGTATGGTTTCGGCGTTTTCGCTGCTGGCCGAAATGATGGCCGTGACCGCGGGCGCTTGAAATCCACGTTCTCCGGCTGTAACGGCGGGCAACGGCGTCTCGTTTGAAAACTCGCGCAGTTTAGTCAGGTTTACATTGATAATGTGCTTGTACTTGGGCGTCGTGATGCACTCTTCAAGATTTATGTTGTCGCGAATCACGTGAAACAGGTTCTTGTGACAGTTTACCAAATTTGCGGCCAACTTGCACGTGGCCGTGGCATTGTTGGCCATTTTTATTTCAAAAACACTCTCGCTTTTGTCGTCAAAAACAGATTTGCCGTTGACAAACAGCTTGACCGGCGGCGTCTCGTTTGTACACAAACTCATTTCAATGTTTAAAAAAGTTTCGGGGTTGAACACAAACAAATCCACGGGCCCCAAATGCTTGTTGTGAATTATGGGTATGGTAGATTCTACGCTAATGTGGAACTTAAGAAACAAAAACAGCTGCCATCCAGTAAACGAAACGGCTTGCGACGCGGGCCAATTGGGCCAATAACAATAGTCTCCAGCCTCCACACACTTGTTAGTGTGTTCAGGGTTTTCGCTGCTCAAAAAACTATCAAGTTTTAAGTAGTTCTTGATTACGTTATAGTGTTTTTTCAATAAAAAAGGCTTGACAAACACGCAAAAATCATTGTTTTCCAACACCAAAGAGTGATTAATGCACGTCACGCTCTGTTTTTCCGCCGTTTCGTCATCAACGTCTTCGTTGTCGTGACGCGGCGCGCGTTGGTGCACGGCGCACGGGCCATTGCCACCACTTTTAATGGTGTTTAAAAATTCGCGAAAACTGTTTACGTGTTCAAACAGTTTACGGGAACCGGTGCGCGTGTCTTTAATTATCAGCTGAGTCGCGTCTCGTAGACTGTTGGCGGAGTATTCTTCGTCGTTGGTAACGTCTTTTAACAAACGCGGCAGGATGCTTTCCATTATGGTGGTAATTGCGTTTTTGGTGGCGCTTTTTATGTACGTTGCGGTAGCGCTGCGAGATCACCATCCATTTCTAAATAGAATTCAAACGTTCGTGCGCGACTTTGACAACACGTTGCTGTACGGAACTCACGTGCAAATTTACGATTTGAGCACACCCGCGCGCACCGAGCGACTGTTTATTATTGCGCCGCGAAATGTAGTGCTTTACAATTTTGATAAAACGCTCTATTACTACCTGGACTCGGCCAACGTGTTTTGCCCCAACGAGTTCACCGTAACGAGATTTACAAGCGCTACAATTCAAACGGTCAATGACACGGGCGTCTATTCAACGGCGTGCACTTCCGTCGGCAGTTTGACGCTAATTGAGCATTTTGCCGGACTTAAAAACAACACGCCCGATCACATGCTCGTGTTGGACGCCGCCGAACAGATTCAATTCACAATCATGGACATTATCAACTATTTAATATATAATGGGTATGTGGATTTGGGCGTTGCATTAAAATAAACATTTAATTTATGTGTTATAATTATATTTATTTACAAATAACTTTCGTTTACACATACATTGTTTTTTTTTGTGGTAAATTACAATGGTTGATGATTCATAATTTGCACTTGTGATTCAAGAATAATCGTACTTGTAAAACACATTTTATTTTTTGATATGTGTCACCATATTTTTGCTAAGCATGTGTCAGCACCGACCTCGTTTTTCAAAAACGATCGTATTTGTAAAACAAATTCTATTTATAGGTATACGTCAGCGCCGACCTCGCTTTTCAAGAACGATCGTACTCGTAAAGCAAATTTAAGTTTATTAAAAATTGTACGTGTTGTTGTACTCGTCAATATTATTGACAATCTGATCGTGATAGCGTTGCCAATCGCGCACGGGCAAAGGGCATTTCTTGACGCGCACGTAGTAGTCGTACGCAAAGTTGTTGCTGGGAAGGTCGTCAACCAGCGTCAACGATTTAAAATAATTAACTCGTTTGTCGGCCAAGATCTTGATTACTATTTTGGGTGATTTCGGCAACTCGTCGCCCGTTTGCGCGTGCATGTCAAATTTAAAATTGGACGGAACATAAAAACTTTTTAACTCGCGGTCCGTGGTTGTGGCCAAAACGGCCGGCTCGTCTTCCGCGGTCGAACCTTCGCTAATGATCGCGTCAAAGTACGGCGCTAACTGGACCGCTTGCAACGAGTGCGCCACATGCTCCTTACTGCCGTAGGACCACAGCACAAGTACGCAGCCAGACGCGCGCAACTCTTCCAAGCTGTCGTACACTTGCGGATCGCGGATTTGCACTTCTTCTTGTTCTGTAATCAGTGTGCTGTCCAAATCAAACACGACCACGTGCGGAAATTCCCAAACTAAAGAAGCGCTCTGTAGCAACGGCACTTGAAATTCATACATCACGTGCCATTCGTCGAGACATGCGTACATGGCTGGCTTGTGTTGAAGCACGCACACGTGGCCAAGCACGCTTGTTTTGAATGCCATCTTTATGCAGTGGCGCACTTCGCACATGTTATCGTGGGCGTTAAACACCTGCATGCAGTACCGCGGGTTGGACGCTATGACGTTGCAGAATTGCGCGTTGCCGCCGTTTAATTGAAACAACACGTACTCAAAGTATTCGTATTTTTCAAAGCCCAAATACTTTAAATCCGCATATTCGGTTACGGCAAGAACATGCCCTCGGTAAAAAGCGTCGTGCAACCGCAAACACACCCACCTGCACTTCATCGCGACTTGTGGACACCGCGCACCTTATTCACGGTGTTTGCCGAGTTTCGTGCCAATAAAAATTATGCGGATTTAATTGATTTTTTGGTTAAAAACTTTGCGTCACACGTTAAAAACAAGACGTTCAACTTTGCCGGCACCGGCCACTTGTTTCATTCGTTGTACGCGTACGTGCCCAACGTAAGCGAATTAGTAAAAGAACGCAAGCAGATACGTTTGCAAATAGATTGCGTCACGCGCTTGTTTAGCAACACGACCAATGACTTTAAAATGTATGTGGAACTGTTTGAGTACATTGACGCGCATGATAGCAAAACCGATTGCCCGTGTCTATTGTTGCAAAGAAGTATGCTTAACGCCAAAGGTTATGTTGAAAATTTAAATAGCAAAAGGTTTGACATCAAGCCACCCAAGTTTAAAAAGGAAACATTTGACACGATACTGCTCAAGTATTCGCTTAATTACAAAAGTCTGCTACTTAAAAAAAAAGAAAAGCGCACGGTAAACTGCGCGGTACGACGACAGAAAAAAATTAAACACAGGCAATTGCTAAACGATAAAATAATTTATTTACATGACAACAAAAGTTTCAACAAATGCACTTTGCTACGCGGGCTCAGCGGATTGAGCGTCAAACCGTGCCAGCACAGGTTTGCCACCGTAGAACGTCAAACGCGCGCCGGCGACGAAATGGTGTCCTTTATTCAATACTGCGAGTTGTGTCAAATGCGTGTCGGCTAATAGCGGCGCCTCCTGTATCCCGTGCGACGGGTGGCAGAACGGCTGCGGCTTCGGCGATAAGTGCGCGGTCTGCCCGGGCGCCGTTTGTAACCAGAGCTTCTGCGGCGACGAGTATACGTGCCGTTTGCGGAGCGGGAGCGGCGTCGTCGGTATACCATAGCGGAGTGTTTTACAATGTAGCTTTAATTTTTACCTTACTATTATTTTTTGCGCTTGGCGGGCGTGCCTAAATAAATGTCCAATTCGTCATTGTCTTCTGGTGTTTTATTTGCGTGCTTCTTGACACTTTCGGCACCTTTAAAAATTTTGTTATAATCCTCGATGTTAAACTTGCAATTGGCCATTGCATAATTTTCCATGGTGGTGTAGAACATGGAATTGGCCGCGTTGTAATACATTCTCGACAAAGGGTACGGATCCAAGTGCTTGAGCAGCTTGTTTATAAATTCGGGGTCGTCGCAAAACGGAATTTCCGTGCCGCTGGTAACGTACTGCTGCGGCTGCAGTCTTTGAATGTTGCTGCCGCGTTCTACCAGCAATTCCTCAAGCGTCGTACGCTTGTCGCGACTCAAAGTTTCGCCTTGCAACAGCACAATCTTGGCGTAACGCATCACAGGGCTGGCGAAACAACGTGCAAACGAGCCGCGCATCACGTCTACGGTGGTCATGTCCACCGTCGTAGACGGCATTTCTAGCAACGTTCGCAGCGTGTCAAGCATTGTGTTAGTTTGCCCTTCCGTCAATTGCGGACGACATGCCAAATCTTCAAACGCGCTTTCCAACAGCTTAAACAACGGATGATATTTTTCCGAACGCTCTAAAAATATCATGGCCATAACCACGTCGCGTATTTTAAACTCGCTAGAGTTGGTCGTGTTGAGCGTGTAATGTTGAATGAGCTTGCGCGCCGCCGTGCGATAGCGTCGCATATCAATTAGTGGAGCGGCCGCGCTAGCAACAGATGTTGGCATAAACGCGTTAAACACGGTTTGTGCAGGCGCGGCGGCGGACGACCCCGCTGCGTTACTTGGCGCACTCGTTATGCCGCTGCCCGCCGCAAATTGCGACGCAATGGCCGCGTTAGCGTTGGCGTTGGCGGTTTGTGATTTGCGTGCCACGGTAATTAAAAAAGCCATAATGTTGGCGGTGTTTACGTCAATGTCAGGCACGGTGTCGCTGCACATGCGCAGCAGCTGTGGCCAAATTTCCATTTGCATGTTTTCATCGATGAGGCGCCGCAAGTGGTCAATGCGTATGTGCACGTCGATCACGCTCATGGTGACAACTTATGATATGTTGACCACTTCAAGCTGATTGGTGTACAGATCGCTCAAGAACTGCAACACGTTGACTGTGTCTTCGCGATTCAACTTAATTGTGGACGCGTTGGCCTGCAGCGATTCAACTAGTTTGCGTGCCGCAATAGATTGGTTGCCCAACGTGGTGAGACTGGAAATTTTGTTTTCTGACGAATCGTTAACAATAAACGTTGCCGCCGTTTGCGCGTTGTTAATGTTGTGCAGCATTTCCGCAGCCGCCAAGTGCTGGGGTGAACGGCTGCGCGGTTGCGTTTGATGACGGCGCGAACGCCGTGGCGGAGGTTCCGAGCTATCGCCTATCGAAGCAATCATGATTCAGATCAAGCAACAGCGAAATCTCGTTGTCCAACTGGTAATCGACAATAATGCGCCTTATAAACGTTTCGGGCACAATTTTTTCAAACAACAAAACTTTCATTATTTCAACTTTGATCTGCTTTAGCTTTTCTACGACGACCGCCACATCCTTGTCCGCGTACCGTTTTAATATATACCGACACACGTTTAGTAGCTCAACTTCGCCAGCGGAGCACGGTTCGTTGTGCATGTTGTTGTGTTCGTCTTTTAATAGGCCGCGCATGTTTAGCAAATAGTTGCTAGGCATGCTTTCAATGTATTGCCGCAAGAAAAAACCAATCAACACTGTGGCCGCCACCTTGTTTACTTTTTTGATTTTGGTATGCTGGCCCATTTTTATCATAAAATTTTTAAAAGGCATCAAAAGTTTGTGCGCGTTGGGCACCGTGGAAGCGCTGTTGCATTGCTCGTTGAGCATGGTCAATAAACGGTGACGATCTTTGCACGGCAAAAGCTTTATAACTTGTTTGCAATCTTTCACTAAAGGTTCGCACATTTTGTGTTTGGTGTGCAGCCCGTAAGCTTTGTCGCACAATAAATTGTAGAAAAATTGTACAAACATTTGTGTCATCAAGTTATTTTCGTTGATCACGTCGGGTTGCGAGGTGAAATCAGTTTTGAGTATTACAAACATCATAAACACCATGCCTAAAATGGCACGCAAAAAAATGTCCCAACCGTTTTGCATACTCGCATCAAGAGTGCTCATCGCGTTTGAAACGTAGTTGCATTTGCACGTCAAACACGACACTTTACCATTAATGCGACATTGCTCGCACATGTTCACGTCGGGCACTGACATTGGATTGTAGTATTGTTTTAAATATTCTATAATCATTCTAAAATGAGGCACCTGTTTAACAAACTCGTCGCGCAAAAACATGGACATGATGTTTTTGATGTTGTGCACGTTATCAGTGCTGGGCTGCGCATCAAAGCTCGTTTTTATTTCCACTATGCATTTGTTGAATTCAGTAAAAAAAGTAAGACCTTGCACGTCAATCAATTGTTGCTGGTCAAAATATTTGGCAAGCAAAAAGGCTAGTGAATCAATTTCGTGCTGTTGCAATTGCGCCTCGAAACGCACCTGTTCAAAGCAATGCTCCGAGTGGCGCATCACGTTAAACCTCAAATTGTACGACACTTTGTAAGTGTGCATGTTGCATTTGATATTGACCTTATAAAATGGACGATGAGAAACGCTCGTTGTTAATAGCCAAGCTCGCGGGTCAAATCTTGACGCGTGACGCGGCAGCAGTAAGCAGGGTCGTGCACACGCCGGAACGTTCACTCAACGAAAAACTTGATACTTTACAAAGCATGGCCGAATCGCTGCCGGTGTCGGGCGGAACACCATCAAATGCTGCTCGACACCAAACCAACAGCATCATGGTGACGCAAAATTATGTTTTGCGTTATCAAACACTGCGAACCGCACTAGAGTTTTTGCGTCGCGCGTCGCGTATCGATGTGCCCACCGAGCAGCTTGACGAGATACAACAATCTCTTCAACAATACGAAGAGTACGTGAACGGCGACGGATCCAACATTGCAATTATAAATGAATTTTTGACTAGCGCCGAATCTGCTTACCAAATAATTAATAAAAATAAAATTGCGCCGTTTCTTGAATTAAACGAAGCAGCTCGTCTGGCTGCAACAACACAAACTAGTTCACCAAGACCTACACAAACTAGTTCACCAAGACCTACACAAACTAGTTCACCAACATTAACTAGTATGCCAACACCGGCACAGACTAGTATGCCAACACCGGCACAAACTAGTTCACCAAGACCAACACAAACTAATTTGCCTGAACCATTAAAAATTGGTGAGGCCGGACCATCACAAACTCGATCGGAAAAATTGTACGAGCTAATTGAAAATTATAGAAACGACCCGCAGGCAATTGAACGCGTTAAAAACTTGGAAATTAAAAACGTTTTGCGCAGTATAGTGCGCAATGTTACTTCACAAGAAGTGCCGTTTTACAAAATACGCTTGAGTTATGAAGCGTACAAATCTATCAAAGATAAAAAACTTAGAGCGTTTTTTAATCTGTACGATGAACTAAAATCTATAGATTTTTATACAGAACAAAAGGAGCCATTGTTTACATCTCCTATATTAGCTACCGATCAAAGTGAATTAACAGACACCGAAACGGAATCTATAAACACCGAAGCGGAATCTATAATAGCTGAAGGTCCGTATATCACAAACGAGTCGCAGTTTGATCACATGAATATTGATCGTTTGGTAGATTATGTTCGTAAAAATTATAAACAAAAAATTAATTTTGACGCCCAAGACAGCGTAGATGACGTGATCGAATTTGCTAAAAACATTTGGCGGCGCAAAAATAATGTTGGACAAACGCCAATGCATCCGCGTGAATGGCAAACGCCCGCCTATCAAAATGATAATGATGACGGTTACCAAACTCCAATCATACAACCACAAGACGTCCCCTTGCCGAAGACTGACGACGAAACAATGTCGCTTGCTCCCGGAGTTAAACGCCGCAGAAAACGCGTGCCGCCTTTACCAGAATATTCTTCTGACGACAACGATTCGGATCAGGAAAACTCTGACTATGAAACTAAACGCAAACGCCAACGCGAAGAAGACAAAAATTTTTTAAGACTCAAAGCTTTGGAGTTGTCCAAGTATGCTGGCGTAAACGAGCGCATGGAAAAAATCGTACAAGTAACTCGAGCTATGCAACAGACGTACGATTATTGTAATTGCAAAAACACAATCAATGGCACGCCCAACGCTAACGCGTTTGTTAATCTGCTTATGCGTTTAAACACATATAATTTGAGTCACGTCGAAATGACAGTAAATTTTTACGAGTTGCTGTACCCGCTCACGCTGTACAACGACGAATCAAATCGCATTATAGGCTACATTTTTGCGGCGTCTAATTATTTTCAAAATTGCGCCAAAAATTACGAGCGTATGCGCGTCGAGTTTAATCAATACGGACCTTTTGTGCAACTCGATTCGATGGTCATGTTTGTAATCAAATTTAATTTTTTGTGTGATTTGCAAACCTTTTTTGGAAAAATTGACGGCATGCCAGCCTTGGGACAGCCCAACGTATACATACACAACGTGTTGGTTATGCGTGACAAAATTGTAAAACTGGCTTTCAATTCGTTGCAATACAACATAGTGCCAAAAAGCGAAAACAGACGCGATCCCAAGCATCTTCAACGACTCATCATGCTCATGAACGGTAATTTTAATATAATGTAACAATAAAAAACCCAATAATTATTAAAAAACATTTATTTTACAATAAATTTTTACAATAAATCTTTACAATACAAACCGTACAGCCTTTGATAATCTTTGTGGTTAAAATTAAACCGTTTCCTGTACATATTGTATAACTTATTAAATAGCGGCGTTTCCTCGAATTTATTACAAACATATTTTTTTCGGCAATGACGCAAAATATCCTCAAAATTTAATTTACCGCTTAATGCGCACTCCTTGTCAAGTTCATCACAATTTAAAAAGTCAAACGGCTTTGAATCAATTTGCAATTTGTTTACGTCTTTATAATCAGGTTTGAGTTTATAAATTAACTTTCCGCACCGGATAATGTACCCTTCCAAAGGACTGTCTGCAAACATTTCGGATTTAAAGTGTAGAGTCTTTACAAAATCGTTGTACAAACATTTACGGTACGGAATAGTGTCAAAGCCAGCGGTTTGTAACAAGATTTGTACCGTTTCAAAAGGCACAAAAGCACCGTCGTTTAATTGAATTTCATAAGCGTAATATTTTAAACTTTCTTTTTGTTGCGTGTACTTGATCACATTTAGTGGTTGGCTTTTAGCCTCGGTTCTCCAGCCCAACAATTCTCCAAACACCACAAACGAATCGCACTCCATTAACTGTTTTAGCGATAACGCGCAAGTCTGCAAATGCGCACTAATGCGGTGCACGTTCATAAATTCGACATCGGGTCGGTAGGTGTTGCGCGATCCAAAAGTGACGGCGTTGTCGTGCACAATTACTCTATAATTGCAACCGTCCAATTTTTCTTGCACTAAAATTTGTTTGTCGGCGAGCGTGTTGTTTTTTTTTTTTATAATCCAAATGCGAAACAGACGGATAAATTTGATTAAAAATGTTTTCGTCTTCCGGCATGACGGGTCCCCGTTCGTTCAACGCGTACATAATGATGCTGTGCAACACGTCGGCGCGTTCGGGCGGGTCGGGCACGTGCTTCATACGGTCGTTGAGTTCTTGCAACCAAGTTGTAAAAAACGTACCCCATTCTTCACGATATTCTCCGCGTTGCATCAACTCAGCATAAATTTTTAATTTGTTTGTATTTTTAAACGTGATTGTGAGTTCGTCGTCAATCTTGATGTCGGCCATTTTGTCTGCAATGGGCACGACGTGAACGTCGTTAACAACCAGTTGACCCAATGAGTTTGTAATTAAATGCACAGAATCGTTTAAGTTTAATAGCATGTTTAAAATCTTTGTAGATTCCGGTAATTTTTTGTAATCAAGATAATATTCAGAGTACGTGCAGTTGAACATGAGCTGCAACAATTTTTTGGCGTTAGTTAAAACTGCAAACTTTAACATGCGCCTCACAATTTTTACCATAGACACAAGAGTCAGCTTCTTCAAGTAAAGATACAATTGCACGTTTTCGTGTCCGTATTTGTCCTTGCAATCGGCGGGCTTCGTGAAGATGCCCAAATCGGGCGATTTGCCAGTAAACACGCCGTGCAGTCCAACGTTTAGGTCAATAATCACGACGTCATTACCCTTTTCATCTTTGGTATGCTTGTTGACCAACTTTTGTTTGTTAAACACAAACTTGGCAAATGTTTCCTTTTCGCACTTTTTGTAAATCTTGTAATCGGCGTCGCTGTCGTCAGCGGCGTAACCCTTGGCGCGGCTGCCCGTATCAATTTTAATGTACACCATTGCGATGCTTTTATAACCTGTGATCATGCTTTTAAGCGCGCGCTCTTTTATACCATCAGTATTGCGCGTTTTTCAAGACAGACAATACAAAAACACGTTCTCATTGGTGAGTTAAGAGTGTTCAACAAATCCGCGGCACGATGAACACGGTTTGCCGTTCAGTCGATTGCTGCACGTGACGCACAGCGTGTAGTGACCGCAGGGCACGGCCACCATGCGTTTCTCTTCGCTCATGCAAATTATAAAATGCTCACCACAAATAAGGCAATGAACACGTACACGTCATTGTATTTTAGTTTGTTTGTTATTTAAAACGTTGTTGGCACAAACATTAGGAATTAATGGCTGCCAATAATTATAAAGTTGTAGACGTCGACACGTTTGCGCGTCAGCTCATCACGGACAAATGCAGCGAGTTGATAGAAAGCGAAAACCTGTTACCCGCAAACATTTTGCATATTGTGAAACAGGCGCGAGACAGCTACTTTGCGGACCCATCTCTTAAAAATTACGAATATGTTAAAAAATTGTTTTTGCGCACCAAGTACATGGACGACTCGATCGATTACAAAAACTTTAATAGGCGCGTGTTGCTGATCGTGTTTAAATTTGCGCTCAACAAAGGTTCCGGCTATTTTCCGTCGTACAAAGACCTAATAGAGGTGGCCGTCAAGCGGCTAAACAAAATTAACCCGGACCTAAAAAGCTCGCCTCGCGCCATGTTGCAACATTATAACGAATGTCTCGAAAATTTGGACAACCCCGTCACCGACGAGCACCACTTGGTCACGTTCGGCAAAGAGGTGGCCACCAAAATATTTATTGAAGCGTTTGAGTTTAGCTACGCGACCACCAACGAGATACAATTGACAACAACAAACAAACTTGAAACGGACGCGTTTCAATCCGTCAAAAGCGTGCCCTCGGCACCCACTTTGCTTACAAACGTGATGAACGAACGCAAACGCAAGCTGCTAAACTTGGAAGCGGCACCACAACCTAAAAAAGCAAAATTAATTGCGTCATCACCCGTAAAACATCCGCTTCCAGCGCAACGACCTCTATTCGCAATCTAGCGTTTCAAGAACAACCGTTCGTGTAAAACTAGTGTGCTATTTTTAGGTATGCGTTATACATGACCTTGCTTTACAAGCACAATCAATCTTGAAAAACGTGTCCTGTTATAATTCATTATATTTGACCTTGTTTTACGAGCACAGTCGATATGAAAAAACGTGTCCGGTTATGATTCATTAACGTGTCCTGTTATGACTCATCGATGGTTTTGTTTTTCAAGTACGATCGTTTTTGTAAAACAAGTGCGTTGTTTTTAAAACCCCAGTCAGTTTACGCCCAACAGCCGACTTGAACGCACGTCGCCATGGCCCTCTCCAAGGTTAATTTTGTCAACGGCCCGCTGGAGGTGTTTACCGTAGCGGACGACAAGCGGGAAAACTGGATGATCGCCAACCCGTTCGCCGAGGCGTTGAATTATTCAAGACCCAACAAAGCAATATGCGAAAAAGTATCTAAAGAAAATGTAAAAACTTTAGAAGAATTGCGATCGCACCGTTGCGGTGCGATTACGTCATCGCTGCATCCTCAAACAAAGTTCATTAACACAGCTGGAGTATTTGAGCTCATCAACGCGTCTGAAATGCCGGCGGCCAAAAAGTTTAAGCAGTGGAATGCCAACGATCTCTTGCCTACTTTGTGCAAAGAAGGCGAGTACAACATGGCGGTGGACGCGCCCGTTGAAATTGCCGAAGGCATGAACGCCGTGCACGCGGCCGTTAACAACGGCCAACAAGCGCCTTGGGTCAAGGACCTTGAATTTTACAAAGACGAGTTGGTTAAACGCGACAATGCAATTGAAAAAAGGGACATGGCTATAGCCGCCAAAAACGATGAAAACCAGCGGCTAACGACAGCATTGCAGGCCGCCAATCTTAACCTGGTAGAAGCTAACAAAGGATTGCTGACCGCGTTTAATATTATTAACGAAGCGCGTCGCGAAACGGCGCAGCTGGCCAACCGCATGGCGGACATTGCGCAGGACGTGATCGCCAAACCCGCCAATCCCCAGCTTTGCCACAGTTTGGCTGTGTGTGACTTGGGCAACGACCAGTACGCATTCGTGCGCCCGCAAAAGCGCAGTTTAAAACAAAGCCTAAACAGGTTGTCTATCGACGAGCGTGATATCGTGTTCCGCAGCGACTACGTTCCCAACGCCATGAACGTTTTAAACAAGGTTAAAGAATCTATACCCCGCAACAACTTTAAGGCCAAGCATAACAAAATTACGCTATTGGAAAATTACACAAAGGAACAACTGATGGAAGTAATTAACTCTACCATGACCGAACGTCAAATTGCTAGGCTTAACATGCGTAATAATTAAAAATAAAAATTATTATTTATATTTGTATTTATTCCATAATCTTTTTATGCATCTGGTTTAGCGCCACGCCGTAATTTTTTAATAACGCTTTCTCAAATTGCACACGTTCAGTTTCTACCGCTTGCGCGTTTGTCATTATGACGACCAACAACATAAAAAACAACACAATCATCACGACCACTAAAAACCCGCACAGCACTAGGACAAATTCTGTAATCAGTGACCGGTTGCGCGTCACAAATTGACTTAACTGGTCGCCGTCCGTGGGCGACGCGTGGTTGCGGATAGCTTCGATAATGGGATTGCCGGCGCGGCCACCGCCGAGGCGGGCCACCACGTGGGACGGCGTGGCCATGTTCTTACAAAAAGTAGTTGTAGTGCATGGCATGCACGGCGACGCCGTGTGAAAACACGCCCTCAACGGACACGCGATCGGCGATTTTTTTCAATTCCGTTAGGTCATCAAACTCTGAGCTGTCAAACGTGTTGTTAAACGGGTTATTGTCGGGCATGTTTATCGGCACGCTGCCTCGCAACGTGATAGCCACGCTGTCGTTTTTGCAGAAAACGCGCACGCGTCCGTTCCTTATCGCGTCCGTTGACGATTTCAAATTGAGCGAGTTGAGTTTCACAATAACAATGGGCACGATTTGATATGGAAAAATAAGTTTTTGAAAAATTTTCACAAACTCGACGATGGTCTGGCTGCATTCGGCAATGTGCAGCAACGTTTGGGCGTCTTTGACATAGTTGAGACTGGCGCGGTTCACCGTCGCGCAATTGGACGGAATGTCGCCGCGCAGCAAGCGCCGTGTGCGTTCCCAATTGAGTTTGTTGTACAGGCTGTCGATCTCTTCGTGCGGCAGATTGATCACGTAGCAAGCGGGCAAACGGCGATATTGAAAAATGCAAAAAATACGCTTTAAACTAAGAATCTTTACCATCGTGGGCGTTTCCAAGTTGAAACACAGCAAAAATTTATCACTCTCCGTCAGCTCTTTAAAGTGTGCCAGCGGCAGTTCGCAGTTGATGGGACGCAGCTCGTTGTAGTTGAGAGGCAACGCGTGCTCGCGCATGTCCACAAGCTTTCTAGATTTCATAATTGACTTGCAAGCCGGCTGCATTTCGAGTCCTGGGTACGTGAACTCGATGGGACACGTAGGGTTTTCGTGGTGCACTATAAGTGTGTTGCAGTAAAATAGATTATTAGTCAACAACACGCTAAACACGCGCGTTTCGCCCGCGCCAATCTCCGTGATGGGCACCAACGGGTTCCAATACACAATGGTGGCACTGCCAGTTTTTTTAGGCGACTGGCTATTGCCGCTGTAATCGTGTTCGTGTTTGTACACTAGCACCGAACGAAAACGTGGAAAGTTTCGTTTTTCCACAAACAGTCTGTCCGCTTCCGTGGGCACGTACACGATCAAATTCTCCGTTGGCCGGTTGCCGACATCGCTTTGCGGTTCCACTAAATTGTAGGGAAACGCAAAGAAACGGTCGCTCACGCAAACTTTAATCTGAAACGGGCATTCCATCTTGTAAGCCTTATGAATTGGTTAATTATAATAATTTTTGTAATATTGTTAATTCTGCTCATATACACATTGAGTGTTAAACAACAACAACAACATAAAAAAGAACAAGAGAATAATGTTTTGCAAAGGTGCGCAGATTTAGGCGGCTTTGGCAACGTGATTAGCGATTATTGTGACAAATTTTACATGTGCGCAGGTGGTTTAGCAATCCCGCTTTATTGCAACTCGGGTTTTGCGTATGATTATACTACGGGTCAATGTGCACACGCCGACACAGTTGATTGTCAAGGCAGGCCCTTTTTAAGATTATGAACTTTGACAGTGTTGAGCAACGCGGCGGGAATGTAATTGTACTGGTAGAATAAATCGCGCTTTACGCGCGAGTTGTTTACAATTATAAACACGCAAAAATACATTGCGTACAAAAACACAATTATAAGAAAAGTGGCTGATAAAAAGTACTTCATGGTCTTATTGTGTAAATAAAAGAAACAAATATTATAAAATTATTTAGTTTATTTAAATCTTTTTGCACTGTTTTCCTTGTTGTATTCCCTGTCGTTGCAGAATTTGCGTTCGTGTGAGCCAGGTGCGTTTTCCCTGCACATCAGCTTGCGAATAAAAGTAACGCTTTCGTAAGTTGTAGGTGATATGTTGCCGTTGTGCAACGTGGTGGAAGCAAGCGGCTTGCGTGCGTTGTTATAAAAATGCTGCACCGAATGCAAGTCCATGGCGACACTTGTAATGAAAAAACAATACGCTACACCGCACTTTTATAGTAGTGACAATAGGCGCAGTGGATCCCGTTCAATAGACTATCGCTCGACGATTCGCTGATGCCCAGTTCTGCGGCGTCCGGCGAGCACAAACAGTTGCCGCACTTGCGACAAAACAAATCGCTATACTTTTCATAGTTTGGCGCGTGCAACGCGTTACAATTCTCACAAACGCGCTGGTACTCCATGAGGCAATCTTGCAAATTTTCAATAGGAGTTGCGTCAACGCGCAAACACAACTGTTGCATTATGTTGGCCTTTTGTTCTGGAAGCAAACTTTTGTCATCTTGCAACATTTCCATGTAAAAATTATTTAAAGATATTAAATCGTCGTTCCAATCGTTTTCAAGTTTAAATCGGGCCAAGAGCGCGTCCACGTTGGTCGTCGCCATTATTAAAACTGCCTAAATATTATAAGGTTAAACATGCACGATTACATGAACGGGCACAGGTTGTTTAGAGAAGTAGTCAGCATTAAGCGGGCACAATGGACCATGATTTGGTTAGCGTTGGCGAGCGTCACGATCGCCGTCACTTTGGCTTGTTACGGCGCCGTAGTCGTCAACGAGCAAATGAACACGATCTCGCAATCGGTGGCTGCACAAATCCACAGCCAAACGCAGCTTCAGCACCGGATCGTGAACGAGTTTATGGCCGGACGCGACGCCGACTTTTATTATCCGCTGGTGGTGCGTGCCAGCAACGTGATGATTCACGTTAACACGTTTGCGCGCCACACGGCCAATGCATCCGACGTGGAATATTTTTCTGCGTGTCCCGCTAGCGCCAGTTACAAAGATTATTTGACGCAATTGTACAAGTTGAACAACTCGCCCGTCATCAGCAACGTGTTTTTGTTCTCGGGCAAACACGGTCTGGGCAAAACATACGGAAGTTTTCAATTGGGCAAGGCGCTCAGCAGGTTTGCCGACACGATAGTCATCTCCGTGCCAATGAACACGTTCGGAAACATCAACGACGCGGGCGCGCTCATTGAACGGTTGGAAAACGCGTTGAGAGGAAAGTGTTTTATAGTGTGGACGTTCGATGAACTCGATTCGTACTTGTTGCGCGACGACATGCGCGACAAGACTATTACGCAGTTTGCCGAGTACACGGGTTTTGTGAAGAGCGCAAACCGCGTGCTCGTGTTCACGATGAATAACGCCGAAGTGTTGCTGCACAATTATTGGGCGGATCGGACGCGCATTGAAACTGATTTAACCCATTACGAACATGCAGATGATCTAGCCAAAGCCCTCGAGTTTACGCGATTGAACAAACGCACGTTTTTGCAAGAAGGCCAACTGAGCCGCTTGTATTCGTTTGTGGGCAATAAACTTTTTGTGTATAAACCGTTTACGGCGGACGTTGCGAGAAAGTTTGCCGACCAATACCTTAAACGCGCAGGCGTCGCGCACCCAGACGTGAATGGTTTATTTAATGAAAGTGTAGAATATTCTGTTAGAACTGTAAAAATAATTTTAGACGATACAATCAACAAGTTTAATTAAAAGCAGTGTCAATGGCGTCTTTGCTGAAATTGGTCAACGGTTCTTTGCTTAAATCGTAATTTGTTAATACCGAGTACACTTTTTGCGGTGTCAATCGACACACTTGCGTTTTTAATTCTTGAAACATTTTCTCGTGCACGTTCATCATTAAATATTTGAGTGAACATTTGTTGGCGTTGGTCGCAAACATGAGTATAACAAAATCTAACGCGGCCATCTTGTAATCGTCTTGGTAGCCTTTGTAACTGCCCACAATGCGAAACGGTATTTTAGACGTTTTCAAAAACTTGCAAGCGTTGTAATAAGTTTCAATACTGTTAAGTATTGCCTCTTTGGCACCCGTGCGCATTTTATTAACAAACAACACGTTGCCCAATTTTAATTGTTTAGATTTAGCGTCCAATTTGTACAAATTATACACGCTCATGGACGTGTTTTCGGGCAACATGGAATTGTACATGCAATATGGAACAGCGTTTAGTTCCAAAAATTGAGCAAACAATTCGGTTTGCTGGCTACCGGGATTGTTGAACTGCAATTTGTTAAATATTGTGTAACATACTTCCATGTCATCTTTTTTGGTTTGGAATTGAGCGTTGTTGTCAACCGTTATTAATTTGGGGTCCATTTTTTCTTTAAAAACATATTCGACTTGTCCAATGTGATAAATTACGCGCACGCTGTTATCTAAAGATGTATCTTTACTTTTCATCATTTGTAAAACAGCAATTAAATATTTGCTAAACGCATCGACAAACACGGTTTGATATTCATTTGTACTAAATATTAAATACCAAACGCTATTTCTAGCCGGCAATAGAGCCGTGTAACATAGCAAGCATGCTAACTTGATGTGTGTTATGTGAGCGTCGGCTTCGTTTTTAATTTGCGGTATAATACTGTAATTGAACAATTTGTCCATTTCGCGATCGTATTTGTCAGAAATAATTTTACCGTTAGGCAACAAAGCTATGAGACGCGCTTTGAGCGATTGTTTTGATTCGTCGTTGTAAACAAAATTAATTTTATCTTTATTGTTTAACAACAAGTTTATGCTTTTTATGTCACAATTAAGCAAATACGGGTCCGCGTTGGTAACTTTACTGAGAATTTGCAAAAAGTTTTCCAACTCTGCAGCCATGTGGGTTTTATGTAAAAAACTGGGCGCGTCGTTATCGTTTACATTGTTGTTAATAAATTGCATCTCGTTAATAATCATGTGTTGCAAAAACGTGTAAGGCAATGTGGAGGCCATGTTAATTACTCTTATTTACACCACGTGCGAAAAATGAGGCGGTAATACAAAATACAAAATGTGTTGCTGATGCAATTGCATTACTAAACTTGAAGACAAACAATGCTTTGCCACAAACACGCACAAAAGGGTGCCGGTCAAATGCACATTGTTTAGCACTACCACCTCAGACCTGCTGGGTTCAAATACAACATTGTTTAAATAATGTAAATTGTCCCAATTAGTTACGCTCAAACCTACGTCGTCACTCATTTGCGTGTTGCTCAACACACCATCGCGAGCTATACAAAATCCATAATTTTCCTCAGTGTTAATAACAAATTTGCCTTGTTTAAGCATGTTAAAATCAAACACAAGAACGCAATCGCCATTATACAATGTTTTTATGACGTCGGTTGTGGCGTGCAGTCGAAAATACACACCGTCCACCTCATCAAACCGTTTATAAAACTCGGTGTCGGTCAACGACACTGCGGGGTCTGCGGCCAGCCGCCGGTTTTTGCTACCTTGAAACGGCGTGACGTCAAGCTGTTGCGTTTCGGACGCCATCAAAAGCATGTTCGACGCGACAATTTTTGACAGGTTAATGCACGAAGTTTCATGCACCAAATGATACATGCTTAAATGTATACGCGCCTGTACAAACCCGACATGCGTTCGGGGATGCATACGGGCACGGTGCGCGCCAGCGCCGTTTGCCGAAACAGCATCTTGTCGTAGCCGACGGCGCAAATGCACGCGTCGGCCGAAAACTGCGTCGTGTCCAAGTTTAAACGCAACGCGCCGTCGTCGCAAAGATAAGGCCTCGTTGCGCCAGTATCGTCCACCAGGTCCCTGTACGTGCTCACGCATGTTTGTGCGACGACGAAATCTCCGCCGGCCGCGTAGATGCGCAACAGGCCCAGCGCCGGATCGCAATCGATCACCGAGTCCGGTGCGTGCGCGTCAATTAAAGCGTTGGTCGCGCTGCAGAAACCCGCTTCGCAATTCAATTGACTCGCCGCACTGGCAATTACACAATTATCTCTACACTGTTGATCGGTCACGCACGGCAAACGGTTTAACGCACAATCCACACCTCGGTCGCGTTGAAACACCAAATCCATAGGAGGCGCGTATGCCGCCATGTTTGCCGTGTCATTGTGCATAAACTGTTGCACAAACTGAAACGTGGAAACGTACACGATCAATACAATAGCCAACAAAATTAATAACTGCCATACGGTCGGCATACTTAGTTTAAAATTGCACCTAGTATGTCGTCTGCGGTAACTCCAGAAGCCACACCCATGAAAAAATTGCTTTCGAGCATAGAAAATCAACTCAAAGTCAAAGATGATCAGCTGCGAAAAAACAACGAATTGTTGAAAAGGTACGTGGTGCTGCTCGAAGAAAAAAACAAGCGAATTGAAGAATTATACAGCAATTTGTTGGAGGTTAACGAACGCGCAGTGCAGTATCCCGCCAAGAGTCACCAAACGCCGATGTTGTGTGTGGCGCGCGAGTTTAATTGTTTGCGCGCCATTACTGGACAAAAAGTGCACGTAAATAAAATGAAACGCGAGTTGACGAGCGCGGCCGAGGTGGTCATTGACTCGGTGCGCCCCAACCCGCAGGTGGACTTGAACAACATTGTTAATTACGTTGAAACAGAATTTAAGGACACCATGCGTTTACGCAACAAACGCCACCTGGTATTTGAGACTGAGGATGACGCCATCAAAGTGGCGGCCATGTGCAAATCTTTATTGGCCAAAAAGGGCGGGTTGGCGATAAAACGCGTATATAACGCATGCGCTGACCGGTTCTAGTCAGTCGTCATGTCTGTAACAGCGCACGTGTTGTACGTGCCCAACATTCCAAAATCTCTTGTAAACCTACAAAAATACGTCGTTGTCGATCTATATCAATGCTGCAACGGAGATTATTTGGCACTTTTGCTGGTAGAAAACAACATTACCATCATTGACTTGGAAGTGCTGGAAACCGTTCAAGAGTGCACTCTGAAGGACATTAAAGATTTGCGTGAAAAAATTTGTGTCAGAATAGAATTGTACAATGAATATTTAAACAAAGAATAAAGTGTTACCGCTTGAACATGCCTAATGAAAAGGGCAAATAAAACATACCAAGTATTATTAAAATGCAATAAATACATTTAATATTATACATTGTTTTATTTATCGTAAGCAAAATGTATTTGCTGGCTTTAATTCTCATTTTGTTGTTAATAGTGTTGGCTTCGGTCATTGCGTACGTTCGCTTGATTGACGTGCACCATGAGACTGTGCGTTACCTTATAACTTTGTTTGACACAAGCGACGTGCCGCTAATAAAACCACCCGGTGAGATTGTCATTGAGGGCAACGCGCACGAATGCCACCGCACATTGACGCCGTGCACTACGCACGCAGATTGCAACGCGTGTCGTGAAGGGCTAGCCAATTGCCAGCTGTTTGACGAAGACACGGTAGTGCAGATGCACGATGCGGACGGTAACGAGCAAACCGTCACCATTCGAGCGGGTGAATCGTATTGTTTTGCGTTGGACCGCGAACGCGCACGTTCGTGCAATCCCAGTACGGGCGTGTGGCTGCTTGCCGAAACGGAGACGGGATTTGCGCTGCTCTGCAGTTGTTTGCGACCCGGACTAGTGACGCAACTTAACATGTACGAGGATTGCAACGTACCGGTCGGATGCGCGCCGCACGGGCGCATCGCTGACGTGGCCGGTGGCGACTTGCGCTGCGTGTGCGACGAAGGCTACGTAAGCGATTTTGACGCCGCTACCGAAACGCCGTTTTGCCGCCCGCGCACTGTGCGCGACGTGCTGTTTAACGAGTCGTTTTTTCCGCGTGCGCCGTGCGCCGACGGGCAAGTGCGCCTGGATCATCCTGGCCTTAACGACTATTATCGACGTTATTTTCGAATAGAAGATATTTGCGTCGTGGACCCGTGCTCGGTGGATCCAATCAGCGGGCGTCGCACGTCGGGACGTTTGATTAGCCACACGACCGCGGACGGTGAAGAAATAAACGGTTGCAATTGCCCAGCGGGCGACGGATTGTTGCCCGTGTTTAATCGGCACACCGCCGACACGGGCATGGTGCGTCGCGGTGACCGTACCGTTGCCAATGCATGTTTGCAACCGTTTAACGTGCATATGCTCGCGTTAAGACATGTCGATTATAAATTTTTCTGGGGACGCGCCGACCACAACAATATTTCAGACGCGGACATGGTGTTTCAAGCCACCGCCGCCCAACTTAGCGACGAACGCTACCGCGTTATGCTGTATCCGTTGCTGACGTCTCATCCAGACGTGACGGAAATCACGTTGGCGGGCACTGGTGTGTTAAAAATATCCGTATCTTACGACACTGTACTTAAAAGCACGCTGTTGCCCGCGTCGTTGTTTAGGCTGTTTAAATGGAAAGAGGGCGGCACCTCGAGACCTGTATGCTTTTTTCCTGGCGAAGGCCGTTGCATTGTGGCCAACTCGGACGCGTGCATTCGCCGACACGCCGGCGCGCAAGTGTGGACTGCCGAAACGTTTCACCCAACTCGTGGTGCGTGCTTACGCCGCGACGGGGCCAACATAAAAATATGGAGCCGCGCCGACCGCTACCCGCGCGGCGACGCGCCCGCCGCGTTGCGTTTGCGCGGGTTTTTCCTGAACAATGACCGCGAACGCAACACGGTGCGCGTCGTGTCCACGGGCGCTATGACTAGCGGCGCGCAAATTGACGCGTTAACGCAAACGCTTGAAACCTATCCCAACTACTCAGTATAGTGAATAAAATTAAACGCGTTTTTTGCGGACGACCGTTTCCGAAAAGCACAATCGGCGCTGACGCACCTTTGACACATTGCCAAAAATAGAACGCATCTTTCGCGGACGGCCGTACACAAAAAGCGGGTTCGGCGTTGACGCACCGCCAAAAATAGAAAGCGTTTTACGAGTATATACGTATTTGAAAGCCCCGATCGGCGCTGACGCATTGTTATAAATAGAATCTGTTTTACAAGTATAGCTTTACTCGTAAAACGCATTTATTAAGCCAATTTGATTATGAGCGTGGCTCAAGTAGTGGAGGCGTGCAATTTGTATGCAATTTTTGAACAACAAGGCTATTTGTTTCGCGCCCGCGTGTGCATGAACATTGCGCTCGACAATCTACTCAAATTGCGCCAACAAGTAGGCTCGATGACGCAAGTGGTGGCCATGATAGACAAGAGTGAAACAAAATGCTTGCGGCTGATGAAAAAAATAAACACAAAAATCAAGCAAAGAACTTTAATAAAATTATACAGATTTAAATAAATTTTCAAACTCTTGCAGAATAATTGCGTTGTTGTTGTGTTGATATCTAAAGATTTTGTTGTAGTTTTCAAAATCAACAAAATGCAACTGCCCGGTGCTGTCGTCGTACAGCATGTCGCGCAGCATGCTCTCAGCCGGTTTGTCCACAAACATGTCGTTGGCGTACAGCTTTTCTATCCAACAGCGAATTTGCAATAAAATGCACTGCTTGGCGCTTGCGCTCAAAGACGCAACGCGCTCCAGGCTCAGCGGTTTGCCGGGCAGAAACTTGAACACGTTGCCGCGCAAATAAGTTTGCAGGTTGGGCACGTACACCGGGCGCGGCGCACTCAAAAACATGTCGGGGCACATGGTAGTGGCGGCGTGACGCTCGCGCAGGTGGCACGTGTAATACTTGGACCAAGCCGCAGACGCCATTAATTTGATTACAGCGTTGTGTGCTTTGGAATAAAGCACCACATGTTTATACAGGTTTTTCACGTCGTGGGCGTCGTACAAACTCACGTAGTCCGTAAACACCATTTCGCGCTTGCTTTCCGTGACGATGGGCACTTTGTTTTGCACCAAATAGGCAATGGCTTGCCTCGCCATGCTGTGGCTCATGCACTTGGCATAAAGCCTTTTGTAATTGTAGCACACCGGGCCTCGAACAGCCAGGCGCTCGCTGCGACGGGTCAGTTGCTTGTTTTGCTTCATGTTTTTTTGTTGAAAGCCGCTACACAACTGATTTACAGGAACGCGCACCGCGTTTATATACCCGTTTGCAATCTAATCTAGTTGTTATCTAATTAAATTGTTATCTAATTTTTTTATCTAATCGTACAAATACGCGCGGCATTGTTGCAATTTTCGTTCCGCGTCATTGTAGGCAAAACGGGCGCGCGGCGTGGGTGCGCCCGCCAAGTGGCCAGCGTGCACGTCGGGCGCTGCGAGCGGGTCCAGCAGCGCCTTTCGCGCAAAGGCCGCAGACAGAACAAAAACAAGCAACCAAAACAACTTCATGGCGAACACAGTCCGTTTGGTAACTTGTTTATTCGGCCGCGCCTTTTATAGCCGGCGCGCGGCCACAGATAAGATACGCGCGAGTATAAAGGTTGCCTGGCGCGTTTTGCAGCTCAGTGTTTTCGGTATTGCGCCCAATATAAGACGCGACAATGAACCTGTTCAAACGTTGTTCGCAATATACAAGAATTCCCAGTACAATTAAAACACAATTTTCTGTTGACGTCATGTCGTACGTCACCGTCACGCTTGTGCGCCGGTTTGGCGCCGTCGCGACGGGCTTTTTATCAACGGGCAGGACCTTTTTCGAGCTGCAATTTTTGCAATACTGGATAATTACGTCGCTATTTGTCGGTGGGTTGACTAACCTAACGCTGTTTTGCACCGACGCAGAACCGAGGCGCACGAACTTGTCTTTTGAGCTGAAGATGCTGCACGCCATGTATTTTGGCAACGCGCTGGTACATCACGCACTGTTGCGCACCTCGCAAAGCGCCGTAAGCAACATGTTAGTCAACAATTTGTTACATTGCTGCGCGTTGGGACTGCTTTTAGCGGAGCTGATCGTGCTGCTGGGCCACACACTGGGCTCCTATTCAGACTACCGCTACGCCAAAATGTGTTTTGTGATTATATTCTTTGTGTTTGGCGCCCTAAGTGCAGGGTTGCTAGGCGCGGACAATATGGCGACCGCACCGCTATGCAATGACCTGCTTATGGTTTCGTTTTTGATTACCGCATACATGCTGACGGCTATTGTGTGGGCTGCGCGCAAAGAAGCCGCTGGTTCAGTTTTAAAGAACGTGCAATTAATGCCGTTTAACGACCCTCCGCCGCCCTTTGCCTTCGTAGAAATGGAGGATTTTGTCAAAACAAAAGTTTAAAATTATTGTTTGTAATGTATTAATATATTAAATAAAACAAATGTATTTAAATAAAAATGTTTTTTATTCCCCCATAGGAGTGAGGTTTGATAGTTTACAATTGTTGCCGTCCCCCCAAATAACAAACTCGGCGGCGTGTTTTTGAACCAATCGCATCATCATGGCACAGTCGTCCTCGGCCCGGTGACCCTCAACGTTGCCGCCCACGTGCCGCTTGTACAAATCTATCAGCTTGTATGATTGTTTTGGGCGCGCGCCCCGTTGCCACGGGCACAGTTTAACGGTGACGGTGCCTGATTTGCTGCGCTTCATGGTGGGCGGGCCGCTGCCATCAAGGATGGCAAACAGCGCGTGGTACGCGTCGGAACAATGCACGGCGCCCGCAAACCCGTTGTCTTTTAAATGTTTGTACAAAATGGGAAAATCAAAAGCAAACCCGTTGTAGGCCACCAGGCACACCGGCGGGCTAAGCAGCGCTAAAAAAGACTCGATCAAAGCAACCGTCCGCTTGTCAAATTGCGGCTGGCCGCGCAAGTTTTCCGCGTTTAACTGCGTCAGCGCGCTCGCTTGTTCCGACACGTCCACGGTGGGTTCAAAACATAGGGTTAGTTTGTTGCAAACGCGCGCCGCGCCAAGCAACTCCTTTCTGGTCACGCATTGCAGGCTGAGCTCCGTAATTTGGGTTTGGTTGTTCTGCAACTTGGGTAGCCCGGTCGTTTCCAGATCCAAAAATGCGTAGGTGTTGACGGTAGCCATGGCGAGCACTAATTGTTTGGCCGCGCGAGCGCTTTATATCAATCTGTACACGAGGTCGCCGCGCGTGTACGCCGTAATGTTGTTTTCGTCAAACAAAACGTTGATAATTGCGTCCGGCTGTCCGTCAAACTCGTACACCGACGCATCGGTAACCAAAGCAGCTTCGCTAATCCACGCATCATCGGCGACGCGCACGCATGTTGGACAACGGCCGCGGCCGCGCGCCTCTTCGTGCGCCAGCAGCGCACGCACCAACCGCCACCAACTCCAGCGGTGCGCAAGCACGCGGTCCGACGCGGCGCGCGGCGCGTTCAGCATGCTTTGTGCCGCGGCGCGCGGCACGTGCTTATTGAAAAACTGTTGAGCACCAAGCGGGGTTTCGAAGCGGCACAGCTCGCCCACGTACGGGCGCGCCGGGTCGTCAGCTTTGATTTCCCAATGCGTCGCAAAAGCGTCATCCACCGTTGGGTCGTGTTTAAAGTAATACACAAACCGATCCGGGCGCCGCAACGCACGGGCGCGCGTCGCGGCATTCACGCCCACAATCTCCACATGCAGTTCAAACGGTAAATATGACAAAATTCTATCAACCATTTCAACAGGCAAATGCGGAAGGGTCGGGAGAATTTGGTAACACAATTTACAACGCTTGCTTGGCGGCTCCATATTAACGTCTAATGTTAAAAAGCTTGTGCTTAAATATTAAACAACCTTGTTACAACAACGCCCGTGATCAAAAACCTGACGCATGTCTAAAAACAGCACACGTTTTTCGAGGACGGCCGTGCCCGAAAGACGAGGTCGGAGCTAACGCACCGCTAAAAATAGAACACGTTTTTCGAGAATACTCGTGCCTGAAAGACGAGGTTGGCGCTGACGCATTTATTAATTAAAAGTAATTTTACATTTTTATACACTTAAAGTTCGTCTTTTATTTTAAAGTTTTTATTCATAACATTTAACAAGTCGCCGTTGTCGGCGTCGATCTCCCAAGCAAATAACCCACCCAAGCCATTTTGATCCACGTAACTAGTTTTTGCCAATACAGAATCAACACTATCAAACGATATCAAGTCGCCATTGTCTTTGTTAAAAACGTAAGATGCTTTAGCGGCCGTGTCAAATTTGTATTTGTACTTGTTTAATTCGTTTTTAATTTGGCGATAATCGACAACGCCGTCTTCCCAAGTACCGGTCACGGGCCCGGCAGCTGTGCCTGTGAAATAGTTGTCACCGTCATAGCCTGCCACGCCTGTCCAACCGCGGCCGTACATGGCAACGCCCACAATAATTTTGCGCGGGTCTACGCCCTGGTTCGTGAGCGATTTAACAGCGTAATCCGTGTTGTACAGCTCGTTTGGGTTCCAACTCGGCGCGTAGAGTGTAGTTTGATAGCCCAGATCGATGTTTGACCACGCGCCTTTGAAATCGTAGCTCATGAGAAATATTTTATCGAGGAACTTTTGCGCAAGATCGTATTTTACTACAGCAATTTTGTCGTGACCCGAACTAATTGCACTTGTTAATTCGTATGTTTTGCCCGTTTGCAGTTGCAACTCGTCCAGCATTGCGCGCAATTCTTTCAGTAAAATGTTGTACGTGTCAGCGTCGCGTTCTTTGTTGCCGAGTGTTGGGTTGGCGCCTTTACCACCCGGAAACTCCCAATCGATGTCTACCCCGTCAAAAAATTTCCAAACCTGCAAAAATTCTTTGACAGAATCCACAAACACACGCCGTTTTATCGCGTCGTGCATATAATAGAACGGGTCGGACAATGTCCAGCCGCCGATGGACGGCAAAATTTTAAGGTGTGGATTGGCCAATTTGGCCGCCATTAGCTGACCAAAGTTGCCTTTGTAGGGCTCGTTCCAAGCAGATACACCTTTCTGCGGTTTTTGTATTGCGGCCCAAGGATCGTGGATAGCAACTTTAAAATCTGAACGGCCCTGGCAAGAACGTTGCAACGCTTCAAAACTACCGGGTATGGTTTTGAGGGCGTCGTTAAGGCCATCGCCGCCACAAATGGGTATGAACCCGTACAACAAATGTGAGAGGTTGGGCAGCGGCACTTTGTCCACCGGAAAGTTGCGACCATACACGCCCCATTCTACAAAATACGCAGCAATTGTTTTGTCTTGGCGCCGGCCAGGTTTGTTATTCTCCCGCCAAACATATTCCAGCGGATTCAAATGACCACCGTCAGTGTCCGCAACTTTAACAGTGACAGGCTCGCTTACCGAGCAGCCATCCTCATCGCACACCTTGACGTGCATCCTAAACTGTCCGCTTTTGGACACGACAACCGTGGCTTTTTTAGCGTCAGCGTCGCCTTTCCAGACCTGTTTATCATTAAACAGCACATAAGCCATATCACCGACGCCACCATTCCACACGTTCCAAGAAACTTGTACGTTGACATGGTTTTCGCGCTGTATCAAATTTTCGTAAGCAGTGGCGTCCGAATTGATTTTGACGAGCGCATAATTGCGATCGGCCCAGTCAATGACCGGTGTGCCAGGCGACGCGTACGCGACCGCAATAGTCAACCACAAAACTTTTACCAAATAGTGCACCATTTTATTTGTACTTATAAGTTTTAATTATTTAATGTAACACCATGAACAAAATTGTGTTGTATTTGTTAATTTATGTCGGCACGTTTAGCGCGGCATACGACCTATTGAAAGCGCCAAGTTATTTTGAGGATTTTTTGCACAATTTCAATAAAAACTATAGCAGCAAATCTGAGAAATTACACCGTTTTAAAATATTTCAGCACAATTTAGAGGAGATAATTAACAAAAATTTAAACGACACTTCGGCCCAATATGAAATTAACAAGTTTTCAGATTTATCAAAGGATGAAACTATCTCCAAGTACACCGGCTTGTCGTTGCCCCTTCAAAACCAAAATTTTTGCGAGGTAGTAGTTTTAAACCGCCCGCCCGATAAAGGGCCTCTAGAGTTTGACTGGCGCCGCTTAAACAAAGTGACTAGTGTCAAAAATCAAGGCACGTGCGGTGCGTGTTGGGCGTTCGCTACCCTTGGCAGTTTAGAAAGCCAGTTCGCAATCAAACACGATCAGCTCATAAATTTGTCAGAGCAACAGCTCATCGACTGCGATTTTGTGGACATGGGCTGTGACGGGGGTTTGCTGCACACGGCGTACGAGGCCGTCATGAACATGGGCGGCATACAAGCCGAAAATGATTATCCGTACGAAGCAAACAACGGCGATTGTCGCCTAAATGCAGCCAAATTTGTAGTTAAAGTAAAAAAATGCTACAGGTATGTCTTGATGTTTGAGGAAAAACTTAAAGACTTGCTGCGCATTGTGGGCCCACTTCCTGTCGCCATAGACGCATCGGACATTGTAAATTATAAACGTGGCGTTATACGATACTGTGCAAACCACGGGTTAAACCACGCAGTGCTTTTAGTGGGCTACGCCGTCGAAAACGGAGTACCGTTTTGGATATTAAAAAACACTTGGGGTACGGACTGGGGAGAACAGGGTTATTTTAGAGTGCAACAAAACATAAACGCTTGCGGCATACAAAATGAATTACCTTCAAGCGCGGAAATCTATTAAAACAACAATTGTGTGTGTGTGTGTGTTATTTATTTTACAATAACAATTTAGTAAAATACATAAAATAAACGATCAATAGTTGCGGCTGCGGTTGCGTACCATGCAAACCAAAAACACAATTATGCCTACTGTCAAAAAGAAGGTGAATCCGTGACCTAACATGAATGAATAGAGCGTGGCGTTAAGTTCGCCCTTGGCCATCTCAGCTATGTCGCTGAGGCTGGTGGTCTGTCCGCCAAACTTGGTATACTCCATGGTGGAAATGAGATTGCTTTTTTGTTGGGCGATAAACGACCAACCGCTGGCGTCCTTCCAGCTCTCGTGGAAGCTTGTGTTGCCGATAGTGGGAATCCAAAACTCAATGTCGTCGTCAATGGCCAGCTCTTTGTAATTGTTAAAGTCAATGCACTGCGCCGAATCCGTGTTGGACACCCAGCGGCCTTCTTTGTAGATGCTGTTGTTGTAGCAGTTGCTGGTGTGCGGCGGCGGGTTGGTGCACGGCATAAGCAAAAACGTATCGTCGGACAGAAACGTGGACGACACCGAGTTGTTCATGAGGTTGCCGATAAGTCGCTCGTCCACTTTGGCCACCGACACAACAAGGTCGTGAAACATGTTATTAAGCTTGTTAATATGCGCGTGCAGCAGCTCAAGGTTCATGCGCAGCATGTCGTTCTCGTACATGAGCTCTTCCTGGATGTGCATCAAGTCGCCCTTTGTGGCCGTGGCGCCTTCGTCGTGCTTGGCCGGCTCGTTGTGACGCCATGTGCGGGGGCGCTCTTTCACCACGCTTTCCGGTTTGCGCCTGATGCAGCGGTTAAATTTGCAATACCACATGTTTTTGCTCAGGTCAAAAATGTCGTTGTCGATCAAGCAGTGCTCGCGCGTGACCGAATTTGGGTCCGATTTGTCGTCTTTAATTTGCAAGCACGCCACTTTTTCAGACCTTCGCGTGGACTTTGATTTCTCCTTGAGAATCATGCTAACACCGTCGCGGTGCAACACTTCTTTTTCAGTTACGTTGATGACGCCCCCGTTTATGTCCAAAATGTGCACCGTACACTGATCGGTCTCGTTGTCGCACTCAAGCCGCGTGTACATCTTGGCAGTCGACACGCCGCAGCGCCACGACTTGTTGCACGTGTGATGCGCAAAATGGTTGTTATTTTGCCGCTTTATTAATTCCTTACCAGGCACCCACACGCCGCGGCCCACGTTGTCGCGGAAGCACTCGTCACTGTCGCTACCCCATCGGTCAATCAGTTCTTCGCCTACTTCGCACTCTTGACGAGCACTCCACGTGAGCAAATCTTTCTGATCCACGTTAACTGTTTCTAGTTTTTCCTCGACGCGCGTGTTAGAGTCCAGCGCGCCGCCGTTGTACGCGTACGCTTGAAAGTAGCCTTTGTAACCGATGATTACGTTTTCTTCCAGGTCGGTTTCTTCAATGTCAATGCTGACGTCCTTTTTCAGCGATTCTTTAGGAGGCGTGATAGGCAGGCTCTTGATCCGCCACGGACCCGTTTTCATTTGCGCGTTGCAATGCTCAGCACCCGTCGATAGCTGGGCCCAGGCCACCAAAACTAATAAAGCAATTTTCACCATCTTGTAATGTCTTGTAGCACAGCACAATTGTAACTGATTTACCAGCACAGCGCAGGCCTTTATATACCCATGTTTATCAGCGCGTACAACCGCCTACGTGACTAGCCAATCTTATCTTATCACAACCGCCTACGTGACTTTGTGCAATCTTATCTTATCTTATCACAACCGCCTACGTGACTTTGTGAACGTGCGCCCAATTAAGCCAATCGTTATCTTATTTGGTAGATACAAAATCGGGTATAAATACTTGAACGTGTTGGCAAACTTACACAGTTTGTATCTTGCAGTCGTTCGCTAAGGAACTTGGTAAATATATTTTATAAATAAATAATTTTATTATGACGTAATTGATAATTAAAGATGAGTCATTTGATTAAATATATGAGTCATTAAATTAAACTAACTTTACGCGATCAATTGTCCACGAAAAGCAAGTTTATAAGACCGAAACATGAACGGTGATTCTGAACCATTAAACAGTCGCGTTTTTAATTACGCTCCCGACAATAGTTTAGAGGTGATTATAATAACTAACGCGCCCAACGATCACGACGGTTATCTAGAATTAAGCGGCGCCACACGGCTGCTGGCACCGTTTTTGCAAAAAAGTGCCGCGACTTTGTGGACAAACGCGTTGTCGTCTCACAAATTAATTAAAAACAACAAAAATTATTTACATGTGTTTGGTTTGTTCAGGTACTTGCAAAACTACAACCTCTACACAAAATCGCACCCGCCCGAGTATTACACCGTCAAAGTCATAATTTGCGACCTGCTGTTGGGCGTGCAAACTAAAACGTTTGACCCGCTGTGCGAAATCAAAACGCAGCTGTGTGCCATTCAAGAAAGTTTAAACGAAGCAATCGTCATTATCAATAACCACGCTTCGGCAGAACCTCCGCGTGCTCCAGACACGGAGGCGTGCGAGTTGGCCGAATCGTTGCATTCTGAGTACAGTAAAAAATTAACGTTTGCGACCGACACCATTTTGGACCACGTTAAGAGTATCAAGGACTTGGTGTGTTTAAACAAATAAAAATAAGGTTAAAATGAATTTTTGGGCTACCTTGAGCGTGTGTTTGGTGGGGTACATGGTGTACTCGGGCCACTTAAACGGAGAGTTGCAAGAGGTCAAATCTATTTTGATTGTGGCGTACGAAGCTGCAGAGAAACATTACAACGGCGTAATAGATGAAATTGAATCACTCAAAACAGACACGTTCATGATGCTGTCCAATTTGCAAAACAACACCATCCGCACGTGGGACGCGGTCGCCAAGAACGGGCAAAAAATAGCAAACCTCGATGAAAAAATTAAAGGGTTGTTGTCCAGGCACGCGATGCCCCACGGCGCCAATGTCTGATAAGGTAATTATCAAAAAATTACGCTGTACCTACAATATAGTTCAATATGACGTCATCTTGTATGACGTCCAACAACAACGTCATGTTTGACGACGCGTCGGTCATGTGGATCGATGCCGACTATATTTTTCAAAACTCTAAAATGCCGTTGTCCACGTTTCAACAGCTGTTGTTTTCTATACCGTCGATACACCGCAAGATGATAAACGATATCGGCAACCCGCCGGCTTGTTCGTTTCCACCTTCCAATAACAACGGTCAATACATGGTGGACATTTACGGCGCCGCGGTGTTGACGATGCGTAGCCCGTCGTTGTTCTCCGACCAGTTGCTCACCACGTTTATTGCCAACAATTACATGAGCTTTTGCAACCGACAACGGCCGTGCCCGCCACCACCGCAGCCGCAAACGCCGCCGTTTGATTGCGCCCAAAAACAAATCGTGAACGCGTTGGAAAAACTGGCGCACCAAAATGACCTGCTCATCAACAGCGTCAACCAAATTTCGCTAAATCAATCCAACCAATTCTTGGAGTTGCGCACGCAGTACGCGCAGATTGTGGCCGCGTTGGAAAACGCCAAAGACACAATACTTAACCGTCTCAACGTGTTAGTGGATGAGATTAAAGCCGCGTTGCCTGACCAGTCCGCTCAGCTGCAGGAACAAATTGACAAATTGCTTGAAGCCATCAACGTGGTTGCGCAAACGCTGCGCAGCGAAATGAACAACACCAACTCTATTTTGACCAACTTGGCGTCCAGCATAACCAACATTAACAGTACGTTAAACAATTTGTTGACTGCCATCGAAGGCATAACAAGCGACGAAGGCGGCGGCGGGTTGGGTGACGCCGACCGTCAAAAGCTGAGCGACGTGCTTGATCTGGTGACCGAAATAAGAAACATTTTGATGGGAAGTCGCAAATAAACATGGCACCCATCAGAACAAAATCTGAGGAAACGTCGCAAAAAAGCGAGCGATCTAAACAATTTAAAGCAAGTTACAGCAAGTTTACAAAAAAGAAAAACGAGGCGCCTGAACGTGCGCGCCTCGCCACTTTTATTGAAATTAATGTAAACCAACCGGAAGACGAAGTGAACAAACTTGAATTGCGCGCTCAAGAAATGTTAGAAAATAGAAAACCGTCTATATTCAACAAAGACAGCGTGCGCGCTTTTTTAAACAAAAACACGTTTGTGGTGGCGTTTGCGCACCCCACCTACCCGATGGATTACATTAGAAATGCAACAAGCATAACAATAAATTGTTCTAAAATAAATCGAAAATTGCTTTTTTTTGACAAAAATAAAAAAATGATGAACGTGTTGCCCGACCGCACGGCGTTTAAAGTGCAAATCAACGACAACACACCGATGAACGTGCAATCGGCAATGTTTGATGAAAAATTGGAATTAGAAATTGATTTTTTATCTATATCAATAAAAGAATTGATACCCATACAAAAATGTGTAATTTATTTAAATATTCTTTTACAAAGAAACTTGCAATGGGTGGTGCCGCAAGAGTTGATAAACACCTTTGCTAAATTACAACTCGCGGCGCCCAATCAGTTGTTGCAAAACTCGTAACGACAATGCACGTAGCCCAGCTTACCGCGGAACAACGCGCCGTGTACGCCAAGTACAAATTTGTCACGTATGCGCGATCGGTCGCGTTGACGCGCGCGCAGCTTGATCAATGGCGTGAAAAAAAAGTTATAGAACCATCGCCCGTGTCTAGAGAAGAAACTTTGCGCGTGGAACACGCGACGCGGGGCCAAAACAAAAACGAGTTGTGGTACGCGTTGCGCGCCGATCGCAGCACCGCATCCCGGTCGTCGGGCGGCGGCGGCGTCGGTATGCGCGCGCCCGCCCTCGCGTTTGGCAACGCGCAAGAAGACGATGTAAAAACAACCAACGCAGAATTGTTTTTGGAATTGCGACAACTCGCCGAAAAACGCGTCGGATGTCAGGTTATCGACACTGTGCTAAATTGCGGCATGTTTTTGAGCGCGTTGGGGCTACATTCGGCCTCTCCCGATGCTTATTTTGCCATGGCCGACGGTTCGTGGGTACCCGTCGAGATTAAATGCCCGTTCAATTATCGCGACACGACCGTGGACCAGATGCGATTGGAATTGGGCAAAGCAAACCGCAAGTACCGCGTCAAACACACGGCGCTAATTGTTAACAAAGCGGGCCCGCCCGAGTTTGAAGTGGTCAAGACTCACGATCATTATCGCCAGATGCAGCGGCAAATGTACGTGATCGGCGGCGCGCCCGTGTGCTTTTACGTGGTGCGCTTCAAGCACAACCTGGTGGCGGTGACGGTGCCACGCGACCAAGAGTTTTGCCGCAAAGAAGCTGCCGCCGAGGGAGCCGCGTTTGTGGCTTTTGCGCTAGAAAATTCCAATCGCGAACAGTTTAAACGCGCAGACAAACGACGCGCATCGTTTGCAAACATCGATCACGCTTACAACGCGACGCAGGTTAACGCGCTAGTAACGCGTAACTTGTATTTGGCGTATGGACAGCTAAAGTGCGCTTATTGTGACAGTTTTGAAATGGATAGCGGGGCAACGCTTGACGCGGTTCTTACAAGGCCGCACGAACGCTGCAATTCTGCAGGTTTGCAGATTCACAAGTTTGACAATCCCGCCTTTATGGATTTTGCCAACCGACACACCAGTTTAATTAACGCTGGTCATCGCGATAACGCGCGTGGGTTGGCTACAGCAGGACTTTACGCCACTGTCGACGGATTGAAAACCTTTTGCTGCGGCGTTCGAGGTAGCGCTACTTCGCAGGCTCATATTCCTATGTGTTCGTATTATTTGACAGTAATTAATAAAGGGTCATAAAACAAAATATAATATTTATTTAAATAAACATTTTTATACAATGCTAATAAATTGTTTAGACACAAATTTAATTTTAATTTCGGCGAGAACCGGCCCCTCCTTGCCTTTAACGTCGACGTACTTGTTTTTGTTGAGCGCGTTTGTTTCATACCCGACCACCTTGCAGCTGTCGGTAAACGATTCGCAACCGTCGGTTTGTACCCTGCTCCCGTCGCCACCGTCACACTGCAGCCTGACACCGTCGGGCTCGTCAAAACCGCGGCCTATGCGCGGCCCATCGGTCACCCAACGCGGCGTTTCGTCGACCCACTTTTTAATCACGATGCTAAGCTCTGGAACTTGATTGGCGAGCTTGAGTAGTTGCTGCTCGTCGTGCTGCACCAACTGCTTTATGGCATTAAAATCGCCAAGCCTAAACTGCTTGGTTTGGCGGGTGGCGCTGTCGTAAAACCCGTCAAACGTGGGATTGTATTCAATTAGACGAATTGTTTTCTCGCCAAAGCTAAACGCGTTAAGCGTTCGCTGGCCGGTTCTTACATACACTTTCAACACATGGTCGCTGCCCATTTGTTTGTTGTAGGTCAGCTCCATTTTAACAACGCCGTTTGACCGGTCGCATATCATTTGAACATAATCTTGCTCTTCGCCGTCGTAGTACACGGTGACTGCGGGCGTTTTCATTTTGGTGTGTTTATTGTGTGGGGAACGGTAATAGACTAACTAAATTACTCGGCGCGTTTCTTTTATAGCAACGCGCCGGCAAAGATAATAACTGACTCATTTTTAAAATGTATTTATTATAAAAATTAACAATGTTTAAACCCTCTTTAACCCAACCCGTTTCTCTGCGTCCGCGATTAACTTGTCAGCCCGCTCGTTGTCGTTGTCTTGTGTCTCCATCTTGATACGCTCGCGTCTGTTGACGCTTTTGTTAGCAAGCGTCAAAAACTGTTGAACCGACATGTTGGCTGTTTTTTCGGCGTAAGCTGCGTGCACCGCTGCAACGTTGCGCCTAATGTTTTGTGGAATTTATATACCGCTGTACCCCGCAAATCTCCCGCATAAACACACGTGATGGATAACAAAATGTACGTACGCATGGAGATTAAATTTGACGAGGACACGGGACGTTTGCAAATTGGCGATCGTGACGTGTTTGTGCGCGTGTTTGAGCCCGGTCAAGAAGTGTTTGATGATTCGCTGAACCAGTACCATCAATTTCCCGGCGTGGCTACAGACGTGGTGTTTCCGCAGCTGGCAACGGGCGCGACGGTGAGCGTGCACACCGCGGCCGGCGCGTACACGGGGTCACTAACCGCCAGCTGTTTCAACTACCACGTGTGCAACAAACGCTTCGTGTTCGGCGTCTTGCAGGCGTTGGAGGTGCCCGCCGATGTGCGCCCGCACCTGCGTCTTGGCGCGCCCATCCTGTGCGACGACCAGTTGGTGTCCGTGGTGACGGCCGTGCACAAACGCGCCGACGGCGTTTGGCTTGTGCCCGTGACGGGCGTGCGCGGAGCCCATCAAGTATCGGGTCATGCGCGCGTGCGCAACGGTGTGCGCGCAGAGCGCTTGTGCGCCGGGCGATCGGTGTACGGCACGGTCCAATTACCATACGACGAACTAAAAGCGTACGCGCTTTCGCAATCGACGCCGCCCGCCGACGCGCAAGAGTCGTGCGCGCTGTTTTACAATGATTCAGAGGTGCGCATTACTTTCAACAAAGGCGACTTTGAACAAATGCATTGGCGACTGCCGGGACCCTTTGTGGGTCGTTTAGTTTAATTAAGCATTATTAACAAATTATTAATATATTTATTTAAATCATTTCAATATCGTCATGTCTAAGCCCAGCATCTTGACGCAAATTTTGGAGGCCGTAAGGGCCGTTGACAGCAAGGTCACCGCTTTGCAAGCACAGGTTGACCAGTTGGTAGAAGACTCCAAAACACTTGAAGCGCTCACCGACCAACTCGGCGAACTTGACAATAAAGTTAGCGATATTCAATCAATGTTGAGTCTCGATGATTTGCCCGAACCACCAACACCCGAACCTGAACCGGAACCTGAGGTCCTGGAAATTCCTAGCACCCGGCGAAGCCGCAAGTAAAGTTAAAACAGCAAATCAATAATTTTGAAATATTCGTAAGGTTCCTTGATTAAATAGTACAACGCGATCATTAGAAATATCGCAAAGTATACAAAAAATGTAAGCTCTTGATGCAATATAAAGGCCGCAGCGGCCGCCCCTGTGTTTAACAAAAATAAACCCGCTACCACCCTATTTAATTTGTTATTATTTTCATTCATTTCCAATAACGTGTTTTGCCTAAATGTGTACTGCATAAATTCGAGGCGCGTGTACAGCGAGCTGCTGGCAAGCGCTTGACCCACCAAAGTGGTTTCATCAAAATCTTCAATTACATCGCTTTCATCCAACTGCAACATTTGACCATCTGAGTTAACTTCGAGCGCCGCCACGTAATCGAGCAGGTGGAACAGCGACTGAAACGTTGCGTCGTCGTCCATTTCCACAATGTCTGAAAAGAATTCGGGTAAAAACTCTATGATTTCGCGCGACGTGTTGGCGTCCAACGTTTCAAAATAGGCGGTGAGGAACGTGCGAGACAGGTCGTCGGGAAACTCGCGCGGAAACATGTTGTTGTAGCCAAACGGGTCCCATAGTGCCAAAACTAAATCCGCTAATGTTAAAAGAATCAACACGATGCCCACTACGGAAGCGGCTTTGATGGCGATGCGAGTCAAAGCTTTGGCCGCCGTGGTGAGCGTTTTGATGGCGATCCTGTTCATTGAATGCACCACGGCCGCTTTGTACGTTTCGCCCAGCAAACGTACCGTGACGCGCTGCGACGTGCTCATCAACATGCGTTTAAGCGACGGAATTAACGCGGTATTGATTTTTTTCAACATGGTTTTAAACGCGGTCATTAGCATGTCAAAACCTATGTCGGTGGCAATGCCGAACACGAGCGAATACTCTTCCAAAAACTGGGCTATAATTGATTCAAGTTCTTCGTCGCTAATCGACCTATCTAACGTGCGCGCAGTGATGATTGAACGCGGCGTTCCGCGTGCTTCGTAAGTGATGGGAGTTTTGGTAAATCCAACTTCGGCCGTGTACGTTAACTGCATCAGCGTCCCGTTCTCCACCATTCCCAAATCTTGTAACGTAGGCGTTTTGCTAAATAATTTTTCAAAGTCGTAATTGATTGCGCGATCGCGCACGGCGCGCCATTGTGCAAGTACGGCGTTGGAGTCGGCCGTTGGACGCGGCGGCAGGATGGGCGACGGCGCCGTGTAATCAAAATCGCGCAACTCGGTAAAAATGTTATTAGCAAGCATTTTGAACGTGACGTAAAGCGTGTCACCCAACACGAACCCAATCAAAGATTCCCACCAGCGAAAAGAGCAGCCGCCGTTCATAAGCTCTCGCCCAAAGCGGCGGCAGTAGGCGTCGTTGAACTCGCCTTTGAACCGTTCGGGAAACAGCGGGTCCGGGTCGGGACGCACGTTAAACGCGGGCACGTCGTCCACGCCCATGATAGTGTGCTCTTCGGTGCGCAAGTATGGGCTATTGAAATACATTTTTGAAGTGGAATCCACCATTACGCACTGGTTGTTGGGTGTGTATGTAAATTCGGCTGATTGCACCTCGTTTTCAAAGCCTTCGCGCATCGCTGCGGCTCGGTCCAAGTGATAGCACGCGGGCTGCGCGTACCCGACGCTAGTTTCCGAAGTTTGCGTGTACATAAACGGCGTCTGGTTGGACACCACGCCCGTTTCGTGAAACGGGTAACAGCTCATGCTGTCGCATCCCCGACGGCTAAATGCCAACTTGACTGCTAGCGCGCGATCTCTAAGCATCGGCGGCACATAATAATCGTCGTCGTTTGAAGCGGGTCGCAACGTGTAATCAATTAGAATATGTGGCAAGCGCGTGCGCCAACGTTCAATAAACTCAAGCCTGTGCATGTGAGTCGCGTAACGACTTGCGTTCGTAAGGTCGACGGCGGTCAATACTGCCATGTTTGATTGCTTAAAATATAAAAAAAACAACATATTTGAAATATAAAAATTATTAAAAGCTGCAAGGCCCATTTGATCGCCGCTTTTTAGTCAACTTGTTTTTCAATAACGATCAAACTTGTAAAACGTGTGTGCTATTTTTAGCGATGCGTCAGCGCCGACCCCGTTTTTCAAGTATAAACGTCCGCGTAAAATTAGTTTCATATTAAACAAGCGTTGTAGGAGGGGCACATTAAAAAGACGCGTTACAACGGGTATATAAACACGTGTAATGCTGTATTCACAGTTATCAAATGGTTAGTGTGACGCATAATTTAATCTTGGTTTTCGAGTACGATCGTTCGTGTAAAGCGAGTGTGCTATTTTTAGACATGCGTCAGCGTTGACCTTGTTTGTGTAAAACGTGAGTCATTTTTTAGACTTGCTTTTCAAGTTTGTACGTTCGCGTAAAACTAGTGTACTATTTATATCAGAGTGGTGCGCGTGCGTGAAATAATCAAGACAGGGCAATAAAGCAAAACATTTTTAGTTGCCAGCCTGCAACAAGTCTAGCTTGTCGTTTAGCCGCCATGACCGCCTCCACGTTTAGGAAAACTACATCAAGGACCAGCTGATGGAGGTTATTAACTCTATTATGACTGAGCGTCAGATTGCGCGTTTAAACAATTCACGCAACATGTAAATAAAAAAATTTATTTAAAAATTTGTTTTTATTAATAAAACCTTTGACCAATTTATTTATAATATGTGGCTATAATACAAAAAATATACAATAGTACAAAATATACATATGGTTGTGAGACAAAACATAATTAATTTTCTTGTTCTTCTTGCAAACGCTCGCGGCATATTTTTTTGTGAATCTTTATGTCGTAATATCTGATCAGTTCGCCGAGCGCCGCGTGCGTCTGCACCGCTTCCGGATGAAAATACAATTCGTCGTACTTGCCGTTAAACACGTATCGGTTAGTGAACCCGCACCGGCTGCAGTTAATTACGGGGTTAGAATAAAACATTTTTGCTTTCTTGCACGCCGTGCAATAGCCGGACTTGGCGGGTCGCACGGGGAACGTGATCACTCCTGTCACAAACTCTTGAATGCTATAACCGTAGATTTCCACAAACAGCGTTCCGTTAATGCGATCAAACCGATTGTCGGCAATCGCTTCCATAAGGTTGCTGGGGTCGTTGATAACAAAGCAATTGACGTCATTAGCAGACGTGGGGGTCTTAAACACGTTGCGGTAACGATTGAGCTGCACGTTATGATTGATTTCTTTGAGCACTAAATCTCCTGTGGTTCTAAGCGCAATAAACATGATAGTCTCGTTGGGATTCTTGTATTCTAGCAACAATTGTTGCAAAACTTTAAAAGGTCCTTTGTGTTGTTTAATTTCAATATCAGTGTGTGTAAAATACTGAACTTCAAATTCTAACGGAAAAATGTATTGGTAGAAGAAACCCGCTTCAAACAGCCGTTTAATGTGCACCGAATTGATCTTGGGGTAGATTTCGTACGTGTTAGCCGGATCGTTGTGTTCTTCGCTGCAATCACTGCAAGCAAACTCAAAACTGCCAGGTTTGTTGGGCGGCTTGCGCACGTCGTCGTCGTCAGATGTCATAGGCGGCTGGCGCACGATCACAAACAAAAACCACGGGCGCTTGTTTTCTTTAAATTTGTAACCGCAAATTGTGCAAACAGACTCTTGCACGTGCTCTAAATCATGTTTAGTTTTAAACTGCGTCGTTTGGTTGAACGTAAGCATGTCCTTGCTGTTAATGTATCCCGTGACATAGTTGGTGGCAAAGCGAAGCGTGGCCTTCATGGCCGCGCGTTCGTTTTCGCTTAAAAAATGCACACGCAAATCGCGCACTACATCAGACTCCAAATTGTCATAAGTAGTTTCAAACCTGTGTCCAAATTCGGGCGGCACGTGACCGGCGGCACTGTCGTTTAACTTGCTGTTAACGCGCCCGATGCGTTTAAGGCATGCCACGTGCGCTTGTTCAGTTTTGTTAAGTTGCGTTTTGGTGGGAGGTCGACGAACACATGGCGACGCTGGCGCCGCGACCTTGGCGAGCAGCGGACGAGCTGCGGGCGATTGCGCCGCGGTTGAACGCTGAGGAGCGTTAAAAATGTTATTTTCCCTGAACCAGTTCATAATTCACTCAACACTATACTGTGCATGTTAACGATTGGGACGAGCTTATATACCCAATGTTTATCTAACCACTTATCTACATCCGCATGCTCATGCGCCTCGAGTCACGTAGGCGTTTTGCACACGGTACTATAACGTCACAACCGCCTGGCTATATAAAGCGCAAATCGCGTTCTGGAAAAACAGTTTGCAATTAGCATCGGGCTCGTCAACATGTAATAAGTGTTCTATGCGACTGTGCGACGCAACATGATAAAAGGCAGCTACTGGCCTAACGTACTGGATCGCAGCGATTCGTGCGAAGCAAACAAGGTAATGGATTTTAATTTTGTTTTTGCTCACATGTACTGCGACGATATACTAGTGGACGCCAAGGTGCAACGCAACGTGCGCGCCGCGGCGTTTTCCCTGCTTGACGACAAGCATTTTGAGCTGTTTAAACGTCGTATAGATAACAAATTTTTTTGCTATTATGATCGATGTGATGATGTAACCTTTCCCAAACATTTGCTTGGCAACGACGCGTGTTGCCACCATTTTATCAACGATGCCATGCGCGTTGTGGAATGTGTCAAGAGTGTGGAAGCGGTTAGCGCGGGGGTGAACGTTATTGTGCTTCTACCATATCTAAAACAATTGCAAACGGCGTTAAAAATGTTGGGTGACGCGTTTAAGTGTTGCGCCAAAACCATAAACGGGTTGCTATTGTATGTCAATGATCTGCTCTCGCATTGTTTGGTGTGCGCGGACAAAATACAGGCGGCCACTCGCACCCTACAGGTCATGAACTTGTTTTTAGACACAGACATGCTGTACGAATGCGATTTGTGCAAAGAAGTGTCCACCGATCAGCGGTTTCTCAAGCCCAAAGAGTGTTGCCAATACGCTATTTGCAACGCGTGCTGCGTCACGTTGTGGAAGACGGCCAGCACGCACGCCAAATGTCCGGCTTGCAACACTTCATTCAAGTCGTCATAATAAGTGTGTTGCATTATGAGCGGCAACAATCTAATTGCGCTGTCTTCGGACCAGTTCAAATACTTGTTTCTGGGCAGTTATTTTGATTTAAAAGATTTTACCCATGTGCCGGCAGAAGCGAAGGCGTTTATTGTCAACTATTTAGACTGCAACTTTCGCGTTCTTGACGATGCAACGCTGCAAAACTACACCGGCTACCTAAAAAGCATACACCTGCAGCATTTGATAGGCGGTTTGCTTACGCCCGACGTGTACAAGTTTATCAAACCGCAATTTCATTTTGTGTGCGAGCGCACCGCCGTGGACATTTTAGAGTTTGATTCGCGCATGTACATAAAGCCCGGCACGCACGTGTACGCTACCAATTTTTTTACTTCGAACCCGCGCAAAATGACCTCTTTTATTTATAGCGAGTTTATAAAAGTGTACAAAAATAGATTGTTTGCCAACACTAACAATCATGGCTGCGTGTTGGCAGGCGCGGCAGGCTTTGTGTTTGAGGACGCGTACGTGGATTGGAGCGGTGTGCGCATGTGCGCTGCCCCGCGACTTGACAACGGCCGTCACCCGTTTCGCTTGTACCTGTTGGGTGAAGAGATGGCCGCGCACTTTGTCAATAATAATATTTTACCGCCGCATCCCACCAACGCGACGCGTGTCAACAACAGCATGTTTATGTTAAAAAACTTTTACAAAGGATTGCAGCTGTACAGATTGCAATACCAAGTGGTAAACAGTATGAAATTTATTACTCGCAAGCCAAATAAGGTTTTTGACGAGATTGACAAAGAACTCAACAGCCATTCGCCCTTTGTGAAGCTTATCCAACGCGACTACATATACGACGCACAATTTCCCGCCGATTTGCTTGAGGTGCTCAACGAATACATGACAAAGAGTTCAATCATGAAGTTTATCACCAAGTTTGCCATAGAGGAGCACGCGAACGCTAACGACATGCTGCGCGAAATTGTGTTTGATCGCTATTCGGTTGATTGTTATCGCAAACTGTACATAAAAATGGAATTGACCAACGTGTTTCCCGCCATGTATGACAACGAATCGGCATATTTGTTTATTAACAAAGACTTGATGCAGCTAACCGGTACGCTGAACGCGTTTTACGCGCCCAAACTGCGTATCCTGAGCATTCTATCGGTGAATCGGTTATTTGGCGCAACGGAAACGCTAGATTACCATCCTAACCTGTTGGTGTACCGGCAAAGTGCGCCGCCGGTGCGGCTGACGGGCGACGTGTACGCTGTTGATAAGAGCAAAAAAATATTTTTGGTAAAACACACGTTTTCCAACACGGTGCCTGCGTATCTTTTAATAAGAGGTGATTACGAAAGTACGTCCGAGCTAAAATCTCTGCGCGACCTCAACCCTTGGGTGCAGAACACGCTTCTCGAGCTGCTTATCGTCGACGGGCCCACCACCGTCGCCGCAGAAACTAAACACAAGCGGTTAACATGATTTACACCGATCCCGCCACCGGGGCAACCACCAGCACGGACGCGTCCGGCAACAGCTATTTAAACAGGTTAACGCCAAACACGTTTTTGATCATTTTGGCAGTTGTGGTGGTCATTGCTTTAATTATTATATTCATGCAATCCAGCAGCAACGGCAACAACAGCAGCTCACCCGCCACCAACCCGCAAATGGGTTTCGTAAACCCGTTAAATGCGACGATGCGTGCCAACCCGTTTGTGGCCGCGCCGCAGCGATTGTAATATAAGCAATTAAAATGAGACGCGTGCGGTGCAACAAGGTGCGCACCGTGACCGAAATAGTGCACAATGACGCCAAACTACCCAGAACCTATGATTTAGCCGAGTTTGATTTAAAAAATCTTTCAAGTTTGGAAAGTTTTGAAACGACCAAAATCAAGTTGGTGCTCAGCAAGTACATGGCCATGATAAACACCTTGGAAATGACCCAGCCCCTGCTGGAAGTGTTTCGCAACAGGGCCGACACGCGTCAGATTGTGGCGGTTATACTGGCCACCATGGGGTTTGTGCACAATCGCTTCAATCCGCTAGTGACCCATTTTAACAACAAGATGGAATTTGTAATGACAGAAACGGCCGAAACTAGCATTCCGGGTGAACCCATACTGTTTACAGAAAATGATGGCGTGCTCATGTGCGCCGTAGACCGACCGTCCATCGTCAAAATGTTGAGCCGCGAATTTGACGTGAACGCGACCGTGGACATGAAAGCGCCTGATCACGGACTGCGCATTGCCAAAACTTTAGCTGCGTCCAAACGAAAAAGGCGCACCAGCGACGATGATGACTATGAGTTTATCCAGCGACCCAAAACTTTTGATGAATACAATAAATGTATGGACGCGTTGTCCGACTTTAACATTACCGAAACGGAAGCCACGCAATACTTAACGCTGTTGTTAATTGTGGAACACGCATATCTGCACTATTATATATACAAAAATTACGGCGTGGTTGAGTATTCTAAATCTTTGCTGACCATTTCGCTGTTTGTAAACAAGTTGCGCTCCTCTATGAGCACCAAAGCATTTAATTTACTGTTAAGCAAATTCCGATTCGGCATAGAAGAATTTGACAAAATTAGCGGCTCAGTTGGTTCTAAGTTTGCAGTGTATAATTTTAACAAATAAACACATAAAATGATTTTATTAGTTTTGTTTTTGGTTCTTTTAAAAGTGCTCATTTTTAAGCGGCTCAATGAAATGCACGTGGACTCGCACCACAGCAAAATCTGTCCGCAAGGCTACTTTGGCCTAAACGCGGACCCGTATGATTGCAGCGCGTATTACATGTGTCCGCACAGATTGCGCATGTTCTGTGACCCTAATCACGAGTTTGATCTCGACTCGGCGACTTGCGTGCCCATCGTGTACAACCCTTGCGGTAATGGCTGCACTGCGCGCATGTATCGTAATTTATTATTGTAAAAAATAAAACAACATTTATAATAATTATTTTTATTTATTTAAATATTACTTGATTGTTGCGTTCCGTCAAATTGTACAGAGTTATTGTTGATGCGCATATCAGGACAAAATAGTTTCACCACGTTTATGTCGTTGTGGTGCGCACGGCAGCGTTGCAAATTGTTTAAAAATCCAGCAGGAATGTTGCCCGATAAGGATATAAAGTCTTTAGGGTAAAATTGATCGGGTCCCGAGTTGCTATGCACGCGCAATCCGCTGACGTGTCGAGTGCGTTTAGCCTCGGTAGAGCGACGCACGCTGAGCACGTGCCACACTTCCGGAACAAAATTTCCAGAACGCACCACCACAAACCCCAATGGCGCCGTGTACTTGTTGTAAACAAAAAGTTCTCGAAACAGGCACGGCGCGCGCACACAGCTTAGCACGTACGCATCCCGCCGCGCAGCGCCCATGGCAACCTGCATGCTAATGGGCCGTTTATTCTCGTATCCGCTCACCAAACGTGTTTTATCGGCGACGGCCGGAGCGGCGCCCATTTTGAATAAATAAACGATAACGCCGTTGGTAGTGTGGGGCATGTAGAACGTAATGTTGTTATCTTGTTCGCCATCGGGTTGGTATAAATAGACGTTCATGTTGGTTTTTGTTTCAGTTGCAAGTTGGCAGCCACACGCGCAAGCAACGCTTACCGACAATGTCGAAACGAATTGACAATTTCCGCCGGTCTTATGTGACACCGTCTACGCCAAGTCGCGCGCTATTCAACGCGACCGAAGTGCCTATTGACGTGATGGTGAACTCGCCGGCGGAGGAAACCAACTGGGAAAGTATGAGTTTGACTGAGTTTGATCCGCCCATTGGTACAGAAGATTTAGAAAACATGTTGCAAACCCCGTCCGACAACCTAACAACTTTAGAAAACGCATCGCAAGTGTTGGCCAATGACGTCGGTTCGAGTCTTCTTTCAGAATACTTGTCATTTAATCCTCGCGCCATGGAGCCCGAGGTGCAGCTGTCCGAACCGAGCACGTCTGGCACAAAGCGCAAAGCTTCTGAAGACATTTGTGTAGACAGCGATGATGATTTTTCGTCCAGGGGTAAGAAGCACGTAAACAAGAACAAAATTCGCCCGCGATACAAGAAAGCAACAGTGCAAAATCACACAACGTTGCAAGAAGAACAACGCTATACCACCGAGATATGCACCGTTGCGCCCGCCGAACAGATTGCGCAATATTTTTCTCAAGATTTTTCCGTGTATTTGGACAAATTGGATTGTCAAATGAGTGCTAACCGGTTTTCAGACCACATTTCTGAAACAGGTTATTACGTGTTTGTGGTGAAGAAATCTGAGGTCAAGCCGTTTGAAGTGGTGTTTGCCAAGTTTGTGAACAATGTGACCAACGAATACCAAAACAATTATTACATGGTAGATAATCGCGTGTTTGTGGTCTCGTTAAATAATGTAAAGTTCATGGTGTCATACAAGTTGGTACGCGACCACGGCATAGAGATTCCGCCACACGTTAACCTGTGTGATGACACACAAGCGGCGAGCAAGCCATACGACTGTTACTTTGAGCCGGTTAAGAACGCGTTTCAAGCGACGCTAATTAAATATTTTCACCTGGACATGTATTATGCGCAAACAACTTTTGTTACGCTTATGCAATCTTTAGGGGAAAACAAGACGGGCATGCTGTTGGGTAAACTTTATCAAATGTACCAAGATCGCTCGCTATTTACGTTGCCCATAATGTTGAGTCGCAAAGAGCCCATCGTGGAAAACACCCCGCTAAGCAGGAATTACACGTCGTCGTACGTGTCGCAGATTATTAAATATTCAAAAAATATTCAATTTCCTCACGGTGAACCCAATCAAGACATTATCGACAGGCTGGAGCAGATTGTGACGCTAAAATCTCCATTGACATATAAATACAGTAGCGTGGCCAACTTGCTTTTTAACAAATACAATCACCAACGTGATAACAATGCTGATAATTTAAAAAAGGTTAAAAAAGAAGACGGCAACAGGTTGCTGGTGGAACAGTACATGTCGCAGAACGAGAGCGATGTCACAAGTCACAATTTTATTGTGCTGTCGTTTGGAAGTAACGACGAACGCTTGACCATAGCCAAGAAAGGCAACGAGTATTACTGGATTGCAGGCGAGATTAAAGACATTAATGTGGATGATATGATTAAAAAATACACCAAAAATGTTCACCATGTGTTTAAAATTATAAAAGTGAACCGGCGCGAAAGCACCACGTGGCACAATAATTTGCTCAAAATGCTGGCTCTGCTTTTGCAGAATCTAATTAATATTGAAGATGCCAAGCAGCTATCGGAGAAGAGTGACAGTAAATTTAGCTATAAAAAAATATGAACAATGATTTTAGCTTTAACAATTATACATTTTTTACTTTATTCCTTTTTTTATTTAAGTCCTATTTTGCGCCGGTGGGGGCGGTTGCATAACTATAATGGGTGTGCCGGCGGCACTTGTTGCGCTACCGCCACCGCTTCCTCCTTTTAATAATAAACCTGTATATTAGATAAATGATTAGGCCCAAAAATAGCACTGCACCTATAAGCCATATCAACGGCATTAATTTATTACTGACGCTGTCGCTCGAGTTTGAGGATTTGCCAATGAGGCCGTCTTCGCCCAACAAGTGATCTAGACCCAGGTCACCAATCAAGTCACCCAAATTGTAGGGTTCGATGCACATGATAGTCTGTCCGGGGAGCAAATCGCTAATGTCCACAAATTGCGGCGTGTCCGGGTCGGCGGCCGGGTCACTTTGACGACACACAGTCTGCTCCACTTGATAATTAAAACCGGTGCATATGCTTTGTAGTTGTGCCGTGTCGTTGATGAGCGGGTCCCGCTCGCAGATGGACACATCTGAAGTGTTCAAGTTAGGGTCTTGTTGGCACGTGCGGCCTAGCAGCAGACAAGCGTCAGCCGTCTCGCCGCCCGACGAACCGCGTACGTAATAGCTGCCGCCCGTGTTGTTGAGAGCGCGAATAATGTCTTGCACAAGCGTGGCCGCGCTAAAAGTCAAATAAGCCCCTCCGGCCAATAGCACGCCCACGCCCGCCGCCTTAGCGCCCTGCAAATAGCTGTTAAGACGCGGGTTTTGCTGCAGCGCGCGGTCTACTCCGTCGGCCGAGCGCACATTGGTTTCGGGAAAATTTTGTTTAACTGCGTCGCCGCGCGTCTTTTTCACGTGCAAGCCTGCATCGGGCACGTTATCGGCGCGTCGCAATTGCGTAAGCGAGTTGATTTGCGGATCGTTAATGCCCTGAAACACGCCGCGGATGCGTGGCACATCGTTACTGCGCGTGATGCGGTTGATGTCGCCCGCGCTCACAAACTGATTGTTGGATAGGTTGTAGCCCGGCTCGTAACGGCCGTTGCCAAGGTTACGCGTGCTGGGCGTGCTTAGCACGTTAGTGAACCCGGCGGGTGTAGTGGTTAGCAATCGCGTATTATCGGCCGCAAAAGTAGCAGGGTTGGGATACACTTTGTTTACCCTGCGCAGGTTAGTAAAGAAGCTCATGTTTACGGCTTACTCTTGTGTTTCGCGATCGTACAATCTCGAAAAACACGCACATCTTACATAGCAAATTATTTATTAAGGCCGTGGGGCAAGTATAAAAGGCGTTGCGCGGTTGCAAGTTTACAGTCAAACATGATCAACGGACCAGTCAACATGAATCAAAACGCGGTAAATCACACGGTTTCCATGGAACACGGGCCGCCGGTCGAGGTCGCGGCGCGCAGCCTTGGTGAGGTCGTTGACTGGGCAAATGCGCAATGGAGCTGCGCCGGTGTGCACGTTTTCCTACGTGACGGCACGCTCGTGGACGACGAAGATTATTTTGCCTGTTTGCCGCCCGGCACGTCGTTTGTGGCGTCGTTGAGCGACCGTTTTCCGGTACCCAAAATAATTACAGCGCTGCAGCAAAATCCTTCAAGCATAAGCGCGTTAAACCAAGAGCAGTTAAACTTGATATGTGAATACTACTTTGGAAGGCACATGGACGCTGCGCCAACCGCGCCCGACGAACTTTTAATAAAAATGCAAAATTGTACAATTTAATTAATGAGGGTTTAAATAAATAATGTGTCGTTTAATTGTTTATTGTTTATATTTACACATGCGTTTATCCACATAGTATAGTATATTAGAATTGGGAAAATAGGACATGGTGTCCATTCGTGCAACACCTCCAAATAAATGCAATAATCGTTTAACAAGTTTGTTTCCGGCCTTGTCGTGAAACGTGCACTTGTACACTACGGGAAACTATGCCACAAGAGTTTGCAGTAGCTGCAGCATTTCGGGCATTTTGCCTAAATGCAGCATTCGGCGAGTGGGTTCTAGGCCAATACTGCTGTTGTTGAAAACGTGCAGCGCTTCGTTATTAAAACTAGCCGTGTCTAGCGCTACAAAAACGCGACAAGTGTTTTTTGAAACAAACACTTCGACCGGTCTATTTGTAATGCCTTTTACAAAAATCCGTTCGGTTTCTATAATGTAAAAAAAAACTGTGAGCGCGCGGCTTACACGCCGCGCATTTATAACAAACAAAATAAACAAGTGTGATGGCGTGTTAAGAAATAACAAGTACACAAATAGGTAAAAAATATATATTTATTTACATATTTACAAAATATAATTATTACAATGAACTTTTAAATTTTTCCATCAAAATGTTGTGCTGTTGCGCAAACATTTCCATTTTAAGTTTAGTTTCGGCGATCTGCGCGTTCAGCTGACTCTGCAAGTTTTTAGTAGCACCGTTAAACGTGTTGTTTTCTTCCTGCAATTTGAGCACATTTTGGGATTCGCGTTTGAGTTCGAAATCTTTTAACCGTAATTGTTCTTTTAACGTCTGGTTGTCAGATTCCCTCGACTCTAATTGCTGTTTTAACGTTTGGTTACTAGTCGTGATCATCTGGTGATCAGTTGTGATGCTATTCAAGTCATCCTGTAATTTGAGCCGTTTTTCGTACTCGCGATGTAATTCTAAATCTTTAAATTCCAACTGCTGTTTAAGCATTTGATTGTCGCTCTTGATCATATTAACGTCATGCTGCGCGCGCGTCGTTTCAGCGCGCAGTTGTACAAGTTCTGCTTGAAGTTTTTGTATAGTGTTGAGTTCAATATTTTTGTCGGGCATGTTATCTTTACGTAAAAAGCCCCAATGTTTCTTAATAGCCTCTTTGTCACTTTGTGCATTAACGGCTTTAAGTTCTTGAATTCCTTTTTCGGTATACATGCGACAGCGATCAGTTTCTTTTTTGCAAATGCTGCATGTGTAGGAATTTTTTACAAAAATTATTTTAAGGTAACATTTAATACACACGGTATGATCACATTCTGTGCTAGTCACAAAAGAAGATGTTCGGTTTTCTAAGTCCGTAAACGTACACGAACAAATGTTACACATTAAGGTTACTTCTATTTCTGGCAATACTTCTTGAGTTTCAACATCACTGTCATAAACCGGTTCATATTCATCATCACTGTCTATGATAAAGGGCTCCAAAGAACGAACTGGAGAATAATCTGGCGACCGATAAGGTTGAATTTCTTCGTCTTGTATATTTTCATGAAGGCGTAATGCGCGTTGATGTGCTTGATCGCCGGGTTGCGATGAACGCGGCGCCGGTGATGGGGCGCTGCGCTGCGTTGGAAATCGGGCGGGATGCCGCACCGGCGATCGGTTGCGGCGTGGCGCAGGCAACGGAGCCGGGCGGCGCGGCGCCGGATCTGAACGGCGCAAAGGCACAGTTTCGTCTTCGGGTGAATAACTCAAGCGGCGGGCCGCGCCGCTCGAACGTCTTGACAATGCACCGCCGCTGACACGATGGCGCGGTGTGGAAGAGTTGGCGTTGATCTGGCGACTCATTGTAGATGAGGTTCAGTGAAGCTCTCGTGTTGAACTGTGCTTACCAGATCGCAGCGGGCTGTATTTATAGGCGTTATTAGGCTCCATATAAAAAGATAAACGTGATATCGCATTACAAGTACAACCGTACTTGTATAGCAAGGTCAATTTGTTTACGCGCGCATGTATCAAGTGACGTATACATGTGATAGGCTAATATGAACATTATTGCAGTGCAAAAAAGTTCACTTTTATATCGCACCCTATATACACATACGAACTCTACGTTTCGTAGACTATTTAACTTGAATAGTCTACACTGTTGTATACGCTCCCAATACACTACCACACATCGAACTTTTTTGCACTGCAATAAAGTTCACTCTTAACATGTTTGCGTACATGACCGGTTTATCTTATTGACTGATATGGTGTGACCGGCATATGATTTATCTAATCAATCAATATGGTTCAAACACGTAACTGGCGTACGTGACTAACGGTGACTGGTATACATGACCTGATTAGGCTGATACGAAGCGTTATCGCGCTTCAATGCCCCTATAAATACAGGCTGCAACGATCTTGAAAGCATAGTTCATTAGCAACAGCCGCAGTGAACACATTAAGCAACAAGTTTACCAGTCAGCCAGCTTCAGCCAGCCACCCCTAGCCAGCCAGCTTCAGCCAGCCACCCCTAGCCAGCCAGCTTCAGCCAGCCAGCCAGCTCCAGCCAGTCACAGTCAGCCACAATCAGCTCCAGGCAGTTTAGACACAGTAAGCATGCGTCCAGTTAAACTTTCGCTTAACCGCAAGATTGTTAAGTCTAAACTTTGTTTAAAAAACAAACGCGCACATGACGCTAAACATCAATATAAATTTGGTATTATCCAGCCGGGCAATGGCAAGTACAGTAACCTGTTAAATCTATCAGACATTTTGTGGGGCCATATTTTTAAACACTCTTCAATGTATGACATTTACATGTTTAAATCCGTGTTTAATGTTAATGTTTTATTGCCGCCCGTTATGGCGCTAGTTAAAGACCCACATAGTTTTGATATGTGTGATAAACGTTTTGATTATCGTGTCACAACCATAGTAAATCCTTGCATATATTCTTTTAAAGATAAAAATTTTATAGATCTGTATAACGAACACGTTAATTTGACCGTGTGTGACATTAAAAGTAAATTAGGCCTGTTTAATAAGGAATTTTCAAACCCTATGTATGATTATATTACATTTATTTCTTTAAATAATATGATAAAAACGGGCACAAATTCTTGTGAAATAAAAAGTTATTCTATTGATGTACCTGAAAATTATTCAGTGGTCGAATACACGTACTTGTGTATTAATGACGTGTTGTACGGTACTAGACCTTTGCTAAACAAATTTAATTTTACCACACCATTGCCTTTTAATTGTATAATTAAACAATATTTGTTAATTAAATCTGATATGGTTGAAGCGTGTGTGTTAGATAACAATATGCCTGTTAACGGTTGTTGTGAATATTATAACGCTAATCCTAACGAGTATTTGTGTATGGATAAAAAATTAACTAAAGATTTTGTATACTATCATGACCAAGTTTATTATTAATAAATGTTTAGAAATATTTATTCATTTTATTTAAATCGCCTAACCATCAGCGCTGACTTGCTTTACGAGTTTATTTGTACTTGTAAAGCCAGGTCAATGCTGACTCATATTTAAAAATAAAACTCGCATTACAAGTTTATCTGTACTTGTAAAACCGGGTTAATGCTGACTCATACCTAAAAATAAAATTTGCTTTACGGGTTTATTTATACTTGTAAAACGTTTTGTTTCAGGCGGGAGAGGGACGAGGCTACAGTAGCTATAAATACAAGCGGTTCAATCTTGAAAGCACAGTTCGGTTTGACTCGGTGCTGTTAACTAGGCTTTACCATGTCTTATCGATACACTCCGTATGAAAGCCAGCGCAATCGCCAGCAATTGCAGAAGACTTTGCTAGAATCGTTTCGGCTAAACCCCGTTACGGCGTTTGGGGCTACTTGCAACATATGTTTAGAAACCTACATGATGCAATCAAATAACGTTACCGAGTTTCTGATGCCGCTTAACAGCAGTTGCACTCACATGTTTTGTTACAAGTGCATTATTAGCATGTACAGCAACGTGGACACTACTCGAAGCAACGTAAACTGTCCCATGTGCAGGCAGAACATTACTTCGTGGCAAACGTTTTTTCCCAACACGTCGGTAAGTTGCAAATTTACCAAAAAAGCTGCTGGCAACGTGCCGGCCACTCAGCAGTTCACGGACGCTTTGAAAGTTCTTCAAAGCAGATGCGCGCCCATGCCTGATGACCTTGAATCACCTAATACTGAAGCGCGCCAAATGCTGCGCGAACAACTGAACAAGTTGAATCAAGAAAACAAAACTTTGCAAGAAACATTGAATAGAAACAAGACTCAGCACGACATTGCTTGGGAGTCATCTTGCGCTCAAATATCATCGTTGCAAAAGCGCATAAGCGAGTTGGAAGCAAACCCCGAAGTTAATTCATTAAATAAAAATCGCGAGTTGGAAGAAAAGAATCGTGAGTTGGAAGAAAAGAACCGCGAGGTGAAAAACAAAAATTGCGAGCTGCAAAATTGGAACCGCGAACTGACAAACAGGAATAACGAGCTAGAAGAAAATGCGCAATTGACAGAAGCCGTCAACAAAATAAACAGAATTCACGATTTAGAAAACAAAAATTCTATTCTTGTGTTGCAATCACAATTAATGGAAGTTGAAAGTCAAAATCGTGAGTTGCAAGACAAACAGCAAGCTTACGAATTGATTGTTCACGAAATGAAGCAGCAGCTTGAAGAGCGTGGTGTATCGGTAGATATTTAAAAGCTTACGAATTGATTGTTCACGAAATGAAGCAGCAGCTTGAAGAGCGTGGTGTATCGGTAGATATTTAATTTTCTTGTTTATTTAAGTATGAGTAATAAACAGGCTATTCTTTTAACGGATTACGATGCGTGTTTTATTTTACACCCCACCACTTCACCACCAGACAAAACAAAGCCTGACAATGACGATTCAGACTTTTGCTTAAACATTAAAAGTCAAACACGACTTGTGCTTAATTCGCCGCCACCGGCAAATGAAAGTGATGACACGGCCGATTTACAGCAGACCACGTGCGTCATTAAAATATAAAATTTGTTAAAATTAATTTATTAAAAAACTGTGTTTTACAATGTTAACATACTTGATGAGTCTACTATTAATGTCATATTTAGTTAAAGAATACACAAAATCACGAGCATTATAATCCCGCACGTCCTTCAACACGGCGATATCATTGTATTGCTGGCGGCGTTTCATGCTTGACAGGTTTAGCTCTTCATCCACAAATTTTTCAAACGGATGCTTGCCGCCGGTTAATAGTTTGTAGGTTAGCACGCCCACGGCGTACCAATCAAACGAACGCGCGTAATTGTGACGCCGAATTTTTTCGGGGCTAAAATATTCCAACGTGCCGTCGTGCACGCCCTTAGAGTGTTCGCGTTTACACAGCCCGTAATCGCAAAGGTAAACGCGATCGCGCGCCCTAAAATATAAGACGTTCTCCGGCTTTACGTCGTTGTGAACGTATCCTGTGGCGTTGTGCAGGTCATTTAGCGCGTTGCACAATTGTCTCACTATATTGGCCACTAACGCGCTTTCGAGCGCTCCTTCATTTTGTATTGTTTCAAACAAATCGGGTGTTTGCACGTAATCCATCACAATTACCCATGCGTTTGGGGTTCCATAATTAAAATACATGTCCACAAAATTGGGATGATCTGCCATTAAATCGTGCACGTTAACTTCATCGGCGCTAAAATTGTGCGCGTTGATCGTCTTGCGCAAATAGCGTTTGCTGGTGGGGTGGTGGTGCAACACATCGATTTTACCAAACCGGCCATTGATCACTTGAGGCGCCGCGACGACGGTGCACTCGTCGGTGAACCGTACTAGTGCTTTTAAAGTTGCGTCCATTATGGATCGCCAATATCAATCGGTAAAGTCTTACTTGAATAACAACAACGCACACAACGCGATAGATGCCGACGCGTTTTTTCAACTAGTTGCAGGACCCGAGGCGCACAATTTAAAACGCGGCCTGTTCGGTCGAACGGTAAAGCTAAACAGGGCAACGCTTTTGGATCTGCTTAAACTTGCCGAAAACATATACGCGGACACGGCGTACATGCAAGTTAACACAATAGAATCATCGCGCCATTTTGCCACGTTAATGCGCATGCGTAACTTGTTGTTAAACGTGCAAGACGAACACTTTCGAAACGTGCTGGCGAGCATTGTGGCGCGCATTGAAAATCTTTTGCGTTCTGACGCGGTCAATGACGTTGAAATCACAGTTTTAAGCGGAGATTTTTACGAAGAATATTCCAGATACGCAACGCGTCAATACGTTTCGACCGACACGTTGCCGCCGCCGCCACCTTTAACTCCTCCTATACCTGAAACAACGCAAGCGTTTGTGGCGCCTTCACCTCCACCCGCTCAAGCGTTTGTAGCGCCTTCACCTCCACCCGCTCAAGCGTTTGTAGCGCCTTCACCTCCACCCGCTCAAGCGTTTACAGCGCCTTCACCTCAGCCCACGTTTGTAGCGCCGCCTTCACCTCAGCCCACGTTTGTAGCGCCTTCACCTCAAGCCACGCAAACACCTTCACCCCGTCAAACGTTTGCGGCGCCTTCACCTGTTCCTGCAGAATCGCCGCAACCCACGCGTGCGTTTCCGACTCCAGAAGGTACGTTGTCTCGCGGCGCGGCTGACGAGTTTGAATATTTTGCTGGAACTAGCGTTAATGGCGTAAATCTAAATACGACGTTGAAACCTCCCGTACCTCCAAAACCGGCACATTTATCTAGACCTAATTTTATGTTTGTAGGTGATAAAGTCACTGGCAATACTCCGCCTCCACCTAATGGTACATCGCCGCAACCTGGTGTAAACGTGCCGCCGCCACCTGTAGCGCCACCACTTAATGTTATGCCACCGCCTCCGCCGCCAAACGTGCCGCCGCCACCGCCGCTTGACAATTTGTTGTTAGACGCGATGATGTCAGAGCCGCGCAAAGGCGCTACCGATCGCAGCGCGTTGTTTGACCAGATTAAAATGGGAGCCACACTCAAAAAAGCGCAACCCGTGGAACCGCCTTCGGACCTTCGCGGTGACATGTTAAACCAAATTAGAACGGGCGCAACCCTCAGAAAAACGGGCAGGCTCGAAGACGAAAATTTGGGCAAGCCTAAAAAAGGTCGCGAAGGAATATTGGGAGTGTTGTACAACACGCTGGGCAGCCGCCGCGGCGGCATAGATTCGGAGCGGTCGGACGTTGCCACCAGCGAATCAACCAGCGGATTTGACGAAAGCGCGGACACGCGCGCCGACAAAGCCAGCAAAAGCGAGCTCAAACACGCGGCACACTTGTACAACTTTGCCAAAGACAGCAAGCTGTACAACATACAAAAAGTAAACAACAGTGAATTGACAAAAATATTGGAAAACGTTGGTCCTTTATTAAAAAGAAGCCCTAGAACGGCTGAAAACGTGGAAAAGGCCAATGCCGGTTTGTACTTGTTTAGACAACACGTGACGTTGCCTAAGAACGCGTTGGACGCGCAGCCCGCGCCTGAATTGTACGCCGCGGACGCGCCGCAGTTTTACGTACAAATTGAAGACCTTCTTTTTGCCGGCAGGTACGACGACGCGCGCGCTTTTATACAAGCGGTTGACGCGCCCGAAGACATGAAACTAAAAAAGTTTTTAACGGTTGCAAACCAGC